TAGGCGAAGAAGTGGTTACCCAATTTAGAAAATATGTTCTTTTGCTGATGATGCCGATTTTCTTTTTGAGCACAGGATTGCGCACGGCTTGGGAGTTAAAAAATCCTATAGTTATTGGTCTTGCGATTGTTTTATTTGTTGTTCAGGCTTTTGGAAAAATGCTTGGCATTAGACTCTCGGCAATAATCAATGGTTGGAACAGAAAAGATGCCACGACAATTGGATGGCTTCTTCAAACCAAAGCGCTTATTGAAATTATATTTTGCACAGTAATGCTTGACAAAGGTATTATCAGCGCACAAATGTTTACTGCGCTTCTGTTTATGGCTATATTCAGCACCATTGCTACGACGCCAATAGTCACAAGAAGACTGAAATTTCTCTAATCAAGACCATGCCAACAATCATTCTTTTTAATGTCCTATGGGTTGTTCTGGCATCCCTTTCAATACTCAAGCATTTCTGGTGGTTCTGACGACAGTTCAAGCCGTAGCACGTTAGAAGAAAGACCAGACGGTGCTGGCGACACTAATACCCAAAGTCAAGGGGGCTAGCCGGTCGCGGCCAAACATATCGCGGCAGCACTAATTCAAGGATTGTTACGATTTGCCACTCAGACCCTCTGTGACCGCAGCAGCCATCGAATGTGGGTGTGGATTTTCGAATAAGTATAAATGATAAAAAAGCAAAATGGTATAGAATGTATCAGCAACAGAAAATGGGAAATTATGGCAAATTTTGCTAAAATTAGCGAAAACAGCATGGCATCGCGGGTCATCAGGGCGTCCGACAACGACCACTTAGACGTAGATAGAGATAAGTCGGAGCCCGAGACGGAAATAACAAACACATTGAGCGAATGGATGAAAAGGAACGGGTGGAACTAGCTCTTCCCGCCTAATTTATGTCTCTAACCTTTCCCGCATCTCCCACCATAGGTGGTGCCCCATGGTGTAAAATAGTAAATCATGGCTATTGACTTTCCAAACTCACCAGCGCCAGGCGACAATTTCACCGTATCAGGCAAGACTTGGACATTTACAGACGGTAAGTGGGCGCTCAATGTTGGAGTTGGAGGCGTCCAAGGGCCGACGGGAGCAACTGGCGTTACTGGTCCAACGGGACCAACTGGCGTTGGCGCTACAGGACCGACGGGCGTTACGGGTGCAACAGGTGCTACGGGCTTAACGGGAGCAACAGGACCAACTGGGCCAACGGGTGCAACAGGTCCTGCTGGTCCACTAGACGAACTAACAGATGTTGTTGTTACTTCTCCACTTCAGTTCCAAGGTTTGATGTATGACGGAACCAACTGGGTAAACAGCAACATCCCAAATGTATACATTGTCAGGAATAATACTGGCTCAACCATACTCAAGGGAACCTTAGTTGGTGCTGTTGGCGCAGAACCTAGCGGAAGAATAGATGTTGCACCATTTGAGGTAACAGGAACAGAAAACTCAGAACTTCGTGCAATGGGTATTGCTACAAGCAATATATCTAGCGGCGTTAATGGCGAGGTGATGAGTTTTGGAACCCTAACTGGTCTTGACACAAGAGGAAGCACCGCCAGTGCACTTGCGGTTGGTGACGAGACTTGGGCTGCTGGTGACATCCTTTTTGCCCACCCAACCGTTGATGGAAAACTCACAAATGTAAGACCACAACATGACCTTGCTGTTGCATTCATTACCGTTCGTCATGCTTCCACTGGTCAAATTGCAATAAGAATTATTCCAGGCAACAACCACCTTGAGTGGATGCACGATGTTGTTTTAACATCTCCAACCGATGGTCAAGTGTTACAATGGAATGGTAGTTCTTGGATTAACGCAACTGTTAGTTCGGATGTTATGACTGACACTAGGAACGCAGCACTAATACTTATGGATATAGGAGCGTAGTATGGCATCGGGTGACAGAGTTGAATCTAGGTTGGGTGGTCCAACACAGTTGGGTACTTCGACTACAACTATTTGTACTGCAGCTTCGGGTGTCACTGAGGTTATTAAGCAGATTGTTATTTGTAACACGGATACGGTTGACCGTACTGTGACGTTGGCTATTGGTTCTGCGGCTACTGCTGCGAATCGTTTGATGTCTTCGTTGCCGATTGGTGCGAATGATGTGATGGTTTGGGATACGGCTTTGGTGTTGTTGACTGGTGAGACGTTGCAGGGTTTGTCTGATACGGCTTCTAAGGTGACGGTTACTGTTGTCGGTTGGGAAAAGACTAACTAGTTATGGGTTTGGATTTTGCTCTCGGTTCGTCGGCGTTGTTGCCTGCTGGCTTGGGGTTTCGTAACGTTCTAATTAACGGTGATTTTAGGGTTTGGCAACGTGGTACTTCAATCACGGTAACTACTGGTTCACCTTATACAGCCGATAGGTGGTGTGTCACGCCAGGGGGAACTGCCAACTTTTCTGCATCCCGTCAAACAGCAAGCCTTGATGGTTTTCAATATTGTTTGAGACTTCAACGTACGGCATCCAATACAAACACTTCGGCACTTTATTTGAGCCAACCTGTTGAAACGGTAACTTCGATTCCTTTAGCAAATAAACAAGTTTCTTTTTCTTTTTATGCTAGGGCTGGAGCAAACTTTTCTGCTGCAAGTTCTGCTTTGAATGTTCGTCTTGTCACGGGGACTGGAACGGATGGCAACTATCTTGCCGCAACCCTTACTGGTCAGGCTATACCGTTGGATACAACAGCAACGCTTACTACATCTTTCCAGCGTTTTACATATTCTGTATTTGTTCCTTCGGGGGTGAATCAAGTGCAACCCGTATTTTTTTACACTCCCGTTGGTACTGCTGGTGCTAATGATTATTTTGATGTTACGGGTGTGCAGTTGGAACAGAATTATTCTTCAACCCCGTTTGAGCAACGCCCTATCGGTGTAGAACTAGCATTATGCCAAAGGTATTACTGGAAACACAGTTCCTCTGCTGGTATTTCTTATCTATCATTTCAGTACGCAGGAACACAGTATAGATTGACAATCCCCAATCCAGTACAGATGCGCATTAACCCTCATACAGTTACTACTTCTACATGGCAGGGTGGGACTACTCCGTCTTTAGGTGCAGCCAATGTTCTTTCAACCAACTGGTCAACAACTGGTGGCTGGTATTATGCAGACGGTTCAACTTCTATTGAAATAAGTGCGGAGTTATAAATGTATTACACACACACTGATTTGTTGGACAATTCAACAACGCTGGCTTTGCATGATGGTGAAACCGTTACCTATTTCACAGAACAAAGCCCTCTACATGAGGCGTATCTTGCGTGGGTTGCAGAAGGTAACACGGCAGAAGAATGGAATTTACAATGACTATTTCTGCTACTACACAAGGGCTTCGACCAGGCGTTTGTACTTCGTCTAACAGACCTGCAACACCGTTTGAAGGTCAAATGATTTATGAGACTGATACCGATTTGACTTTCATTTATGGTGGGTCGGCTTGGCAACAGGTGTCGGGTGGTACCGCTGTCGGCAACTCAGGGCTGGTATATGTAAAATCGCAAGCGATTACTGCGGGTTCGGCAACAACGGTTCTAACCAATGTGTTCTCAACCACCTATGACAATTATCGAGTGATAATCGATGGAGTGCAAACAACTTCTTCACAAGGGTTAGTCATTAGGATGGGTTCTGCGGCTACTGGGTACTATGGCAATTTTTGGTATGTTTTATATTCTGCAACGTCTTGGACATTTGTCCCTATGAACAACGCAACCTTTTGGTATGTAGCCTTGTCGGATAGCACTGCCCCATCATCATCTAGTAGTTTTGATTTAGTTGCCCCATTTTTGGCGGCTAGAACTCAATACAATGGCAACTATTACGGGCGAGGTTATTCAGGCGGCTTCTCTGGGTCTATTGAAAATACAACCAGTTACACTGATTTAACTTTGTTAAACGAATCAGGAACCCTTAGCGGTGGAACTATCACCGTGTACGGATACAGGAAGCCATAAACGATGACACGACCAAATATCCAAATAGATGATGAAGTTCGTGAAATGACCGAAGAAGAATACGCTGACCTGTTGGCTTCGGGTTGGACTGAGGTTGCTGATGCCTCTTAGTTCTGTTGTTGGTGCGCAATCGATTATTAAACCTGGTGTGTGTACGTCGTCTACTCGCCCTGCTGTGCCGTTTGAAGGTCAAATGATTTTTGAGACAGACACAGACCGTCTTTATGTTTACAACGGTACGGCTTGGGTTATCCCCAACAGCCCCGCACAAAATCCAATGGGTTTGGAACTTGTTACTACGGCTACCTGCACATCGGGTGGCACAGCATCAGGTGGTGTGGTCACTATCGGCACAACACAAGCAACCGTCACTGTTACCAATGCTTTCAATGCGACCTACTCAGATTACAGAGTTGTGATTTCAGGTGTTACTTGCTCAACAGCAAACAACGATATTCGTGTGAAATTTGAAACTTCCCTTTCTACATACAACTGGGCTGGAACATATCAAACATATTCAGGACCAACAACCATTACTGGAACAGGTGCAGCAAATACAAGTAACGGAATTGCAGTAGGCGCATCGGAAACATCAGGAAACTTCAGTTGCTCATTTGATGTTCAACGCCCGAACCTTGCGTCATCAACAGTAGTTACTGGAACCCACGCAAACGCTGCATACCGAACTACATATTCAGGGATAATGAATACTTCAACAGCGTACACAGATTTGATTGTCAATCAGAGTGGTGGCGCAACCATGACTGGTGGGACTATTCGTGTCTACGGATACAGGAACTCGTAACAGGTAGCAAATGGCTACCCTCTATAACCAAACAGGATACACCTACAACCAAATAGGTGCAATCTACAACCAGGCTGCAATCGAACGCACAGCCACAGGCTCAGGTACAAAAACACTGGCAGAATAGCCACTAAGAGAAGGAAACCTTGTTAGTATCTCACTATGCGCTTTCATTTAGTTTCCCTGCCGCACACAAATACGACCGAAGCCTTCACCGCCTGTGCCTATACGGAGAAAGTCCGCAAATTCGCAATCATGATGAAGAACCTCGGGCATACCGTGTTTCTCTACGGCGGAGAATTCAATGAAGCACCCTGCGACGAACATATTACTTGTATTACAGAAGAACAGCGACTAAAAGCCGTAGGCAACAATCACTATTCGGCAGCATCTTTTGACTGGAACCTCCCACACTGGATTGAGTTTAATAACAATGCGATTAAAGGAATCAAAGAACGCCTAGAACACAAGGACTTTATTTGTCTTATAACAGGATTTGCATCTAAGCCAATCGCCGATGCTTTCCCTGATGAGCTAAGCGTGGAGTTCGGTATTGGTTATGGTGGCTCGTTTGCTCCATTTAAGGTTTTTGAGTCATACGCATGGATGCACTCTTGTTACGGGTCAAAAGTAACCGACCCCCACACTCTTGACGGCAAGTTCTATGACGCTGTAATTCCAAGTTACATAGACGTTGACGATTTCCCTCTACAGGAAAAGCCTAATGACTACTATCTGTACATAGGACGGCTTATAGAGCGTAAAGGCTATCAGATTGCAGTTGACATTTGCAAAGCCTTAGGCAAGCGTCTTGTTATTGCTGGTCAAGGTGTACCGCCAGAGTACGGTGAATACGTTGGGGTGGTCGGCACCGAGGAACGAGCAAAACTGATGGGCGGAGCCATTGCAACTTTTACTCCAACTATCTATGTTGAGCCATTTGGAACTGTTGCAGTAGAAGCAATGGCGTGCGGTTCACCTGTAATTTCAACCGACTGGGGCGCGTTTACCGAAACCGTCATTGACGGAGTTACTGGGTTTAGATGTCATACTCTGCAAGAATTTATTAATGCTGCGAAAGCAGCACCGTACCTAGACCGCAAAGCAATCAGCCAATACTCAAAAGATCGCTATGGTTTGAATACAGTAGGTATAATGTATGAAGAGTACTTTACTCGGCTGCAAACTCTATGGGGTAAAGGCTGGTATGAACTTACATAACGAACACAACAAAAGGAAAACATACGCAATGGATATTGATGCACAGACAATAGTAAACGATCTTTTAGAGCAGATTAAGCAACTGACATTTCAACTTGCAGTTGCAAGAGCAACAATTACTCAGTTGCAGAGTCAGAGTCAGAGTCAGACTGAAAAGGACTAGCTCCTTTAGACGTCTTAGACTTCTTTGAAGTCTTACTTGCGTGGTACGCGTCTACTGCATTTGCGCTTGTGCGACTTCTCCATGTAAATTCGCACTCACCGCATACAACAAGCTTCATTGTTTTCCAGCGGCCACCTTCCGGTGAGTCTGCCACAATAACGCTAAGCTTAGAAGGCCGTCCACCGCATGCTGGACAATTTGGAAACCGTTGCCTACGAATCTCTTGCCCAGTGTGCGACACGGACAATGCTCGGCGAATTTCTCCTTCATCTTTTCCACCCCACACGCCGTGAATTTGTTTGTTTTCAAGAGCGTACTTTAGGCAGTCTAGGCGCACATCGCAGGTGAAGCACAAATTGCGTGCGGTGTACTTTTCATTTGGAATGCTAGAAAAAAAGAACTTTCGTATATGCTTATTGACAGGCTTTACGCACTCAGCGTTGTCTTGCCAGCCGACGTTGCTTAACCCTTTTTTGTTCATAAAGCTACTAGAGTTATTTCAACTATTCTGTCAACTTTGTCACCGTCTCTTGTTTCACCGTTGCTATTGCATATTGTAAGTTCTGTGTCATTGTCAACTTCTCCAGCAGACACGTGAAACACATTTCCTTTTTCTGCCATTTTGTATCCATCGCCAAGTGATACTGCAGACCCGTCGTGTTGAAGAGCAGATGCAAGAGCTCTTAGCACTATTTCATTTTCAAGTCCTACATGGTCTTCAGTGAAGAACACTAAACTTGAGACAGGTAAAAGCGCTTCTGCGCCGATGCCAGTCCACTCAGACCAGAGACACTCGCCTTTTCTTGAATCCTTCATTACTAGAAATAATATCCTGCATTCTAGTGAATTCTAAGCACGTGGCCTAGCAAGATGCATACACGATTTACAAGCAACCTTTAAGAGCTTCTATGATGATCTAGGCCGCAATGGCGTCAAGCTACGTAACCGTCCTGATGCGGCCAAATATAGTCGTACGTACTTGGTGCTTTTCCAGTGTTTTCGGCCCAGTCAAATTGCGAGTACCATTCGTAGTTTTTGCACAGTAGCGCTGTCCTATGGGTAGAGCAGAGCGACTCAAAGTACTCAGTATTTTCCATCCACCTTGGGAGAACAAGATCACTAGAAATGCGATTGAGCGCTATTGCTTTATCGTACGTGCGGTACGTTTTATCAAGCAACGTAGACTTAAATCCACGAGACTTCCATTCAAAGTATGTGGCCGAGATATAAGAAACGAATAACGTTTCATGGCCTCGCCACATTTTTACTACTGGATGGTTTGACCAGCCTTTTGGCGTACGATGATTTCCGTCAGGATCAAGCTCGCACATAGTCATTAAGCATTGCCACGCTTCAAGAGTTTGTTTGTGCAGCCGTTTGTTGTCGAGATGGCTAGCAACTAAAGCGAATGAAGAAGTGTCCGTAAGAAATGATTGCATGTGTGGTGTCCCTTTGTCGTTTTAGCCATTATACCACACTTACTTTAAAATATGCTATTAGCCTTGCTTATTCGCATACCAGGTTTTCTTAACAGTCTGGCGGCTAAATCCTTTGTCAGTATCAATCAGCCACTCTCTGTTACCAATGAGTTCGCCCTGCGGTCCGCTTGGCTGACCGTCTAAAGCAGCAACTGCTGCTTGACCAATCCAATTAGCGGCCTGTACTGCAACGGCTTTGCCCCATGTTGCTCCCAGTGCGGAATACGTTTTTGCCTTAGAAAATTCCCAGTTGTCTGGAAGACCTTGAATGCGGGCGGCTTCTCTGTGTGTAATTCTTCGTTGAAGCGTTGGATGTACGATGTGATCAAGCGCGCCGCCTGTCATCACGTGGCACCACGAGTCGCCGTTCCAGCGGCAAGGCATAGAAAATCCCATGTAAAAATCTTTAGCACGGATCTTTTCTTCTTGACCAAGCCAGGCTTGTGGGAACCTATCGCCGTTGCGGTCAACAGCTTCACGAAGCGCTTTGTTGATCGGCATCATTGGCTTCCATCCGTCGTTGCCGAGGATGTCAAAGATTTCTTGAATTCTCTGGGAATCCAAGTTGTTCTTATTCATGTGGCCATCAACAACGCCGCTTGCGTTGCGCAAGTGTTTTACGTACTTGGATGGCTCCGAAACGTATCGCTGTGCGTCCCATGTGATCTCAAGATCAGCTAAGTCACCGATTACATCCATCATTGTTGGCATTTCAGCGGGAGCAATTGCTTGAGCGCCAAACGGCATTCCTTTTTCAACAGCAGTCCAGAAGTACCGCGCTCGGTACGAGAATCCACCGACCTGAAGGTTATTCATTTTTACATGATACAGGTCATACTCTTTGCCAGACAGTTCTTCAACCATGTCGCGGTACTTAACCATCGTGTCACGGCCTTGCGTGTACGCCTGCTGAACACACTCAAAGATGATCATTTTTGGTTTGATCCGTGCCGCGTACTTCATGAACGCGACTGTGTGCTCGTGTGCTTTTGCGTCGGCACCTCGGTTTGCTGGGCCTGACCATACGGACCAGCCCGAACACGGTGGACAACCCAGCACTACATCAGCTTTTACATCAGGCCATTCATTTGGGTCGTCAGAAAAGAATGAACTCCAATTGTCTCCAAGATGGTGCCTGTTCAACTCTGCAACAGGGTTGCCAAAATTAAGCGTCCCTGTTCTGATATTCATTTCCATTCCAGAGTTTACAAACCCAAGACTCATGAAAGCTGCAAGTCCATTGCAGTCTGCGAATGTGTATTTTGCCATGATGTAGTTCTCCGTGTGTCTAATTCGTTAGTACAACCGTATCAAGTGAGGGCCGATGTACGTGACACTAGTCTTTGTGTATTGACCCTACTTCAAAGCCGCAAGCTGCGTATCCAGCAATGTCAGTCCAAGTGTCTGGCTGAAATCCAGATTTTGAGGCGTACCTAGCAACTTTTACTGCAACCATAGCCATGGCAACATCTTCGTTAGTGACTGGAATACCAAAGATCACAGACCAGATTTGCGCAATGCGGTTAAAGTTACTTTCCGGGCCGCCGTACTGAACATCACGCTCGCCCGAGACGATGCGCGCTGCTTCTTCGAGGCATACCTGCCGTGGTTGCTTGTTACTCGGCATTGTCTATTTTCATTCGTACAAACACCTTAGCACTGTAGTCGCTCCCGGCGTGCGGGACAATATGTATTTCAGCATCACTAGGTATTTCAGCATCTATATCTTCCATAAGGTCTTTCCAAGATTTTCTAGCTTCATTAAGCATTAGTGGAAGTGTTGACCCTAGTACTTCAAACTCAATTGCTGCTCTCATTCAACTACTCTCTTTTCTAGTGTGTGCGGAGCATGATGCGTTCTGCTGAGATAAGGCAACATTTCGTCTATAGAGCATACGATAATGTCACCGTCTCGTGCCTCAAGCACTTTGCACAATCTTCCATTGTGTATTTTTCCAAGCTCTCCGCGGTATGCGCTAGACCGTACTCTGACAACGTCACCGGCTACAACATTTTTTGAATGAACTGCCAGCCAGTAGTCCATGTTAAGCTCCCTTTGCGGGGCAAAGTGCGTCATTACAATTGCTTACGTCGTAGTCATCTAAGGCTCTATTGCACCTTGTACATTTCATTCCATCGTCAAGTACTCGGTAGCCATTCTTTTGGCGGTCAGCATTTTTTTGCATTTTCTTAAGATATTCCATGTCGAGTTCTTCGTCAGTGGCCCCTGCTGCGCAAAGAATGTTCGCAACAAAGTGCAAGACATCAACGCACTCTTTGACAATCTCCTTGCGATCTGCGTACGGCTCATCGTGCTGCCACGGCTTCCAAGAAATGGCTTGACGAACTTCGGCAAGCTCATCGTCAATGGCGAGCATATTCCAACGGATGTACTCAATCAACTCATTAAGGTCGCTTGGCTCGTTACTGTGAAACTTGTCGTAGTTCGCGTTGTACACATCTGTTTGCAGCTTTGTGGTCATTTCAAGCCATCTATTGAATAATACTGACATGGTTGTCAATTCTCATTTCCTTGTGTAGTTGTGTAAGTGTTTCGTGTGGTGTTGGAATAGCTTCAGCATACTCTTCTCGCTGAGCCGCCGCGAGCTCGTACCTATCAATTGAAGACATTTGTTCAATACCCGCGGCTAAATGACTCCACGAGCTACCTATTGTACCCGCCGTTCGCCATTCGGTAGCAACAGGCGTAAGTGTGTTCATAGCTTGAAAAAATCTAGGAGACCACCAAGTGATCTTATCGTCGTGCGGTCCAATTAGCAAACCGACGCTTTTAGATATAACTTCCATTGCTTCAGCATCTCCGTCAGTCTTAACCTGCTTAGTTGCTATGCTTGGGAACATAAGATTTTCTGAGGTTTTTACTGCCCAAGAAGACCGCAAAGATTCAACAGCCCACCGATTGCTACGCTCTTTTACTTTAGAAGAATTTTCTATATAAAAAGAATCAACGTTGATTCCAACAAATGAACTAGTGACGTTTTCTGGAAGTCCTGTAGCTGAAAAGTGTTTAGCGTTCCACGGAAGAGTTGGGTACAGCGTTGTTGGCCACTTCTCGTTTAGCAAGTAGTCGGCAGCGTCTACTATCTTCGGAAGATCTACCGCTATCTTAAAATCTTTTCTTTTTGAATAGAACTCTTTGAATAGTCGTGAGCTATAGTCCTTGCTTGCTGACCGAAGACTTGCGTGTACTTTAGACGGCTCGGGAGCATCGATAAATAAGCAAAGTCTTTTGTCATTTTTCATCGTGTCAATCAGTGACAAGATGCCGTAAGACTTATTCGCTGTAAGACTTAAAACTGGAGCAATTCCAAGCAGCACAGCGTCATATTCTGCAACACTGTCAATCGTCCACCCAACCTGCGGATCTTGCCAGACAACTTCAACTCCGCTGTACTCAAGAATTTTACAAATCGCACCCGCAAAAGAAATGTTCTTTTCGTTTAGCAATTTAGAAGACTGCGGTGCAGTCATTCCAGATATAAGTACTTTTGTCATTAAACTACGCCACCTGACTCAGTGTACGCTGACGGAATTCCAACGTCAATTGCTTTTACATCAACAAGCGTCGTACGAGTGCTTAGTATTTGAGACAGATACGGCCCAATCTTGAGCTCGCTTTGCTTCAATTCAGGACTAAAAGATTCAGCACTTTCCCATGCTTCTGAAAAAACTTGAAGTGCTCTACTTGTATTGAATATGACAGGCCCGCACCAGACTTTAACCATTGTAGATCCCTCCCAGGCGTCATCTAGTGACACGCTAGACCCTTCAACATAGTCGTATGATTCGTTACCGGTGCTGCGGATACGCGTGAATCTGTGCGCTTGCTGCATTGAAACAGTTCTTACGCCTATGGCGTTATCGCCAGTCATAGCGCTGTCTAGCGCCATTTTGACAACAGTGTCTTGGTCCATAATGTTGTCGCTCATTAACAGCATAACTGTATCCGATTGGATACATTTAAGTGCAAGCAACGTGGCATGCCCGGGACCAAGCGGTTCTTCTTGAACTACAATTTGTACCCATTGAGAGTAGGCCGAAAGAACACTAGAAACTTCTTCTTTATTGTGCGGCGACACTACTACATGACACGCAGTGGCGCCAGATGCCGATGCGTACTCTACAGCGTATGCAAGTAGTGGGATCCCGTTTAGCTCTAGTAAAGGCTTAAAGAATGGCTTAGCAACTCCAGCCATGCGTTGGCCTCGGCCTGCTGCAAGTACTACTGCTTCCAAGGCCAGTCCTGCTTGGCCCAAATAAAATCCCAACCCGCTGCATGCGCAGGCGCTTGTCCTTCAATGCGATCGTCAATGTACACACCGCGACTTCCAAGCTTGCGGAAGACTGCTTCTCTTTCAGTAGTTGAAACTCCGTGGCCAACTAAGTTTTTGTGGTTGAGACCAAGTTCTGTAAGAATTGTGAGTGCCGTGTCATTGGCTGCGCCGGTGACGTAGTACACCAAGCACGCTGGGTCACGCTCCAACGCTCTAGCAATGTCAGCAAATGGAAGCTTGTGTTTTATCGCTGCGCCATTTTTTAGTGTTTCTACATATTTTTTAGTTTTTTCCGCATGAAGTTCTCTTGCTTTTTCCAGCGAACCTAAGGCGTTCGGCAACCATGTCTGCCACGGGTGACCCCAGGCTTGCACAGGCATTTCAACACCAACAGCAGCGTATGATTCGCGAACAAGTTCACGAGAATCAACAAGCACGCCGTCAATGTCAGAGCACCATATTGTCATCTGTTTTACCATCGTTCTATCGCTCTCTCTAGCACTGTAAGTACTCTTGGTAGTGAGTCAGGAATGTTTCTTAAAACGTAAGGCACAGCGCGCATCACGTGAACAACAGCCCATGCCTCACCTACAACAAATAGCCTATCATCATCAATAAGATCTTTTACGTCTGCTCTGCGGTACGCAATCACTCCGTTATTGTACTTAGCATCTTCCCAGCCGCATGCACTCTGCAGGATCTTTCCAATGTCAACTGCTGGTGAGTCGGGAACAGTTTCTGTCGCCCGAATTGGGTCAATGAATACTCTTCCGTACCCAGCACGGTTCATTACGTTTTCAGCCGTCGGGTCTCCATGTGAGAGACAGTGCTTCATTCTAAAAGCGCCATCGCCTGCTATTTTAGCAGAGTTAATTATTTCTTTCTTAGTTGCTTCATCAATATGCTCTGCTAAGTACTTGTCAATCGTGTGTTTCATTTTGGCTTCAAGTAGCTCTTGTGTGTTAGCTGTAGGCGGAACTACGGCTGGCTGAGTCCACACATGATTAGCAAGCGCGGGAACAATAAATGACGGAGTACTTTCCCAGTACTCGACGTACTCAAGTTCTTCCATTGTGTACCCGTCGTCTGTGATTGAAAGCACCTGCGGAAATATGACTCCACCATGCTTCATAATCCACTCGCCTTGTTCTCGAGTGCGCTCGACTATGCCACCAGACTTTTTTACTATTCCATTAGGAAGTATCTCGACAACAGCCCCTGACAAACCCCTCACGAGAACGCGCTTTCAATCATAATTTCAGCGCTCTTGCGTGGATCATTTCGTGTACGCAAGACTTCTCTGTTGTGACGAGCAATTTCAAGTCTGTCGCTGTCAGAAATCTCTAGACACTTGACAAAAGCTGCAGTGACTTGGTCAATGATTTCTCGGCCTTCAGGCTTCACGAGCCTCCCTTGTGTTGGAGATCCCTTATACCAATCAAGCACCATCATACGAAACTGCGGGTCAGATAGATGCTGCGGAACAATACACATGGCGCCAGCATCGGCTGCTTCAAGCGTGGAGTACTCCACAAGTCCTCGAGCAAAGTTATACGCAGTCAAGTTCATATGAACCTTAAAGCGCGATGCGATTGCAGCAGAATCAGTGTAGTTGCCAAGATAGCGAACTAAGGCTTTTCCTGGAATCCGTGCGTCCCAAGCGTACGGAGTAATTATGTTTCCATCCTTACGTCCATCTGGCCTATCCATATCTGCTTGCTTAGCATAGCGGATAACTTTAGCGCCAAAATTGTCGCGAAGTTGTTCATACGTAATGTACGTCGGTGAAGGACCTAGCCCTACTGAACACGATCCCCATATCTCAACCACAATGTCTTCTGGCAATTGTGCGCCTGCAAGAGCAATTAACGGCTGTCCTTTATTGTAGATAAATCTTCCAGATGTTCCTACAATGTTTTCCTGCGGAATTGGGTCATCAATCGCAAAGCTTGGAAGAAACGGCATACATCCTTTGATCCATTTCATTCCTTTGAATAGATCATTGCTATCCGTAGCTGAGTCGTCGCTCATTGTGACGAGCATGCTGCCTCTATTTTCAGCCTCGAGCAAACGTGGAACAAACGGAATTGTGCTCGCTGGGTAAAAAGATCCGTGTAATGAAGTTGTCCACCTAGCTTTTGTGCGAAGAAGCGCATCAACGTACTCAGGTATGACATCTTCGCCTGCTTTGATTGCCATTTTGTCGTGCAAAGGGACTTTGATTTCTGGAAGAACAACCATGTCGTATTTATCTAGCAACTCGACAAGGTTAGCGCTCTTGACAACTACGTCTGGCGCTTCATTCCACCATCGGCCGCCTGGTTGAGGCTTTCCCCACGATGATCTGACTTTTCCACTCTTTGTAAAAGAAACTACGTCGCACTCGTGACCTAGTTCTCTAAATCCATATCTCATTCTGAAAGCCCAAGCCGTTGGGCCTTTTACTCCTGGCTCTGGTTCAAGTATCGCTACCCGCATACACTCTCCTTGTTTCGCTGTGTCGTATTAGAAATGATATCACGGATGCGGCATAAACGGTGTGCCTACACAAATAAATATAAGTGTAGTAAACACGTTCCGTCTATGCCGCATCACACGACAAACTCCTATGATCTAGTGATCAGAAAGGAGCGACTGGCGGTGTGTTGATGTCTACTGGTGCTGCTGCTGGAGCAGGAGCTGCTGCAACTGGTGCCGGTGCAACTGCAGGAGCAGGCGCTGGGGCCGGTGCTGGAGCAGGAGCCGGTGCAGGGGCTGGAGCAGGAGCTGCCGCCGCTGCAATAACAGGTGCTGACGCAACTGCACTGTAGTATGACTTGATTTCATTCTTCTTTTGACCCTGCCAAGTGCGTGACCCAATTTGCGCACGGAATGTGCGTCCCTTGAGTGCTTGCTCAATTTGAGCGTTGGTTGGGCTTGTTGCGAAGAAATCGCGGTTAAGACCAAGCGCATTCATTTTGCGGAAAAAGATTCCAAGCGCAGTTGGGTTGTCGGTTGAGACAACCAAGTTGTCCCAGACGAGACGCTTCATGTGGGCGCCTGTCTGAACCTGTGCTTTAACTGCGAACATTGTTTTTCCTGATTGCGTTGTCTTTGCGACGCCTTCTACGATTGCAAGATCGTAGTCACCGTCTGGAAGTGGATCATAGCTGCCGACATCGCCAGCTTCTTTAACTAGGTCTCCCCAATTGAGTGTACTCATGGTATTTACCGTGTCTTTCTGTGTTTGTTGTTATTTGGTTTCTGAAGCAGGACGAGGCCCAAAGACGATGTCAAGCATCGCCTCTATGCCTAAGTTCTGTTGTTCTACTACTTTTCCAAGCCTACCCTGAACTCGCTCACCAGCTTCGTACTGGTTGGTGCGCTCAACGTGCATCCTACGTGCTTTTATTGGAAGCTGCGTAGGATCTGGGTTTGGAAATTCCTCAACGGTGATAGCGCCAAGGATGTCGTAGAAATACGGGGCTTGAATTGCAAGTTGTCCTTGCAAGTATGGACGGTATCTGCCGTCTTGCCCTTGTCGTGCCATCGCTGTCAATACGACGGCTTCGAGAGGATTAGTAGCGTGCATTGTAAGGTCACGGAGATCTCGAAGCAACGCGCCCATGTGACGAAGAAGCTCGCCCCACTGTTGCATTTGCATTTGATTCTTTCCAGCAATGTTATCAACGCACTTTACTTGAAGCTCAGATACTGAGTCAATAATCAACGACTTAAACTGATGCTTGCCAAGTTGCAACCACTGGTACGCTTTGATAACAGTGTCGTATTCAATTACGTTTACGACGCATGTGTCCCATGTTCCGTCTGCGACAGGCGGCTCTTCTCGTAGTGGGTCCCAATACTTGACATTGATGGGAAGGAACCTGTGTCCACCCTCTACGTCAAGCATCAGTCTTGGGTACGGTGCTGTCACCGCAAATGTAGACTTACCTACCTTAGATTCTCCGTAGACCATCATGGTCAATGAACGTTGTACTCTTGACATTGTCACTCGTTTCCTTTTAGCTCTGTTGGTTTGTAGTAACCGTACGGGTCATCGACCACATACAATTCGGCAATTGCTTGTTCGGCGGCGCTTCCGTCGTCAAACAGTGGGCAAATGGCGAAGAATTGGCATTTCCACTTACAGTCTCGGCTAGGCCGAGGATACGCTACGTTGTGATGGTCTTGGCCATCATCAAGCGCTTTGCGCACTATAAGCATGTCACGAACCGTGCCATGTATTCGCGACCAGAATGATCTGAGAGCGAATGTGTTATGCCGAACTTCAATTTGCTCGTAGAAAGGAGGCTTTGCGTTAGCAGTACGCTTCACTTTCTTGAGCATTGTAAATATACCGCCTTCGCTGCGCTCTCCTTCAGCGTTTTGTGCAGCTTCAAGAAGCATGTACGTCAAGATTTGTTCGTTCATGTGCGCAAGAGATGCGAACTCAGTGAACGATCCGCCAACTGTCTTGAAGTCTCTAAACATGCGTACTCCATCGCCTTTGCGACGGACTCGCATATCGAGCTTTCCTTGAAGTATCACTTCACCATCAAACATCGGCATCGCAATAATCTCTTCAGTAGAAATCATCTCGAGTTCTGCGTCAATGCCGTTCTCGTCTACCCATTGAAGGTATCCTTCGAGCATAATGCGGCCAAGCTCGGCTTCAGTGTCTAGATCCATAGTGTCACGGAAGCTATCAATCAACAACTGCTTGTCACGAGCAACAAGCGTTGCGTGCGCGTCAAGAAGAGGAGTGTCTGTTGAGTAGTACATATCAAGAGCGCCGTGAATTCTAGAGCCAAGTGCAAGAGCACCAGTGAAGTTAGTGCTTTGTGGTTGAAGCCTACGATAGTAGTTAAGCCACCACTTACGACGGCAATCTTTAAATGTCTGGATTTCTGAGTTAGAAATCTTTAGTGGTTTCTTTATTCCAATTTCTACTGGAACACCCATAACACCATCAGTGACGTTAAACTCTGTCATTAAATCCCTGCCTTTTCGTCTCGTAGCATTTTCATTAGCTGTGCCTTGTCTCTTACGATATTCTCGAAGTTGTCAGCTTTGCTGTCAAGCACTTGAATAACTCGTTCTTCAATAGTTCCTTCGGTAACATAGTCCATAATGACGATGCTGTCGTGTATTTCGCTACCGATGCGGTGTACACGGTCAAGAGCTTGCTTGTAGTCAACCAGTGACCAAGGACGCTGAAGCATTACGAGCCTGCGAGCTGCTGTAAGCGTGATGCCGACACCACCAGCCTGGGCTGTAAATAGGATCCACTTAATCTTTCCAGACTGAAAATCATCAACCGCTTGTTGACGTTCGTCTTCATTCTGCGCACCTGTGATCAATCCGTGCGGGATTTTAGCTTTTGTCATTGCTGTGCTGAGAAGCTCAATGAGCTGCCGCGATACTGCGCAAACTGCTACAGAGTCATCGCCGAAGTCGCCACTTGAAATGTCATCCATAAGCGCATCAACTTTGCATGAAGGCTCAGATAGCAGTACTTTCATTTGGCCTGTCAATTCGTCTATATCTATAGAAGCGAAAGAGCTAGCAAATTGAAGCAAGCGTGTTGTCTGCGTAAGCGGACTTGGCGCAACTACTGCTTCGCCAACCTCGAGCTCAGCAATCATTGTATCGCGCATTTGCTGATATGCTTTCTTTTGCTTAGTTGACATCTCAACGTCACGGCGTTCGCGTAGGACCGGCGGAAGCCATGGAAGCACTCGTGCTTTAAGCATTCTGCGCATGCGAGGATGCACTCCAGCGTAGAACTCATCGTTCATGTGCGGCTTTACGCCGATGACAATCATTCCCCCAAAAGCGTTAAGCATTGTGTCAACCATACGATCAATCCATCGCGTCTTGCTAGGCCATTCAGTTGGCGATAGCCAGTGAAGAATTGCCCAAAGGTCAAGTACGTTGTTTGCAATTGGTGTACCAGTCATCGCATACCGAATGTCTGCGTTGCCAGTGGCTGCCCACAGAGCACGAGTTTGTTTTGACTTAGGTTCTTTAGACCTGTGAATTTCGTCAGCTACTACGGCTTTGAAATCAATTTTATTCAGCTCGCGTAAGTGGACTTCACAGCGGTTTTCAGTTACTTTTTCATCGTGACCGCCACACTCTGGGCATCGCGCCAGAGCGACTGAACCGTACGGTGCTAGGCGAGAGTGGCCGCGGAGGGATTCCCAGTTAATAACGAATACATCAGCTTCTGTCTCAAGCTGCGCTCGGCGCTGCGATGCAGATCCAGAGATCACTTGAACCTTTACGTCTGGCCACCACATCGCAAACTCACGCTTCCAGTTTTTCTTTAGCGTGTTTGGGCAAACGATAAGAGCAGGAAATACTTGCTCAGTTTCTTTAAGCTTTTTTAAAGCACGGATTGCCTGTGCTGTTTTACCAAGGCCAGGCTCATCGGCCAGTAACGCACGGCGTGCTTGCGAAAGAAATGCAACTCCAGCGCGCTGGTGAGGATACAAATCTTCGTCGCCTTCGTACGTATCTAAGTCTCGTAGTTCGTTTGCTGGCGTGACTCGTATAGCAAGCTCGTTGCCTGCCCACGCAGCTAACCGTGGGCCAATTTCTAAATCAGACTTAAACACTGACCTAAGAGCCAAGCATGTTGTCCAACCTAAAGGAGCTCGCCACGCTTGATCTCCAGCATTCCATGTCGCGCCAGGAATACTCTTGCAGAGTTCCTTATAGCGCCATTCTGTCTCAATTCGGATGTGCTCGCCCGACTCGTTGAGCTCGACTGCTACTGGCACCTGTTTCCTCTCGTCATTTTGATATGTGTCACTGTATCATATACTAAGACAAATATGTCATAGTTTTGCAATTTATTTTCTTAGTATCTATTGAAGTAGTCTAAGAGGTGTCCAACCGTTTTTTGCTAGGAATAGCAGACCGTGGCGTATGGCGTCTAAAGCGTGTCCTCCACCACCAACATGCCAGTACCCTAGTTTCTTTAACGCTTCATTTGGAAACATTCTTTTGGCATCTGACGGGTTTTGATACTTCAGATCTATATCTTTCATTCCACAGTCGCGCATTATCTGCTTAAGAACTCCAATTTGTTCTAGAGAGTAGGGTGCCTGCGAGTTTCTCACTGTTTGAGCGTTTATTGTAAACCGCTCGCATACTATTTCTATATTGCAGTTGCCTGCTGCGTACTCAGCAATGGCCTGTCTAAGAGGCTGCGCGTATTCCTCTGGCTGATACTCGCCTGACCACAGCAGTACTGGCTCTTCTCCTTGCGCAATGCTAAATGCGCACATTCCACTTGCCTTCCCTGGGTCTACAGCTATTACTACTCTTTTCATCAGTACTTATCCCCCCAATTTTCAAGTGGACCGTCAACGTCTGCTGTTAAAGGAACAGCCCAGCCTTCGGTTGTTGTCATGCATTCTTTTACAATACGTTTGATTTCTTCAGCATCTTTGCGTGGTGCATTGAGCACTATTTCGTCGTGAACAGGAACGATAAGCAGCTCTGTAAGATCCGCTTGATCCAACTTAATGAGGTTGCTCTTGAACACCTCTGCTGCTCCACCTTGAATTAGGTAGTTGACTAAGGTGTATACGCGGTTATCGTCGCATGGAAGTCTACGCCCAGTCCATGTGTACACGTAGCCTTGGCCTTCAGCTCTAGTCCTCCGCATACCGACATCTTCAATTTGTTTTTGGAAATGCGACATGCCGGGGAACCTGCTATCAAAAGCGTCTGAAGTATGCTTCATCTGCGCCTCGTGCACTCCAGCAGTTAGCGCCTGCTTTGCGACGCCTGCTCCATATAGTCGCCCGTACACCATGCTCTTAATAAGCCCACGTCGTTTGTCTGACTTCTGCATTTCAGGATCTGCGTAAACCTCACGACCGATTTCAGTAAAAGGATCTGATCCAGTGGCGTCTGCCAGATGGAAAAGATTAACTAAGTTCTCATCTTGAGACAGACTTGCAAACATTCTAAACTCAACCTGGTCAAGGTCGCTTGTGACAATCACATGGTCATCATCTTTTGGAATAAACGCGCTACGGACTACATTGTCGCCTTTTGGAAGAGTCTGTAGGGCAGGACTCGTAATAGACATACGACTTGTCCTAGCACCAAGTGTTCTAACAGATGGATGAACGAAGCCGTTGACGTTGTCAGTAATGAAATTAGAAAAATAAGTATTGGCCAGTTTGTCGGCTTTTCGTTGCTTCAAGCACGTGTCGGCTAAATTGGTTATTTCTGGCGTAGTGTCAATCATCAGCATTCTGAGCTGATCTTTAGTGCAAGACTTCTGGCCAGTAGGAGTGTACTCACTAATTTCTGCGCCAAGACTCTCAAACAAACGAACTAACTGCTGGTTGCTTGTAATTGACACTCCACCATATTGCTGCTTAGCCCAGACTTTGACCGAGTCTGCGTACGCTGTCAGCTCTTCGTATTTCTTCTTTGAGTAGTCTAAGTCAATTCGTGCGCCGTTTAGTTCCATGCGTGTGACAATTCGTCGTGTCTGCATTTCAAGTTCATACGGTTTTGAGTACGCAGCACCAGGGCCGCACTTTTCGTAAAACTGTTCCCAGAGACGAGTAGTCAATACGCAGTCAAGCGCGCCATACGACCAATATGGTTGGAAGTTAATAGGCACAGTTCCCCATGTCCAACCATTCTTTGCTAGTTCAGTGTCTAGCGTGTCCTGAAGAGCAACTGCACGGCTATCAATGTGCAATGCTGCAAGACGCTTGAGAGCGCCAGATCCAAGTGGGTCAATAATATGAGCCATAATCATCGTGTCATGCGCACGGTGCCAAGGTAGTTCCCAACGAGACTGAACAGCAAACCATCGCGCTTCAAACGCAATGTTGTGGCAGATGATAGGACCGTCAAACTTATCCATGCCTTCGTAGAAGACACCTTTCCATTCGTCCCACGGAATAGACCAACCTTGCTCACCGTCGCCAACCTGGACTAAACGAAGACGACCATGCCATGGAGAAAATGCGTGGTCCCGAGGATTGCCTGGAAGCTCGCCAGTTTCAGTGTCAACGGCAAGCGCGTTGTGCGGACGCCGCTGGCTCAACCACTCAAGAAACTGAGTAGCTTTTTCGGCCGAGTCTACTAAGTGTAGTTGTACGTTTGATAAGTCTGTTGTTGTCATTTGTCCTCGATAGCTAATACTTCAATGCCGCACTTTATCAGGTAGTCAATAACGTCGTACGGACGCCGATGCATATCTGCCTGGCGAAGTCGGCATACAACTCGGTATATGCCAGAGTTAGAAATAAGTTTAGCGCATTGCGTGCACGGTGCGCTTGTTATGTATATAGTTCCAAACTCACTTACAGAGCGGTCTACGTACAAAAGAGCGTTTGCTTCGGCGTGAATTGCTGGACAGCCGTCGTACATATTGTCTAGTGGAGTTTTGCCCTGAGCTCGTTCGCACCAGTTCATACAGTCACCAGCTTCTGGCCAAGTAGCCGCCGGCCCGTTGTATCCAGTTGACACAATGTGCTGATCGTGAGAAACAATGACAGCGCCCATCTGAGCGCGAGAGCATCTAGAGCGTTTGCTTATAGTTTCGGCTACAGCGAGCCATGTCTCGTCCCACGAAGGACGTGTGTCCGTCACTATTGGTCGTCCTGACTGTGTCTAATTGCGTCACTAACTGCGGATGTCATTATTTTAGAAACCAGCTCGAGAGCTTCTCGTCTAGAGAATCCTGCTTCTTTAAGTGTTTCATACAACTCATGCATGCTTACCGCAGCATCTTTCATCGGTGTTGAGTTGAACTTGTCGTCCATATTTATTTTCCTTTGTTCTTGTCTATTGCTTTGATCATTGCGTCTGCGTACCACCGCTCGGCTGGTGATAAACGTTCAAGTGTGTCTGGGTGCGTAGTTGCGTACAACGCTAAAGATGCAGAAGCTTCGACTTCACGCCACGATCTTCCTGTTATTTCTGGCGGTACTTCAACATTGCTTGTTTTTCTAAGAGCGTCCGCTGCTTCATAGTTGTTTTCGTAAATGTGAAGAGAACCGACGTGGTGGGCATAGGCACCTGGCTCAATACCAAGAACGGAGCACATAGCCAATTGCACTCGTGTGAATTGAAAGAAATCGTATGCGGCGCCAAGCCACACGTCATTTGATCGCATATATACGCTCATGTTAAGCTTGTTATTGCGGATACGGAACTGATGCAAAATTGTGCAAGGGTAGTCGCGCTTCTTTTCAAGCATGTCACGCTCAGGATTCCAAATAGTGACTACTGCTTGTCTCGTATCTGGGTCTTTGCGTAGTCTTTCAATCATCACATCGTATTGACCTTTTGTTCTTGTTCCGTACGAGCCGTGAAATAGCCCGTCGTCCTCCGTGTAATTGGCAAACTGCGGACCAATGTCAATCACCAATTGCGGAATGCTTAGCCCTGACATCAATTGGCATGCTTCAACAGCACCGATACCTGGAACAGTGCCTCGGTTTACACCTAAAGGAAGCGCGGCTCTGACGTCTGAAATATAAATAGTAGCATCTTCTATTTCTCTAGTATTCATTCCTCTAGGCGCGACATGCTCGCCGTGCTTTAACACGTGTTGAACAAGATCAACGTAGCCGTTTACGCCGTCTTCAATCTCAATCGTTTTTACCTTTACATCCATTATTGCTATATCCTTTCAATCTCGGGATTGCCAAGAATTGTGATAAGGCTGGTTAGCCTTCCAACAGACATATTGTTCTGATTGACTACACCAGCGCTTCGCCACACAGTATCTGGCAATGACTCAATAAGCGCTTCTTCTGAGCTTCCTTCTGCTGGGAAGCATGGAAGAATGCTGCCATTAGTGTCCCAGCTACCGATGTAAAGAATTTTAGGGTTTGGAGACCCGATGTACTCGCCAAATTGCGCTAACTTTTTGGCCTCATCGTGTACTTCTTCTGCGCGGTGTATGACATATTGAGCAAGCAAGTCAATGGAGGCAACGCTGTCAGCGCGAGGAGTCAGTTTGCCAGCAAGACTGAAAACTTCCTGAGAAGTCTGTTCATATAGATCTACGATTTTCTCGAGTTCATCTAGTTTTACAAAATCATCTCCACGAATAGCCACCCTAGTTTTGATTACATCTAAAGGTTGATAAAGCCAGAATTGCGCAATACCCCGTGACGCCATAAACCACTCTGTCCAGCGCCAACCAGCTACGCCAAGAAGACCGAAGGCGTCTTTACACGTGTGAGGCCGCTTTACCGGTGCGTATGTTGCTTCGCCCCAATGCCATCTGTCCGCTACAGCGACGGCCTCAAACCAGTTAATGTTTTCAATCGACATTACCCAATCGTTAAGAACCCACCTGCGAGACTCTTCTTCTGGGCGCCCTTTGTGGAAACGCGTGATATGAAAGTCGGGGTATCTGTCCGCTAACTGGCGGGAAACCTCGTCTGTAAGAGAGCTTTTGCCAGAGCCGTCTGAGCCTTCTATAACTATGAACATTGAAACCGTCTTTCGTCTTTGCTGTTTCTAATATAACAACAAAAAGCGCTGGCTACGGGATCATCTCAATTTTGTAGACAGACTCAATTCCTTTGTCGAGCGAGGCGGCTTGTTCAAGTAGCCTTTGCGCTACATTCGTCAAATAGCGAGCCCCGCCATTGTCGTATTTATATAGAGCATCTAGCACGGCGCTTGGGTCGTCACTTACTTGGGCCCAGTACCTATTTTTTTCTGGGAAGATCAATTCTGCAGCGAATGATGGAGTGCACACATCGCACGGGACAAGCAGTTGCACCCGATCTTTTGGTACATCATTTACTGGAATGTCCTGAAGGCTGTAGCGCTTTACTAAGTGACATGCTGCGCAATGGTAAATAACTGAAACGCCAATACGTGAAAGTACGTATGACCCGTTTTCTGTTTTATAGAGTTCAAACTCAATCCACCGCAGCGAGTCCTTACGATATGACGAGGACTTGCCGAGTAATGTCCCGTTGAACTGTAGTGTGCGTGCGCCGTCTTTAACTTGAATCATTTTGTTGTCGTTTCTCGTGTCGTGCTTGTTATTGAAATTCTAACCATGTTTAGCATAGTTACTGGTTACTTTCTAATTCTTTGACTTTTGCAGAAAGTTCTTGAACTGCCTTAATTAGCATTGGTATGAATTGATCGTATTTTAAGCCTTGAGAAGAGTCTGGATCATCTACATTACTAAGAGTCCACGGGCCAAAATCAGAAGGATCTATTCCAAGATCTGCTACAGCTTGGCGAACTTCTTGAGCTATTAGTCCATAAAGAGTTCTAAGGCCAGGACCAATTGATTCAACAGGAGTGATATTCGTAATAGGGTCTCTAACTTCTTTGCCATCTTCGTCAAGAACTGGCCTATTTCCTTCCGACACCCACTTATACGACACTGGTCGCAGCTTTTCAATAAAATTAAGACCAAGATCAGTAGTTTTGATTTCTGTTTTAAGACGAGCATCTGACGCGCTGATTGCGGTGTTGACTGCGAAGACATTCTTCCATCTAAAACCTGACGTTCCAAGGTTCGCGTTATTGTCATAATACGGATACCATGCGGACTTTGATCCACCTGTACTTGTTGACCTAAGAGATACTGCGTTCAGCAGCACTCCGTTGTCAACATCTACGACGAAAGATCCTGGCTTGGCATCGTTAAATTGATAAGCAACGAATGATCCGTTGGAAAGCAACGCTGCGATTGGATAGGTGACGCCGCCAGAAGCATAAGTCCCTCCGGTCGTGAATCCGCCGCCTGAAATGTTCCAGCCGGCAATAGTTCCTCCAGATGAGTTTATCGTGCCAGTGATACTTGCCGAAGTCGCGGTGAGATTTCCAGCAGTGTCAACACTAAAAGTTCCGCTTCCATTGTTGATAGCGCGTCCAGTAAGAGTTCCAGCAGTGATTCTGTCAGCGTTGATGTCAGCAGCGGAGATACTTGTCGACGTAATTCTTGCTGATGCAATTGTTCCAGCAGTAAGTCTGTCAGCATTAATGTCAGCAGCTGAAATGCTTGTTGACGTAATTCTTGCTGCCGCAATTGTGCCAGCAGTAAGATTTCCGGCATTTAGATTAGAAACTGTAATAACACTTGCATCAATAGTTCCTGCTGTAATCTTGTTTGCATTGATGTTTGCGAGAGCTTCTCCGCCAAGTTGAACTGCTGTCCACGCAGAGCTAGTGCGTCGGTAGATCTTGTTGTTGTCATCGGTGTCAAACCACAAGTCGCCTTCGGCGTACGTTCCTCCTGTAGGCTCTGCCGTTTGCCTGTATACTTTATTCTTGCCGTCTGCTGTAGTCTGCGCTGCAGCAGCTGCAGTGGAAGCAGCGTCTGCACCAGCTTGAGCAGCAGCAATGCCAAGGTCTCGCATCGAAACCCAGTTGGTTCCGTCGTAGCGTTTTAGTTTGAGACTGTCCGACGAGTCAAACCACACGTCGCCGACTGCAGGGTTCACAGGCTGAGAGCCACTAAATGTAGTGTCTGCACCGCCTGCGCCTAATGCTAATTCAGTGTCTGAGACAGCTCCAGGTGCAATTGCGTCTTGCGTTACAGAGTCGGGTGCCAGAGCTTCTGGTGTTACAGAGTCGGGCGCGAGTTCTACAGGTGTGACTGCGTCTTTTTTAATATTCGCTGAAGAAACTACACGCTTTCCAACTCGCCTAGGCACCGGTCGTTTTTGCACGAACCTAAGTCTAGACTGCATGTTCGTTACTACTTTTCCAAGCGATTTAGTGCTGCGTCGTCTGTTACTAGCCACGTTTGTCCACCTCTGGTTCTGATATTAGGTCGAGCTCTACCTGCTCTGGAAATGTTGGAGTGTCTGGTACGCTAACCGAAAACGAATTTATTTTTCTAACAATGACTGTGTCGCGCGGCTCAAGATCACTAGCTAGGCGCTGACGAACAAACGTGTCGTCAACAATTATTGAGCACCAGTCACCGGGAGCGTACGTTCCGATTACTGGGTCTAATGATCCATTCACGCTTACGTTAAAATCTGAAATTGGTGGCCGATGCTCTGCAAGGTACCTGGCTGCGTACTTATATAGTTTTTCTTCGCTTTCGTAGTCTACACTTTCTTCTGCATCGAGAATTGGCCAGCCAGCATTCAACATGTCTTTTGCTGAAGCAGCGGCGTACGGTTGACTTGCGTCTTCGCCAAGATCACCAATGTTGCCAACAACAAAAAATCTAGTTGCTGCATTTTCTGCCGACTCGTCCATTTTTACGTTAGAAATGTTACCAGGATACTCAAACACAAGTTTGTCTGCTCCAAAGCGACTTGGCGGTGATGCCTCGCCTGGGTCTGGCGGATTCGGGTAGTCAATAGGCATAAGAACTAGCGTCTTAGAAAAAGACCCAGTTTCATAATCATAGTCGCAATCAACTCTAAACTCAAAACCATCAACAGTGTCAGAGTAATTGTCAAGCTCTTCGCCTACAGAAAGCAGCTCGTATCCTCTATACGTTTTGTTTTCTACGTTTTTTCCACTATACGTAGTAGTTGACTTTTCATATGTAATCAAGTCCATCCACTGCTCTTGAAGAGTGTGCAATGCCTCAGCGTACGCCGAAGCGTCTACAGTATTTCCGCTGGCAAATTTTCCAAGGTGTTGGCCTGTAGTCGTGGCGTATGCTGAAGCATCTGCGCTAGTCCACAGTCGCCCATTTATTATTCTTGGGTATACAACTTCATATCCGCCGATAAGCGAAGACTCACTATATAGCGTGCTTATTGTTCCATCTGTGTTTGTATATAACGGTCGTGCAGTCAAAACGATATTGCCAGCAACAACAGGTGTTGGCGAAGTTGGGTACAGCGTAGCTGGAAGACCAGCAGCAGTTATTTGCGCAGTAGTCGGATACTGTGGCGCCATGTTTTCGGCAATCAACCCTAAGCCAATGTCTGCGCTGTATGGAAATGGCCCGTACGTCGGTACATACATATACGGAGCGACTGTCGCTGTTGGCGTTTCTGTAGCAGACCAATTGCTAGTTGCAGTTAGTGCGATATCGTCAACGCCTGAGCTGATGTAGCTAAACGTAGTAGAAGTTACTGCTGTAATTGGATACTCACCATCAAAAACAGCTTGTGTCGCGTCAGATGCATCGACCGCAGTGACAACTACTTTAGCCCCGACTGTGAATCCATGCGCTACAGACGTAGTTAAGGTTGCAACATACGTTGTTAATTGCTTATGCGTTACGCTTCGCGATACTGCTGATTTTGCAGTTGATGCAATGTTAGAGCCAGACGACGCAAACGATACTCGGTAGTCGTCAGGTACTGCGGTGACTTCGTGAAAACCGTTTAGTGCGCTGTCTACGTCTTGGATTTGAACTACCTGCCCAATAATAGCGTCATGCGTAGTGTCAACAGTGATTGTCGCAACGTTAGAAGTTCTTACTATATTGGTGACTGAGTACTCTTCAGCAAGTGCGGGCTCTATTTCTGTATTGTCAAACATGATAGATACAAAATCTGTAAACGTGTTGTCCATTAGCTGCCGAACGTAATCGTATGTATCCGAGCGGATAACAACAGTACATAGTGTGTAAGTTCCGTTTGGCAGACTTGGCATGTCTACGTAGAAAACGTTTGCAGTTGGGGCAGGACTGCTTTTTACTTCGTAGTACCCGTTATGCGACATATCACTTACTTCATAGAAAAACACTCGCACAGACGAAAGCGCTGGTGGTTCATACTCACCATCGTCAATAGTTACCTGCACAACTCCACTGCTAGCAACAAGCGTGGCTTCAAATTCGTGACTATACGTTTTCCAGATATTCCTATGGTACAAATAGCTAGTAAACTCAGATGCGTTTACGCTCAGCATCTTTTGACCGACATCGTATGCGCGACTCCAAATGATTCCGCCCCAAACGCAGACACTGTCACGAACTACATACAGTGCTGTTTTACCTGGCATTGTGCTTTCATACAAATCCATAGAGCTAGTGTCATCTATGATAGGTATTGATCCACTAAAAGAGCCAGCAGACTTTAGCGCTCTTTCGTACTTAACACCCTTAAACGGTATTTCAGCAATTAGCGCGTTGCTTAACAGGTCTACTGTAAAGTACCTATAATTTGGCGCTATGGTAACTGATGATGGCATTTGTGTCTTCTCCGTTTTGCGTCGTGCTCTGGCATAAACTTAACCTATCCAGCCAGAGCGATAGTATACAGACAATGATGCTGTGCTATTTGCGTTACCCTCATCTGTAAATTGTAAAACGTTAGCGCCTGGGTCCAAGCGTATCCAGTCAACAAGAGTGTCAACCATTGAACGGTTGCCAGCTACTATTCCGTTAAGAGCCACCTCGTGATCGTACGTATCTACTTCTAGAACGTCTGTATCGCGGACCACTGTTCCGCTCGTGGTTGATGTGTTTGCAACGTTTGTAGCGGTCTTAGCATACGTAAAGGTTGTTGTCGTCGGAACACTCAATACTTCGTGCTCGCCATTGAATGTGCTATCTATCCCAGCTACAGTAACAATGTCGCCAGCAGATAAGCCGTGAGTTGTTGAAGTAGTAAGTGTCGCGACGTTGCTTGTAAGCGATCTAAACGTAGTTGCCTTGCTTACACCAGCACGAAGGCTATCAGCAATAATAAGCAACTCATCAGTAGTTTGATTGTAAATAGTAGCCGGGCCAGTAATTGGCCCTGTAACTTCAAAGACTGCCGATACCGCAGTGTTGCCGACATTAGTAATTGTAGTAGTACCTGTTCTGGCGGGCGATGCGCTTTTGCACAAGACAGTAGTCAGCGAGTATCCTTCTTCATTTGCATCAATCCATTCGTACTTGATTGGGTCAGCAGCTCGCAAGCCTATTGAGAATTCAGTACGCCCACGCGGATTAACCGTAGTAATGTCTGGCCGTCCGCTAAGACGAACGTATGAAGCACGTGGTGGATCTTCGTTCACAACTAGCCATGCGCCAGTGTGTACAAGGCTTGTTGCTGAAATTAGTGTATTACGAGCAGCAGCAACACTGTCACCGTCTGGTGTAAGAAAAACACCTGAAAGCGTCAGTTGCCTAGCTTGCCATCGGCCTTTAACATCGTAAGAACCATCTCCCCAACCACGAGCAATGTCAGGAACTTCTGGGTCTGGATGCACCCACCAGCCTTCAATGTCAGTGCATACCCACACTACGTTGTTGGCATCAATTGTATTTAGCACCAGAGTACCAAGCTTGACATCTGCCTGTAGCTTTAGCCCGGTAAATAGTGGCGCTGGAACTACTCTTAGCGTGTTGTCTACAGCGGTGGTTTCTACTCCTAGCGATGCAGCCTCAAGGTACTCACCAGTGCCGTATGTTGAGGTGCCGTAGTACGGAGTTGCTAAAGTAGGCATAGTCTAGCTTTCTTTACGTAGACCATAGCAAAATAGATAGCACACTGTGAAGTACCGCTATCGTATTGCTTTAAAATTGTCATTGTTTAGTATCCTTGCTGCTTCATTAGTAGTCGGCGGTAACTCGGATATTGCTGTTGCCAATGAAAGTCTCACCAGCAATAGTAAATGTTGGTCTTAGCCAATAATAGATGGAATTGGTAGGAAAGGTTATTGATGCAGAAACCCTAGTGCTTGAAAATCCGCTTGAAAAAGAAGATGGTGTTGCGGCAAAAGATGTGACAGATGCAAAATTTTCTGTCGTGCTTCGCTGAATAGTAGGACTTGATACAGTAACACCCGAATTTTGAGGGGTTATATCAACATAAAAAATTGTAGGGTTGTCATAAACAATGAACCCATCCATGCTGAATGGGTTGGTTGCCTGAGGTTTACTGTATTGCGTAAACGATACTCCTGCTGAAGAATCCCCTACCCCATTAGCATTAACAGCCCTTAAATAAAGAGTGTAAGCAGTATTTTCACCTAAACCAGTAATACTTACTGGACTTGTTGTATCAACAGGACTTAGCGCAGTAAAAGTTGAGTTGTTAAACGAGTATTGGTAGTTCGTGATAGCAGAACCACCGTCACTTGAAGGTGCAGTAAAAGAAATCGTAGCAACATTGACTCCAGGAGCAGCACTTAATGAAGTTGGAGCAGTTGGTACAGTCCTGCCTTTCGTGCTTCCAATTAGACCACCTAGTACGCCAGCCATTAGGTCAATCCATTTCCACTGATTATCCATGATGTTGATGTTATCTTTACGGCAGTTGCTACTCCGAATGCCGCAAGAGTTCTAGAACCAGTCGCTCCAGTACCAGCCAAATACATAGTGTCTGATGTAATTGCGATTGTTACTGTTGCTCCTGTTCCAGCAACAAACACAACAGTTGAACCAATAGGCATTGCAATCGTTGCATTGGCAGGAATAGTTACCGTGCGAGTTGCAGTTGAATAAATATGTAGCCCAGCATCAGCAGCAACTATTCCATAAGCACCTGTAGTTGCGGAGTTTTGTGGCAGTCCCATATACCCAATACCGCTGGCACCAGTTGTTGTTGTTCCAGCGGTAGGGCTTCCAGTTACGGTGCCAGTGAATGTCGGTGAAGCAAGAGGTGCTTTTAATCCAATTGCAGTTGCCGTTGTAGTAGCAAAGTTTGTGTCATCTCCAAGCGCTGCTGCTAGTTCGTCAAGTGTGTTCAATGTTGCTGGAGCAGAGTCCACAAGTGCTGCTACTGCCGCATCTGCATAAGCAGTTGTTGCAATTTGAGTATTATTTGTTCCAGCAGCAGCAGTTGGCGCTAATGGCGTGCCAGTGAATGTTGGTGAAGCCAGAGGTGCAATTGTCGTAGTATCAACGGCTACAGTCGGGGTAGCGCCTTCACCTGAGTTATTGGTGAGCGTTACACCTGTCCCAGCAACCAATGATGCTACATATGAACCTGTAGTGTCTGTACCTAAATCAATCGCGTCGTTTACCCATACGGTGCCGTTCCACTTGAGGAATTGGCCAGAGGCAACTGACGTAATTGTTACATCTGTGATGTCGTCAAGGGTAGCAACAGTAGCACCGCTAACTGCGTCGTTAATCCATGCAGTGCCGTTCCACTTAAGGAATTGGCCGGCCGTAGCACTGGTAATTGTTACGTCGCCAATGTCATCAATACTCGCCACTGCAATTGTTATGTCAGCGGAACCGTTGAATGAAACACCGTTGATCGTTCTTGCAGTGGCAAGGGTTGTCGCTGTCGATGCATTGCCAGTTAGCGCCGCAGTAATTGTTCCAGCGGCGAAGTTACCTGACGCATCGCGTGCAACGATTGCGCTGGTGGTGTTCGCGTCGGTTGCTGTTGTAGCAGAGTTACTTACTTTTCCAACCGTTGCAATTGTGCTAAGCTTCGTATCTGCAATAGATCCAGCCAACATTGTGCCTGTGACTGACCCAGTATCTCCAGTCGTTACAACTGTTCCAGATGCAGAAGGCAAAGTAATCACTGTGCCAGTTCCAGCAGCGGCTGATGCTACGATTTGTGCCGTACCAGATGATGAACCTGGAAGCGTGACACTCGAAATTCCAGTAAGCGCGAGGTCAGCAGATGCTCTGCTAAGAGTAACTGCGGTTGTTCCGACATAAGTCGTATCTGCTGTTGTAGCAAGAGTTCCAGTAGTTGGAAGAGTTACGTTAGTTGTAGCAGTTGCTGTGATAGTTGTAGCAAACGCACCTGACGTTACTAAGTTCCCACCAAGAGTAATTGTCTTGCCCGTGTTTGCAACACCTGTGCCGCCGTATTGACCAGTGACTACAGTGCCGTTCCACGTGCCAGACGAAATTGTTCCGACGCTGGTAAGTGAAGAACCAGTGACTCCAGATCCAAGTGTGGTTGAGCTAAGAACGCCAGAGCCGCTAATATAGAAAGCTTTTCCAGCGGCGAGATTCAAGTGCTCAGATGAAGTCCAAGCGTCTGTTGCATCTACCCAGTTAAGTGTTTTGTCGGTTGTGCCTTTGAGCGTAATGCCACCGCCGTCGGCGCCAACGTCTGTGGGAGAAGCTGTATCTGCTAGGACAATGTTTTTATCATCTACAGTAAGCGTTGTGCTATTGACTGTTGTTGTAGTGCCGTTTACAGTAAGGTTTCCAGCGACAACAAGTGCGTTATTCACAGTCGTAGTTCCGGTACCAGCGCCAATGTTGAGCGTTGTCGCTGCGCCAGCAAAGTTGACAGTTGTTGCTGTCGTATTGACAAGAGCAAAAGTTGTAGCGCCAGTTAGTAGTCCTGCTATAGTTGCGTTTCCAGACACGGTCAGCGACGCAAGAGAGCCGACGCTTGTAAGGCTCGATGTTACAATTGTGGCCGGAAGAGTAGTCCCGGTGAGGTTGCCTGCAGGGACTGAAGTAATCGTTGCGGCATTATTGACCCATGTAAAACGACTGTCAATGGCAGCAATTGCAGCATTAAGCGTCGTACCCCAGCCTGTGGCCCCAGTCTCCGGCAGCTGTGTCACGCCGTCTATCAAATATGTTGTCACCGTAGTCTCCATTCAACCGTGTGGTTATAAATAATCATAATCTATGCAGCTCCTCTGCGAAGTTGGAACGCAAGCTGCCTTGACACCAACGATGCTAATTCTACTTCATCCATGCCTGGTGATGGATTAACTGTGATGTTTATTCCACCAGCGCCACCAGACAACATCGTGATGAGAGCTTTGTCTCTTTTTGAAAGACCATTTGCGTCGAGTGGCTCAATTCTTTCTGCCCTGCCGGCCTCACCGATACGAGCGAGTGTCCCACCTTGCGACGGCCTAATAACTCCACCTTCGGCAAGTTCTGGAATGTCTGGAAGGCCAAGAGTGAATCCGCCAATTGTCTTTCCGAACAATGTCACAGACGGAACCTTAAACTCGATAGCATTCCATGCTCTAATAATAAAGTTAATCGCCGACTTAAAAGCTTTAATAATTACATCGCCAATTCCGCTAAATATTGTTTTAGCGCCGTCAACGGCTTTTGTAATAAAGTCCCATGCTGTTTGGAATGCTTTCTTAATACCGTCCCAAACAGCGCCAAAGATTTTACCAAAGGCTTCAAAGATTGGCTTAATTATTCCCCAGCCTGTGCTGATTGCTGCTTTAATTATGTCCCATACTAAAGTAAATGCGGCTTTAATTCCATCCCATGCGAGCTTAAAGACGGTAAGCATCAAGTCAAAAATAGGCTTTATGTAGTAGTTCCAGTAAAGATCTATCGCAAACTTAATGCCGTCCCATACAAGATTAAATGCTGCCTTAATGCCATTCCATACTGTAGTGAAGAGCGATAGCATTAGATCAAAGATTGGCTTAATGATGCTTTCCCAAGCAAACTTAATTGCACCCCAGATCAGCGGCCATACTAAATCAAACGCGACTTTAATTGCAGTCCATATTGCGGCTATAGCTATTCCCATAAGCACAAACGGAAGCATTAATAAGCCTACGGCTACCTTAAACGCAATCACAAGAACAGGCCACACAGCGTCCCACGCGTCTTTAATGCCGCCCCAGATTGCTGCAAAAAATGAACCTATTTTTTCGCCGATTACTTTAATGAATTCCCACACAGCGTTAAACCCAGTTTTGAGAGCGTCAAAGACTGTGTGTACAAAGTCGCGGAACCATTCAAACTTTTTATACATGATTATGACAATTGCAATCAATGCAATAATTCCTATGATTATCAAAGCTATTGGGTTTCCTGCCATGATTGCATTAAACGCGGCTTGGATACCGGCCCACACTTTAGTAGCTGCTCCAGCAAGTTTTGTGTAGATTGTACTGGTTTTAATAGCAGTGCCCATTTTGGTCAACGCGCCTTTGACGCCATCAAATGCCATTTTTCCGTACTTTTGGGCGTCCCACAAGATTTTTTGCGCTTTCTCATACGCCTTAGTCTGTGTAATTCCAGCCTTTAATGCTGTAGAAAACTTTCCAGTGACGTTGTAGGCATTCTTGAAGCCCTGGGTAAAGTTGCCGGTAAACAACTGAGCGCTAAGTTTAGCGCCTTTCATGTACCCAGTGACAAAGTCTACTGATTTGCCTAACCTGTTAAAAGCTAGTCGCGCGCCATGCACTGTCGCGAGTACTCCAAATAAGGTTTGGAAGGCTGGAGTAGACATAATGGTAACAAGCAAACCAAGCGCGGTGTTAAGTACGCTAAAATACGTTTTAATGCTGCCGGACTCTGCTGTAGCTGCGAAAAATCCTGCCATATTTTCGATGAACTTACCGAATCCTTCAGCAATACCGCCTTCTGACAATTTGCCTAAAGCATCGGCAAGAGTTTGAACTGCTATCTTGAGGCTGTCAAAGAATTTGCTAACTCCTGGGTCATCGCCTGTCTTTAAAATTGCGCCAACTACTATGCCAATAATTTCTAGTAATTTTATAAAGTTTTCAGTTGTAGTCTTAAAGAACGCCTCAAGACTTCCGTCTTTTAGTGCTCCTCCAGTCCATTCTTTAAACTTTGCCGTTGCCTCTTCTAAAAAGTCGAAGAGCAATTGCCCGCCGCTGCCGGGACCAGTCGCTGCTTTACCGATGTTCATGATGGCGCCAAAAAGATTTCCAAATATGTCGCCAAGCTGTGCCGCAACGTCACCGGCATTGTTGAACATAGTGGTCAAGTCGCCGGAGGCATTCTTTGCGTCTAACGTTTTTTTCCAGCCATCCGTAAGAACGACTACCCAGTCAGTAAATCTGTCAATTAAAGGAGATGCAGCGTCTAGAAGCGTAATAAAGCTAGTCACCAAGTTGCCCATAACAGTTCCCATTTTTCCTATGGATCTGTTGTTAGTGTCTAGGACATCGCTAAAGTTTTTAAGGTTTGTAGGATTGCTAAAAAGCTTTGCAAAGTCTATGGCAGCGTTGCCAATAGCAGTACCAGTGTCTGCTAATTTTTCATTGAGTATCTCAAATAGTCCGCTTTTAACCAAAATCTCTATTGCATCTTTTAGCTTTGGAAAAAGAGTATCTTGTATTTTTACTCTAAGATCGTCAATTAGTGGTTTTAGACTTGCAAGATATTTTGCAAATTCTTTTGCTGATTCCCCGAGGTCTGCCATCGGGTCGGCTCCACCGCCACTTCCGCCACTGGCAACTTTCGCATCGGCTTTATTTTTTGCCTCTTGGGCTTTTTCTCTCTCGTATACTGCGTCTGTTTCAGCCTCTACTGCGTCTTTATACGCTTTACTGTTTTTGACTTGCTGGTCTTTGTTTAAGGTCCCGTTTTGCGTTACTTTGTCTACTTCTTTGGAGAGATCTTTGTTTCTGTCTACTGCTTGTCTATAGTTTAAGTCAGCTTCAGCAAATGCAAGTTCAGCAGACCTGCGCGCGCGAGAGTTCGGCGGAAGGTCTTGAACACGAGCAAGAGTCTCTCTTGCTTTTTCTAGTTCTATCGCTGCTTTCTTTTGACTAAGCGCTGCGCCTTCGCTACTGAACTTGAGCTGCTCGATTCTTTCAAGCTCGTCGTCGTAGACTTCAATTATCCTTTCGCCTGCTTTTATGACGGATCGTTTAGCCCTAGTGAGCCTGTCCTTAGCAGCCGATGCTGCCTCGAGCAGCGCTGGCATTTGACTTACGCCTTTACTGCCTTTATTTATACTGCCGACAGCGGCGCCTATGCCTTTAAAGGCCATTTTCATCGTTATAGCAGCCTGCGCTATTGCTGTAAACATGCTTGGGAGAACTATTAACGCAGGCGCTGCTGCTCCAACCTGCGCTACTAAAACTACTAAACCCGAGGCTACTGTAGATAACACCTGGGCTAATGCAACGCCAGCCGCTGACATAACATAACTTTTCTCAATTAGTAAATTGAGACGTTTATAAAGTTCAAGCGCTGCATCATCAGCGCTACTTAGCCCTGATGCTGCGCCTCTAGAAAATGACTTGCCTACAGAGTTGCCAGATGTTGACCCCTGCTGATTAAGCCCTTGCAGTGCGTTCTGAACTTGCTGTGTAAAGCCTGTAGTTATTGCTTGAACAACTACATATGCGGTACCGACAACGGCCACGTCATTTTCCTCCTTTCACAGCGTCATGCTTCATAGCTATTCTAAATCAAAAGAAGAATGCCTATTTTAATGGCTCGTCAAGTATGCTGCCGAAAGGCTTAGCCAGCTCGGGATCAAATGACGTACTTGGGGTATAGCTCTTAGTTGTGCCTTTTAACGGATCAAATGCGTTAGGTAGAGATTCTTTGTCTTCAAATTCGTCATACTCTGGCGGCAATAGATTGTTATTTTTATTTTTGTTTGTCCCGTACTTGTACTCAGTATTGTAAAAGGTGCGGTAGATTGCAGTACGCACAGAGTCCTGCGCTTCTTGCTGTTCGCCAGAGACTAGGCTAGTCGAGTCCGTTTCAAAGAAATAGTGGAGAACATCGACCATATCTGACATGTCTAGATTTCCTAGACTAATGCCAGATACTAAGGCTTTACCATTGATGTACGGCCAAAGATCTATTGCCCACTCGGCAAAACCTCTGGCCGTTGCGTAGGGCGGTCAGAATACTGCTCCACGAGCCAACCAACAATTTCACCAAGTGTTTCTACGGTGACAATGCGGTCTGGGTCTTTAGTAAGCGCGTTAAAACGATCATTGCTTTCGGGCAAAAGAACAAGAGCAAAAAACTCTGAAATTACTTTTGCTGACTCGCCTGGATTGTCCGAGGCTCCTGTTGATTTGGCGACCAAATCAAGAAGCGCTTTTCCTTGCATTTCTGTTCTACAAGAAAACTCTTCATCATAGATCTTAAATGTCAGCGGTGGCGCCGGTGTGTCGCTGCCGCTTCCAAAGTCTTTGTATCTTGCCATGTTTTTTCTCCGTATCTGGTTAATGTCTTTATGACTATTACTTATATATCATACTACATGTGCGGTAGTTACCTGTACACATACCACAGGTGGTCCGACAAGTACCTGTTTGGCCGAGTGCCTGGGTGCATCACTGCCCTGCGGTACACCACTCGTCCTTTTGAAGTAAATCTAAGCATTCCACCATTTGCACGAATCATATGCGGACGAGATCCTTCGTGGTGGACGAGAGCGTAGCTCACTGGAGAGCCAATTTTTACTTGCTGCCCAGTAGGTGTGAGCGACTGCGACATACCGATACTTGCTGCTAAAAGTCCAGTATTTTTTCCAACTTGGCGTTTTGCAGCAAATTTGATTTTTTCGCCAATCTTCATTAGATGGATTCCGACATCACCTACAGGAGACTTCAGCAACTGGTACGTTCCCAGCTTATTTGACACGTAATAGATTTTAGTGTATTCAGCCATTACGGAATCGCCATTGTCAATTGCATGTTTACAAGTTGGAATCCACCTTCTGGGGGTGGAATATCTACGGTGGCTATGACTCCTACGCCAAAAGATCCCGGCTCCCATTGATCTAATACGTTAATTGACTCCATAAGGACCCACGCATCTATTGCCGATATTTCTGCAGCCTGGGCTATTTTATCGTAAGACGGTGGCCTTCCGTTCTGCCCTACAGTCGGTATTTCTCTAGCAAGAGAAACAGTCATTACTGCGCTTCTAGGAACGTTACATTTTTGAGGACTTGATGCTTGGTCGCCAGGCGCTCCTAAGTATATCTGAATCAAAGTAACTGTCAGCTGCTCGCAATCTATTGCTTGCTCGCCTACTGTCCAATACTGACGAGACGGCAGGGGCACGCTATACGAGCTAAACACTGAAACAATTGTGTCAAGAACGCCATCAAGCAAGTCTTTTGCATTTTTTGCTTCGCTCGGTATTGTAGTCGTGTCAACTATTGGCATTAACTTCCTCCAATAACGATAGCAGTTACCGCAGTGGGTGCCAAGGCTATTGTGAGGTTGCCAGTCCCAATATGAACGGTTTCTATATTTGGCGCAGTTCCCTTGTCGGCATACACGTCGTACGTGCCTGGGTCTACTTTCCCGATAGCGCTATATGCGTCGGCGTATCCTACAGTAGTCACCAGTCTAGTGTCACTAGCTGCGGATACTGTTCCTGCCGACGCTACTTCCGCTATATTTGCGTTAGTTTTTGTGTAGGTAAATGTTGTAGAGTTAAGTACGCTCAGTACGGTGTACGTTCCATTAAAAGTAGCGTGTGCGTTGGCAATTGTTATTGATGTTCCGACGTACAAATTATGAGCAGCGGATGTAGTCATTATTGCTACGTTAGAGACTATTGACCGTGTTGCTAAGTTGATTGCTGTAGGAGTCGGGTCAACTGTAGTCACTGCTCCAGTTAGTGTTACCGACTTATTTTCTGAGTAGCTTCGCAAAATCGCGTAAGGCGTCCACCCTCCCTCAGTTACTAAAAACTGAGCGTTCAACGATGCTAAAGAAACGCTAGATGAAGCAGTTCCAGTTGTTGCTGCCGGCACTGCAATGTCTAACTCACTTACGCCTTCTCTAAGAGCCTTAGGAGTGTACCGTCTTGCTTTTGCAATGTCTGGCGAAAACACACGTGCCTTGGCTCGTGCATTGTCGGGGTTAACAGACTTTAAAAAAATGTCAACAGGATACAGTCCGGTGCGCATTTCGTCAATGAAGTCTTGATTGTCAAGTAAGGTGTATGACACGCCTTGACGAGAAATAGACGTCACTCTTTGTGGAAGAATGCAGTCATCGGCGCCATTCCACAATTTAGCAAACTCGAGTGCAAGTGTTCTTGCAGCCATTCTGCCAAGCGTTGGAGGATCAATACCATACGAGTACGTTACTTCAATGTCGCAAGGAACCCACGCTTGGCCTGCCGTAGCTTGCAGTGTCGAGTGGTCTACTAAATAATAAGTAGATGGGTCAACAATGTCGCCTGCAACATTTCTAATAGTATGAATTGTCTGAACTGGCCTGCCTCTAAGTTTTACTCGCCGAGAGGCCGAGCTTCCGTCAGAAGTTGTGTCGTACATGTAGTCAAAATCATTTGTTGGAATGTTGTACACTTCACCGTTTAGAAGCTGTGGAGAAGAATTTCGCAGCGAAGCGCCATAGCGATACAACCTGTTGACGCATACATAGCGCTCAGTTACTGTAGTAGTTCCACTGTACTTTCTACCAGACAACGCCCAAAGAAGATTAGAAGCAGATTTTGCAGCTTCATAGGCGTATTCTGATTCTGCGTAGTCGCCGAGTTCTTCTGGAGTTATCCACAGATTTGACATCGCGGCCTTTCGTCTTTGTCTGAACGCTCAACGGACTGCGCGTTACACTGTAATTCTATACAGGCAACTCGCAGTCCGTTGTCTACGTGCTTTTTCCTTATGATGTTGGATCGTCTGACGATGCGATGATAAAGTCAATCGCGGCATCGGCGTTGTAGTCCACGTTTCCAGGTGTGTTGTAAGTAGTTGTTGAACCCTGCGAAAGGAAGTCAGTGACTGCCCAACTGTTTGCAGGAACAAGTGCCGTACCAGTATCAGCAGCGGACGTAATTGTTCCGGTTGTTGTTGTGGCGTAGGTGAATGTTGTTGTTGTTGGTACAGTCGCAATGGTGTATGTACCATGAAGAGGTGTGTTGCCGTTTGTACCTGCAATTGTCACGCTGTCTCCTACACGGAAACCATGTGCTGATGAAGTCGTGATTGTTGCTGTTGAACCAGTACGGGCGCTGTTCGAGATCGTTTTTGTAAGATCTGCGTGCCATTCGTAAAAGCCCTTGCGGCCGGTCGGTGCCCATTCGCTTCGTGCATACGAGTATGGACGCTCTGTAGCAACTGGGAATTCCCAGCGATTGTCGAGACCCATGTTGAATGCCTCATTGCCAAGGCCGTATCCTTCAAACGTAGTTGCAAGCATTCCGTTTTCAATGACGCGGTCGCCTGACTGACGAAGCTTGACGTATGGGAAAACCCAGTGGAAGTACGGCATTGTTGCTGCACGCTTTCCATCCTTAACTGCGAATGACCAACATTCAATTGCGACGCCGTTACCAGATGGATCATCTCCAACTGCCGGTGATGACCAACCGATTGATTGGCGGTTAGCAGACGCGAATGTTCCAAGGTTCTTGCGAAGCAAAAGACCACCGGACATAAGGTTAGTAAGTTCTGGGTCTGGCTCGCAAATGGCTACTTCAAGAGTTACTCTCTTTAAAGTGTCAGGTGCTTTGTACGAAACACAGATAACGCCATTTGCTGACTTTTCTGTGATTTCATCGCCTTCCTCGTATTCTGGTGTGAACGACATCCGCATAAATGCCGACGTCGTGTAACTGTCACCTGGGTTGTTAAGCAAGCTGCCAGCGGCATCAAGACGTGTCACACGAATTGATACACCCTGGATACTCGCGGCGTAGTCTTGAGTTGACATTTAAGCTTTCTCCTTGTTAGATATTTTGTTGCTTGTCACTTGTTAATGTCCATTCTACGCTGTCAAATCCACTTTGATTGTCAAGTGAATTGACGGATCAAAGTACGCTACGGCTGCCCGAGTTGCTTTAATCCTCATGTCGTTATCATTACCAGAGACATCATATCCCTGTGCCAAAGTTTCATTTACTACTTCAGACTTTCCAAGATGTGCTTGGACAGTCCCAGTCATGTAAATCCACTTAGTATCGTCGTCACCTTGCATTTGGACGTATCCAGCTGTTGCAGTTGCTGACTGATTGCCTGCAGTGATATCTGCAGTAAAAGTTGTGGTGTTTGTCACAGCTTTTACTGTCCACGTACCGTCAAATGCAGTACCACCTGCGTTTGTAGTTACCTTGAAAGATTCTCCAACTTTCATGTAATGAGCAGATGAAGTAACAATAGTAGCAACGTTTGTTGCAACTGCAATAGTGCTAATGGCAACGTGTGGGCCGTTGCCGCTGTAGCCTGAGCCAATAACGACTGGTGCACCAGAAGCAGTTTGCATATGCTGCTTGTTTGTAGTGTCCATAAAGAGTTGATTGTTACTTGTCAACAAAACAAAAGCATCGCGTGTCAAGTGAACCACGCCGTGCTCTCCGGCAGGCGACTGCTCGCCTGCGTAATGCTCAAGAAGTGAAAGAGCTCTACGAGCTGAGTATGCACTGCCGTGCGCTGCTTCATTGTGAATCACTGTCACGCCAGGCTTTGACAAAAACATATTTGGAAGACCTTCGGCAAGAGCAATTTCACCGTCCCAAAGTTCGTATTCCAACGCTTTTTGAGAAGTAGCTTCGAGCTGCGACAGAACTCGCGCAAAGCGATCTTCACCAGTAAGACTGAATGTTGAGTGGAAGTCTTCTACTTCAATAAAAATTGGCTTAATTTCTCTGTAAAGAGGCGCCGTATGCCTGTCTGCTACAACATATGATGTTGACGATGTTTCGTCCCATGTGCGTACATAGCTCGGCTGCGTGTCGTATTCTTGCGAAAATCCGCGTGTCCATTTGTCTTCAATTTTTTCATCTGCAGGTGCAGAAGGTTTGGCTACAGCAAATAGACCAAATTCAGTTGGTTCAATGTTTGGTGCCGGAAAAATTCCTCTAAAAGCCATATATTTTGGTTCCTAACCTAAAATCTTCACGATGCTTAATTGCTCGCATTGGGGATGCCCATTGCTGGGCACCCCCGTCGCGATACGCTATCAGTATGGTTTAGTACTCAACTGCTGCGGCTGTTGCTCCACCAGTTGTGTCACGGAGGGCTGCTGCCACGCCGTTGACGCTGATTGTGGAGGTAACAACGAGTGACTCAACACCCATCTTCGCAATACCTTCAAAGGTTTCAACGAACATTTTGTAATCGTTGGTTCCTACAAGAGTAGAGTCGCGGATGATTCCAAGGTCCAATGTTCCACCGTCAAGGAACAAGAATGTTCCTTCAGCGAAGAGGTACCATGTGAATGTGTCTGGGAACTCAAGCATTGCTGCGGCGCCTTGTGAGCCGAAGACGTTGAGGTCGGAGCTGAAAGTAATGTTTACGCCGCGTGATGCGAGGTATCCATCAATTTCACCAGCTGCACTCATTGTGCTGTCGCCAGGAGCTGCCAACGTAAGGTCGGCAACCATTGCGTCTTTGATCCATGATGGAGCAATTACTCGCAATTGTTGTGCTGGGTCGAGACGATGACGGCTACGCATTGCTGTTGCTGAACGGCCAACTTGAACCAAGAAGTCGCGAGCAACACCGATGAGGCTGGTGCTTGTGACTGCTGTGGATCCTGCGGTTAGCTTGCTTGCAAGATACTGCTCAGCTTCGCGAGCGTGCTGTACAAGAGCAAGTTCGTTGTGTCGAGCAATCAACTCTGGGTATGCACGTGTCATCAAGTTACCGAACTTCAATTGCAAGGTAACTGCGTCGGTTGCAACAGTTGTTTCTGTTGCTGCTGACACTGTCAAACTTGCTTTTGTTGCTGGGTCTGGTGTACCTGCTGCATCGTTTGCAGCTGTCCATACGTCAACAGCGTTTGCGTAATCGCTGAGCACTGGAGGAAGAATATAGCGGATACCGCCACGGTCTGCCGAAAAGCGCGGAAGCGAGTCGCGGATTGGGCGCTCAGTTGTTCCAAAACCAAAGATGTCATACTTGACCTCGAATGGTGTGGAATGGCCACCGGAAGCAACGAGTGCTGCTGGTGAAGTGAGTGCCTTAATCTTTGCTACGTTGCTGTCTGTGTCCTGTGAAAGAACACGTGACTCTGGATACTGTGTTGTGAATGATGCTACGATGTGTTGCTCACCGTCGCCACCCTTAACACGGCGAAGACCGTGCAAACGTGAAGACATGGCTGCTGCAACTTCGTTAGCGTCACTGATGCTTGCACCGGCCGTGTATCCTGGAATGTCTGCACCTGCGGTGATTGTCACCGGAGCTGCTTCTGTAACCTGGATAGGTCGACGGTCGGCTGGAGCTTGGATTTCTACTTCCATGCTCTCGTTTTCTACGGCGGCGGTCATTGTTTCTGCCTCCTGGCCTTCCTGCTCCACCTCTGGAGCAATTGAATTTTCTTGTGTTGTGCTTGCTTCGGCTTCTACTGAAACATCGGCAACAAGTTCTACTTGTGCTGGTGCCTCAACAGCGACTTCTGCTGTTTCTACTTCTGTAGTCGAAAGTTCTGCTACTTCCTCAGTCGCAGTTGATGCCTCTGCCATTGGAGCTTCTTCTTCTTCTTCTGCTGGAGTTGGAATTTCTTCCTCTTCCATTGCAGGAGCTTCTGTTTCTTCTTCCATTGCAGGGTCCATTTCTTCTGCTTCGCCCTTGACTCGCATTGCGGCTTCAGACGCACGTGCGGTCAGCTCTTGTGCAAGAGCCTCCCGGCGTGACGCTTCTTCGCGTACGATGTCAAGCATGTCTGCAAGTGTAGTCATGGTATCTACTGATTGTGTGGTAGGAGCTTCGCCTTCGACCGTCTCGAACTCTGACACAATAGCAGATTGCAGCTCGATGACTTGTTCATCGGTCAGCTCTGTAATTGTGTCGAGCATTTGCTTGATACGGTCCACTGTCCCTCCTTCGGGCCAGTCATGACATTCCGCTTATCGGAACGTCTCGGGTTTCTGTCCAAGGAGAGGGACTCATACTCGCCGAAGCGTTAGAGGCACTCACCTATGTTTTATAGTAACATAACTAACTGTATAGTTATGTTAAAAGTCTTAATAGAGTACTCATCTCAGAAGAGACCTCACTCTGTGAATACATGTCTCCGCCAGACTGGTAGTTCTTTAGCTTCTTAGTTACTTCATCAGCATCTTTTTGCCCAATTTTCTTTTCAACTCTTTTGACCATTTCGTCAATCAAGTTTCTAAGAACTGGGGGAAGATCGCTGTACCTGACCTTTTGAGCGTCTGCACCAAATGCAAGTGGAAGATTAGAAATCACTTGACCTAGGGAACGGGCCGTAGATCTAACGCTTTCTAGCGCTGTAGCGTCAAGTGCGCCCGAGTCAAGCCTGTCAATTACGCCTAAAAGGTCTTGCGCAGCAGCAATAGCTGCGTCGTAGTTTCCAGCATCATCTAGGCCTTCTGCACTCTCTACTTTTTCTACTACGTCTTGAAGCCCAGAGGCGCCAAGGTCGTCCTTTAATCGAGCAAGTACCGTACGGAACATGCCTTTTGAGTCTCTTGGTTGGTTAACTCCAGAGACATACTTCTGCGAAAAAACTGCTTCTACGTTTGTGGTTTTTTCTGCATTTTCACTAGTTACGGCCATGGTCGCTAAAAGCCCCTCCTTGGCAGAGGCAACTCGTGCTCTAATCTCTGCGGCATCTTCCTGAAGTACTGAGGCTTCTTTCCACTTATCTGGGATCAAGTCTGCTTTGTCAAGTCCACGTGCTCTACGCACGATGTGCCTACGAACTGCTGAGCGTTTGTTTGGCTTAGAACGTCCATACGCTTGTATTGCATTCTTTAGATCATCAACGTTGTCAATTGGGTACGAGCCGTCTGGAAGAGCTTTCTTTTCTGCGGCAAGCTTCTGGCGCTTTTCTCGTGAAATGTATCCGAGTGTCTCCAGCTCTTCTTCGGTTACCTCATCTGCGTATATCCGATTGGCAAGTTCTTTGGCCTTAGCAGTTAGCTGCGCATGCTTAGCTACTTTTGCATCAGCCATTCGCGAACGAAGAGCGTCAACTTCTGCATTAAGAGACAAACGCTCTTTGCTTTCTAAAGTCTCAATGCGTTGTGAGAGCTCAGTAAGCGGATCGTTTTTCATCTTTGCAAGAACAGCAGCACCGGCTGCGACAAGTGCGTACACTTGGCCAGAGGCTACTCGAGCTCGTGCAATTGGGAAACCGGGAACGTTTACTTGGCAAACAGCAACAAGCTCGAGTTGGCCTCCGATTGGTCGCCAGTCGCCTGACGGTGCCGATGCACGGAGTGCTCGGATTTGCTCAGGAGATGCGCCTGGGCGCAAACCGCCAGCAACCCAAATACCGAACTGATCTTCACCAGCGTGAACATCAGCAATAGCAGAACCGGTGTCGTCGTAGTGGCGAGCCGCGTCAACTGCACTTGCTTCCAGAGAAGCATGTCCACCTGCGAGTGTGAGCTGGCCGACTGGGTAGTCTTTGCCGTCATCTGCCCTAATCACGCCAGTGTGGAAGTAAGCGTATCCACTACGGCTCTTTGGTGCTCGTGTTCCGCGAGACATCCCAATATGATCAGTTTGCCAAGATGCGATGTGGCCAAACACACGGCCGAGATCGTCTACACTAAGCGGCGTTGGTCCTTTAAGCTTTGGGTTTTCAAACCAATCTGCTGGTGGGACAGTTGGAATTGCCCCGGCTAAAATGCCACAAGCTACGAGTGACTGCGCATCGATTGGATCAATGTCATCATCGATGTAAATTCCGTCTGGAAGTGCTTCCATTATTTCCTCCTGGTTATTGCCGTATTCTTCTGAGTTGACAATATATATTGCGCACTCTTCAAACGCGGGCTTAGGTACTATGGTAACCGCCATTACTCTTGCTTGAGTTATGTTGATTTTGTCTCCGCCAATTTTCTTTGCTTTCTTTTTTGTTTTTGCAAGTTCAATATCGGCTATTTTTTCTTCTTTTTCTTCTTCTTCTTCTTCAGCTTCAAACTTGTCAAGATCGGCTGAAACTCCACGGATAAATCCTTCACGAACCATTCTTTCGGCTTCTTTACCGTGAGGGCTCGTGTCAAACACACCAGTTCCTAGGCCAATTCCGCCATCAATTCGTTCCATGTGGTCAATCCTGCCGACAACTACTGATCCGTTATGACCGTCTGCTGTTTCTATTTGCCACAAAAGCGGCAGTGGAAGTTCTCTGATTGTAATAGCTTTATCATTAAATATACGGCCATCGCCAGTTTCAACACCTTCTGGTATTACAAGAGGTATTGAAAACTTAGCGCCTGTTGACGCTGGTTGCACAGTGTTGCTATTGATTTCATACGCACCGGCAGCTAAGATAACCCGGTTTCGAGCGCTTTGGGCCGTGGCTTGTAGGAATAGTTTCTCGAGGATGACATCTTCACTAAGTAACGTAGCTTCTAGCGCAGCACTGCCACGGATGTTCTTTTTACCGATGTTGTATTTGCTGCCTGGCCAAAAGCCTGTTGCTTCTTTATGGCGCAATGCGCAATAGCCTTTAGCACGAGGACCCATGTATTTCATTAAGTGACGATAGCAACGAGTCCAGTCTCCAGGAGTATTCCAACGAATCTTTATAGCGCCACGACCGTATAGCCAATAATGACGTAGCTTCTCTGCGTTTCCTCTGTTCCTATCTAGTCCACCTTCTGCGAGCAACGCCGACGCAACTATCCCATCGAGCTGTTGCAACGTGCTGTCAAGAGCATCTCCACTTAGCGGCACGACTGGAGGAGGAGTTGCTGAGGTAAGGTCCGCTAGTATCTTGTCGTCTTGAACCCATTTGCTGTCAGCACGCTTGAAAATTGTTGGCACTACTGATTTGCTATTCGCTGGAATAAGGCAAATAAGATCAAAAACCGCTGAAGGATCTTCTGGCGATACGATTGCCATGTACAACGGCTGAACATCGCTGGTCTCTGGCGTTAGTGGCTCACCAATACCTTGAGGCTCAGGCTTCGCTACTGCGTCTGCCGGTGCTGACCCTCTAATTGGGTTGTAGTACAAATTGTTTTTCTTGTTTGACCCAGCAAAAAGTTTTTTTGTAAGCGGATGATCACGTAAGTCGGCTTCACGGAACTCGTACTTAGTGCCAGTTTCTTTTTCTCGCTTTTTGTAGTAATCTTCTCTTTCTTTAGCGTAATCATCTTTAGTTTTTGCAACAGGTCGCCCAGTTTCTGCTGAAGTGTCGCTGCCTGCGGCATCACGCTGTTGCTTTACCCACGCTGGGAAGTTATACAAAATACTTTGAAGATCATTTGGAGTCAACGCTGGCAAAGTTCCCGGTATCTTTGCGTTAGGCCTATCAATTGGCGTCCTAGGCTGACCAAGAATTCCTGAAGTGTCTAACGGTGCGCCAGTAGATGGTCCACCCTGTTGAACGTCTGGGTTTTCAAATGAAGATTCATCTTGAGTCTGAGTAGCAGGCACTTGCACCGAAACGCCCGAGTCTAGCTTTACTACAACGTTCCCGCTCGCACCGTCGATGCCAGTGATAGCTCCACGAGTTGTTGAGTCGCCGTTGACAACAACGCGGCCACCCATTTTAGAAAACTTGCCGCCTTTATCGCGGACTTGCTTTCGTGCTTTTGCTGAACGTTCCTCTGGTGTGTACCCATCGTCTGGCCCAGCGGTAGTTCCGCCAATTGATTCTTCACCGGCAGCTGTAATCGCGTCAATGAAATCCCAGTCTACTTCTTCTTTGCCTGACGCGTATACTTCATATTCTTCTGGGTCAAGACTTGCCACAGATATTTTTGTAAAAGGATTCTGCTGCAGTTGTGCTGAAATAGACAATGCAGATTGGTGATCAATTAGATAGTGCTCTGCCGAAGCATCAGAGTACTCTGGCTCATCTAGTGTCCTATCACAGGAAAAAATGTCGTTATCAGTCTGGCCTAGGTTGTCCCAACCTTTTGAGTCCCAGACAGAAACATCTCCTTCTTCACTGACTAAATACAGTCTGTCAATAGTGTCGTCTGCTCGTGATACACGAACCGCAAACGTTGGTCCTCCCTCATTGGCAAGACTTGCTTGCTTAAACGCAGCGAGGTCAGCATCGTACGACATTGAAAGCGCGTACAAATCTGTCTCTGTTGATACGTTTATGTATCCTGCTGACGTAACTGCATTTTTATTTTCACGTTCTACGATCGCTTGAGCCCAGCGCCATGCAGCGTCTCCACCCCAAAGCGCCCAGGCAATTCTTCCTGCTGAAGGATAGCCTTTTTCGTCTACTCGGTATCCTGCGCCTTTCTTGTCAACTTCGTGACGAGGAAAGTACTTTGCAATATGCCTTACTTTCTCAAGTCCGATTTGTCCGCCTGCAGCAAGAGTCCTCGCGCTGTTTACACCGACAGGTGTTCCGCCACGTTTGTGCTCTTTTCTCCATGCAAGACCGCGCTTTGCTTCTTCTTGTGCAGCTTTAGGTATTGTGTACAATCGCGCTGAAGCAGTAAGAGACTGAACTCGTAGATCGGCAAGAGCGCCATGAGCTAATTCGTGTGCCACGCTGTCTGCTGAGATGTCTTCTTTTGCCCAGGGCATAGCGTATGACAGACTTTCAATAGATCCTGTCGCATCGACTGTATTTGTAGCGGTGTCGATGATTACTCCACTACTTCCATCAGTAAATAGTAAGTAATTCCCAGAAGTTCCAAAAAGGTTAATCATTGCTGTTATTTGTACCTTTCGCATCATCAATTGGTCCGCCAGTTACCCAAGCATCACAAGTTCTCGTGGCGGCGCATTTGAAGTCAAACGCTTCGCAATATCCAAGCTGTGCAGCATCAATAGCGTCCCAGGCGTCGGAAGAACTAGATCCACCCTGTGAAATACCTGTAGCGATGCATTCTTTCATTTTAGTAGTAACTGTGAACATTACACAGTTACCGCATAGACTTGTCTTAGCTTCTTCTGGCTTAATTGACCAAAGCGACGCTTTGTTTTGCCAGAAAGCTTCATTTGGCTCTTCAGGATTTAATGGCCCGTACCCCGCTCTATTGATCGCTCTTTTGCGATTTTTTAGATTTATTCCAATATCCTGTGTCGCTGGTGGGCAAGCGTCTGGCGCCGCAGCAGTGACAGCGTTTTCTTTTTCGTACAACACGGCTTGCTCGCCGTTTGCTTCTTTTTTGTCAAATTCTTCTATAAATGAAATATCAACTGGCTCATTTACTAAGCTAGGGTCGTCAACTTCTTCAAAAAAAGTTTCTCTAATTCGCGTCCAATTTCCGTTATCGCGAATGTATGTCATTTTCTTATCAACGCTTGAAAAGACTAGGTACTCGACGACAGCGTCATCTCCCATGATAGCGTACAAAACGTCGCCTTCTTTTAGCGCTTCAGGCCACTTGGTTTTTTGCTTACTATTTTGCTCTACCATACTATAGTGCCTCGTCTGTCGTTGGTCTTACTCACAGCAACTTGTGCTGTTCGGAAGGGCTCAATCCTCTTATCTTATACTCTATACCACGGCTTGAGAATATACCAATACTTTTTTCAGTGTCAAAAATTAGTCCCGTTTTTAGATCTAATGGAAAGTACATTCCGCCTAGTGCTGTCATTGCCATGACTGCTATTTGCTTTCCGCCTTGCCCGTTGCTTATTGCTTCTTTTCTTATAGAATACACTACTCTAGTTGATCCTATGTCTTCTCCAGAAGTCATTTCAAGAATTGCTGGAGACGCGATGTAGTTATTAGTTTCCATGCGCTCGATGAATGACGATAGATTTGCTGGAATGTTTTCTAATTGCTGACCAGCAGACGTCATAGGGTCTGTTACGTCTTTCATTCCATCCAACGCTGTAACTACAGCAGCTCGTGAAGCAAGCGTTATCGGCATTCCTGCAAGTTCAATTAGTTTTGCTATAGCAGAACTTTTAGATATCGTTTTATCAGCTAATCCTTTTTTGATACTTTCAATAGCTGCTATTTGCTGTGTTTCTTTCGGGTATTTTTGAACTCCAAGAGGTACGTACTGCTTGCTAGTCCAGTCTGGTGCATCTGGAACAGGCAGTCTTAGTTCCGTTATAGTTGCTGCCAGGCCGCTATCAGTCATCACGTTCGGCTCACTTCCCCAAGAATAGTCACCTGTAGAAATTGCCGGGTACTGCCAAAGTGTCCCATCTGGGTGCCGAACGATCAACATGTCACCGTCTTTTAGCAGCATGTTAGGGCTAGTAGCGTGCCTAGTAGCTAGTACAACTGATCCTTCAGGTGCCGGGTAGTACGTTATAGTTTTTTTGTTGTACGACGAGCTTGGGCCCTCAAGAGATGTTGAGGCCGCTTCTATTGTAGCAACATACTCGTTAAAGTTAACTGGCTCAGCGTCAATACTTTCCAAATAATTATTAAATAATAAAATGTTATCTTTGCCAGCAGAATTACTTTGTATGATGTCCTGAGTTCTTTTTGATCCAGTTTCAACAATAACTTCTTCCACGTCTCTTCCGCCAATTTTGCTGATATTCTTTTGAGCTAGCTTTTTTAGCAAAGACTCACGCACTAACCGCGACACTGACATGTGCTTAGCATCATCAAGAGACGCGCCGTGTTTTGTCATGAATTCGTGCGTGTACACTCCAATGTTGCTAATAATGTCTTGCGACTCTCTTCTTTCGCCATACTTATCGTCCCTGTTCGCGTATATATCTATTCTTTGGAGCAGATTTCGTGCATTAAATGCTATGGCTGCGTCTTCTTCTCTAAATGGAGTTCCGATAGAGCCCACGAAGTCATCTGCTGGTGTAAGGAATACATAGTCGGCGCCGCCAGTGCCCATATCCTCGTTAGAAGACATTCCAAAAAACTGCCGACCTTCTTGATAACGGCTGACTGTAGACATAAGTCCGCCGGCTTCTATCAACTTCATAAGACCTTCAGCAATTACATCAGCTTTTTGACGTGGAGTCATGCTATGGTAGTCAATGTAGCCTGGCTTTTTTTCGTTTTGTTTTTCATAATCTTTTATATACGCGGAAGTGAATATGCTGTGGTTCATGTACTTGACACCTGTTGACTTTTCTATTTCTATTGCAACATCCTCTGGAATACGGTACTCAATATGGCCAGTAGAGCTCACTGACACAGTTACATCGCTAGGCGACACGCCCCAGTCAGCTTTAATCGTGTCTAGCATTCTTTGTCTTTTCCCCTGCGACTCAGCGTTTTGAGTTGCATCTGTCATTTTTCCAAAAAGGCTAAGAAATCTATTTTCTACCGCAATTTCTAGGTCTTTTTGGGTTGTCGGTCTCGGATCTCGCACTCCGCCTAGTCCTAGCGCATCTGTTATTTCAGCATTTGTCGCATCCAACGGAAGATCAATGACAACTTGGTTATGAAGAGCGTTTGGTGCACGAGCACTGGTGCTCAGATATAGTTCTTCTTGATTTGGGTCGTCAGACGCTTGGACAAAAGTAATTGTAAATGGTCTTTTTTGATCTTCTACGGTACCTAGGTCTTCTGAATCCCACACATAGGAAACTCCTTCATCAAATTGCCACACAGCAGTGCCGCTGTCTAGAACAATGTCTTTATTGCTATTCAGAAAAGAACTTGGCATTTTCACTACATCTCTTCTATAGTCAGGATCTTTAGCAACACGATTGCCAAAAGCGACACCAGCCCACGAGGTAAGCGTGTACCGCAGTCGCAGTTTTCTTTCTCCATTTTCGTCTACAACTGTTGATGCGCGTACTTCCAGATCTTCAATATCACCGCTATCAACCATCGCAGATATTGCAACCTCTTGACTTCCGCTTGCGCGCTTCTTGTTTACGACAGCCTGAGCAGCAGCCATAAGACTTGGAATTTCTGCAAAATTTGACTTGGTAAAGTCTTGTTCAACGTCTGGAATAACTCTAGGTCTGCCTGTTCTTTCAATTATCTTACCAAGTCCCGAGTATTTTTCGTACCCAGCTTCTATTTGGAGTTGTCTTTGATCGATCGCGTCAGAGTCTACTGTTTCAAACCAACGGGCAATAGGTGAGTTGCCGATTTTGTCAGAGCTATCTATGTAGTCGGTTAGTTGATCTTCTAGTGATGCCGACATAGAGTGATCTTTTTCCCACCTATCAAGCATTGATTTTTTAGCATTACTTGACTCTAGAGATTGCGTAATCATCGCCGCAAGTTGCCCCGCATCGAACTCTCGGTCTAATGCAATGAGGCTATAAAAGGCTTCTTCAGCTTCAAAGTATTCATCTAATGTTGATATGCCTTTTTTGGAAGCTAAGCCACTAGGTAGAGTTTCCATTTTTTCTATGTCTAGGCCACTCCAGTCTCTAACTGGCTTTTCAACTGGTGTTTTTTCTGACAGCTTTAAGATTTCTTCAATGTTGTTATTAAGCGACGGATGAAGCATTCCTTGGCTATTCATTTCCTTTATTTGGTCAGCCGTGAACCAGCCAACTTCTGAGGTTTCATTATCGCTAATCTGTACTTGCTTAACGTTGTCATCTGATGCATCAATAATAACTGTTCTGTACGTCCAATCAGGTTCTATTGGATTTTCATAAGTAAGCGCAGTTGTTTCTCTGCCTTTGACTAGTGGATGCGACAATTCAACACCAAGTTCTTCTAGTATTTCAGCTCTTCCCGTAGTCCCACCGCGCTCGGCGTTGAACTGTGTCCCGTGCGCACCGCCTGGATAAGCCCACTTACCACCTCCAGATGAAATCCAATCTGCGCGCTTTCCAAGTAGGTACTGCACCTCGCCGCCAGCACCTTGCTTGCGCAATAAGACTCCTTCAGCACCCCAGCGACCCCAATAGCGCTTGCCAGATTTAGCAAAGTAGTATCCGTCGCCGTCCTTCGCATCTTCGCTCCCCATTGGGGCAAAGAATGGAAGCACTGGTGGTTTCAATGATCCATTTTTGAGTTTTTCAACGTCATCAAACACTGTACCATTGGCGATAGTGACACCATCGCTGTCTACTGTCAAGGCTGCGCCACGCCATCTTCCTGGCCCTTCTGGTACCCAATCTGGTGCTTTTGGTCCGTATTGCTCGAACACCGGTTCGTTAAGATCAGAACGGACAGCATTGATTTTTTCAATCAATCGCGTATTGCGTTCTTTAGATGCTTGCTTTATTATTTCAAACTTACGATTGTACTTTCGATTGTCTCTAAAAGCTTCTGCAAGCCACGTAGCGTGCCCGAATGCGATAGGGTATTTTCCATTGGCAAGATCCAGTACCGGGATCCAGACAGCACCAGTAGCGTCGTCGCCTGCTGTCACTTCTACCTTGTCGCCATCGACTTCATACGCCACAGCTCCTACGCTCATTCCTTTTACAAAACGTGGGTCCCAATCTGGTGAGTCAAGAACTGTGCCGAGGTCAGTGCGCTTGATCGCGTCTGCGGCTACTATGCCGACTTCTTCGGCCATTTCCCTATCCGCTGTGTCAGCGAATGACTCTTCGCCGTCTCTAAATCCACCAGGCAAAGCCATTGCTCCACGGAACGGACCGTACTCTCTTGAAATCATTAGTACTTCAAAACCGTCAGCGCCTTTGCGGTAAACGACTGCGTCTGCTGCTTGTCCGTGGCTAGTCTTTTTTAAGGAAAAACTATTAGTTGCCTGCTCAACATCGTCCTTGTCAAAGCTCTCATCAAAGTACGCATCTAATGATACGCGCGCATCGTCAGCAGCAGCTGCAAGCTCGACGCTTGGTTTTGCATTGGCAACTGTGGGTGCTGTTTCTTCCGGTGCGTCTACGTCAGGATTCCATGGTGGAGGTGCTGGTATTTCTTCTGCTTTAGGTGCTTTTGCGTTAGGAGTGCTGACAATTTCAACTGCTATTTCTCTGTACGTTTCAGGCAAAAATGAATATGCTTTATTCGGCTTAGTGCGCTCGGTAACAGAAGTGACCTTAAATGTCAATCCTCTTGGCAGCAAAATCTCTTTTTCCTTCTTCTGTTGACCAGCCTGAATAGCTGTATTGTTTGCTAGCATTTTTGTTCCGCTCGGAACAGTTATTGCTAAGACTGTTGCTGTTTCATCAGTGTTGGTAAAGGTCCGTGCAACATCAGATTTAATGCTTGTAGAAGAGTACCCAAGATCGTCAAACACGTCGCCAGGTTTTACGCCATCTGGGAAGAGCTTATCTGCATCGTAAATGCCTCGGAATACGATTACATTTCCTGGCAATTCAACACCAGCAACATCGAAAATATCGTCAATAGATTTGATTACGTTTTCAATAGTATCTTTGTCATTGGTAAGCCACAGCCGCTTCCCACTACGTAAAAAGTTGTTAACGGCTATTGAATCCGAGCCAAAATAAGACTGTACTCTGTCCCAATCTTTTTTAGTAAGTGTGCCTTTATTGAACGCTTGTTTAGCCGTGGTGTAGTACTCTGCGAGTACGTCAACAAAGTCAGAATTTTTTATGAATTCTGCTTTTGATGCTTTGCTTTCTTCAGGAGCCTCGGTAGCCCCTTGCGGGGCCTCAGCTTTTGGGAGGTCGCCGCCTGGCTCTTGTCTATCTTTTTCGGAGCCGTCCCACGCGGTTTCACCACGTTTTTCGAGCATGTCTAGATGAATTCTAGTTTGCTCTTCTATTTGCTTTGGCTTTTTGTTTTCAGGAACGCTTCCGTTGTCAATCCATGGTTCACGGTCGCCGGGCTCGATGACGGTAAGAGTGCGGCTATTCTTAGAGACTCGCGCAACTCCTGGACCCCACTTGCCTTTCTTTACCTTGGCAGGATCTCGTGGATCAATGTCATATCTAACATTGACGTTAATCCAGTCGTTTTCGTTGTACGAATCAACTGTTCCAGAGAATCCCCACTTGTCGCGGACTCGAGTTCCGAGGCGAATAAACTTTCCATTCTTTGAAAAGCCAACTGGTCGGCCTTTGCTGTCAACTGCATCTCTAGGTGGAAGTCCTTTCCCAGTCGGGCGCATATAGCGCTCTCCCGTAAGCACAGATTCGAGATCTATCATTGTCTGCCGGTAAGTCCACATGTCAAGAGCTTCTTCAGTATTTGAGTCGCTATCTGGGAACTCAGCAATCATTTGCTGAAGCTTGGTTGTAGCCTCTGCTTGCGTAATGCTTCCATCCTCAAGATCTTTTTGAAGTTGCTTTAGATCTTTTTGCGCTTTCTTTACTTTATTCTTTGCGCCTGTCTTAAGGTTGTTTTCGCCTTCTGGATCAGTAAGTGAATCCGCATAGTCGCTTAACTCGTTAAATGAATCTTCTAAATCTTTTGCCTGCTGCTCTGCTGACGGCGCTTCACCGCCAGGCCCAAATGGATCGTTAGTTCCTTCAACAGCTTCTCCAACACTTTCTATTGTTTCAGCAGTTTCAGCTACTTCATCGTCAACATCAGGAGAAGTTGTTGGCGCACTTGAATCATCTTCACTTGCTGCTGTAGGTGCTTCTGGTGCTTCTGGTGCTTCTGGTGCAACAACCACGCCGTCAACAAGTCCCATAATTTCTGGGTCATCTGATTTTACCCAACTATCAATCCAATTGAGTGAGCCAGGGTCAAGAGTTTTCTTGGCTCGAGTAACGCCAACGTACGCGAGGTTGAGCTCAACTGGGGTTGGCATAATCCAATCGGCATCTTCGCCGCCGTCAGACTTCTTCGGCTTTCGTGGCCCAAAGAAGTCGTTGCCCATGCGAACTTCGTCCCACTCGGCGCCTTTGGCTTGGTGAACTGATGAAACAACTACGTCTACGTATGACGCCTCTGCGACTGTTTCTGGTGCAAGAACTTTTTGAAGTTTTTCAAGTCCTGCTTGGCGAGCTTTGTCTGTTTTGGCTGGAATAATCCAAGCTTTGCGGTCACCGTCATATTTTGCTGGACCACCATTGGCTGTTTTTATTTGATCTTTTACACCGTATGTGCTTCCTCTAAGAACAATTGCATCTTCTTCAACTGAGAAAGTAATGTCACGGCCAACATCTCCTTCAACGCCTGGTGACAGGTCGTCTGGAAGATCAGGAAGAGAGCCGTCATCGACAACTTTTGTATTGACTTTGCCTTTAAGTACTTTGACGCGGCTGGCCAATGACTTAAGTTCTTCGAGTCCAAGTTGTTCAACGTCGTCAACTAAGATTCGTGTCTTGCGGCTAAAGTCGCTGTCGCCTTCCTTAGCGGCTTCGTCGACAATTTCTGCCCAATTCTTGTATCCGCGGAGTTCCTCTGGAACCCGCATTGGGCGACTTCCCCGCGTGGCCTCTGGTGCTTGAAGCCAGTCAACAGCTATGATGAAGTTATCTAAGTCTGCTTTGAAGCCTTTTGTGACTCCAACTATTCTGTCGTTTAAAAGTTCAGTGCGCACTTCTCTAAATGCGCCAGCGTTTGAACGAACAAGCACAGCTTGAGCGTTTTTCATAGACCCAGCCGCAACTATTTCTCCAGGGAACTTGCCTGCTCCCTCAACAGCAAAAGTCTTCTTTTCGCCGAGGAACCGTTCTTTAAACCGTAGATACCTGTTTGCGTTTCTCGCGATTACTTCGCCAAAACGATATGACTTAGTAAGAGGAAGATCGTGCTGAACTGTTACTTTTTGTAGCTCATCTTCTGCGCCCATGAACTGGTAGATAGCTTGGTTTTCGTCGCCAACGTAGACTTTTTGGGCTGTCTGTGCTGCAATAACACGGCCTAAGACCGGGTTAATGTCTTGCGCTTCATCCATAAAAATAACGCTTGCTGGAGTCTTAAGCCCGCCACTGTCATCTGATAGATCTGGGTTTGAAAGCGCCCACATCTTTTTCATGTGCGGAAAGCTAAACAGCATTTTTCCGTTTTCGCTTAAGATGTCTGCCCACCATCTTTCTGCGGCCTCAACAAGCTTTGGTATGTCTGAAGCTTCTACTGCATCGGAGTCAAAATGCTGTGGTCCTATTTCTTTATCAGCACTGATGGTAAATTGGTAAATTGCCTTACGCAATTCTTTGACAGACTCTGACACTGGCAGTTTTGCTGGCTTGCCTTTATTGTCCATTCCAGTCATCGCTGGAACTTTAAGATGAGTAGCTATGTCACTAGGGCTGTAAAGCGTATCTTTTGCGCCCTTTTTCTTATGCAACTTTGGAAAGTTCAGTTTTGTCCAGTTGACTGAAATAGAGTCAGCGGTGCGTACTTCAACATTTGATGGCATCGATTCACGAGCTTCAGCGGCAACTGTAGCGTTAAAGGCAATGTACGCCACGCGCTCTTTTGGCTTGTGCTTTTGTAGTCGTCGTGCGAGGATCTTTAGTGTGCTCGTCTTGCCCGCGCCAGCGGCTGCGCGAATAACAATGTCGCCGCCAGTAAACAAAGCTTCAACTACTGCCTGCTGCTGATCGCTTGGACGGAATTCATCGTCTGGATCTTCAATTCCTGGAATAAACGGAGGCTCAACGCCGTCCATCTCTGGGATTTCTTCTGCTTCTAGCGTGTAAGCGTCTCCCGTAGAAGAATCTCCTGTATGAAGACCTTCTGGATCTACAAAGTCTGTACCACCAGGAGTTGCTGCCTTGATAAGGTCATCAATTGACGGGACGTTGCAGTCTGGGTCGTCAATTGCTGCGATAAGAGCTGCGATACTTGCAACTGTTCCACCACGACAATTCCATGCTGCGGCAATTGCTTTTTGTATTTCATAGTTAGCTAGCTCATCTTTGAACTGTGCACTTCTTGCCTCAAACTCGGCCATGTTGCTTTGGTAGCTGTCACCCGCATCAAGAACGCTGCGGAGCGACGTGTCTCCACCGTCTGCTCCGGCTGCGTAGTCAATAAGAGAGTTTAAGACGTTTGACGTTGCTTCAGAGTCGGCATCTGCAGTGTGCCACCCGTCTCCAAGTTCAACGCCAAAGTGAGATGCAAGGTCGCCTAGTCGGTGGGTATCTGGCCCACTCGGGTCTCCAGTCTTAATTTGATCTTTGTTTACGTGATGAGCTGCAGCTTTCTTTGATGCAATCACTGTTTGCGCAAGCTTGAGAGTGTCAATAACTCCACCGGTTGGCGCGTACTCTAGTCCTTTTTTGCCAAGCGTTTCATTCATAACGCCAAGGTCAAATGGAGCGTTGTGTGCTGCTAAAATCACATCTTGGCCAGCCCATTCAATGAACTGCCTATGCGCTTCGCCTTTGTCCAGTGCCGTGGCAAGTTGCTCATCGGTTAGTGGAGTGCCGTCTGCGCCCTTAAGGTTATCGCGCGACCAACCGCCAAGAGGCTCTTCTGGATTCATGAACAAGTTGAAACGGTCAACTATCTGACCATCAACAACTTTTACTGCGCCAAGTTGCGCTGGTTGGTTGCTGCTCTTGTCGCCTGTCTTCTTGTCTGGGAATCCAGTTGTTTCGTAGTCAAAGAATACGATTGTTTTTCCACGTAGGATGCTGCGAACTTCGTCCCAGCTTTGAGCTCCAGAGAGTTCATCTGCGATTGAGCCAGTGAAAGCGGCAGGCTGCGGCTTGGCAGGCGCGACTGGTCTGTGTAACGCTGGTGCGTCGCCTTTAGCAGGAAGCTGTCCGCCTCGTGTTGCCATAATGACTGTGTTTTCGTTCCACTGCTTAACTTGTGACTCGTGGCCAGGGAAGTATCCTTGAACGCTTACCTTGCCTTTCTTAGTATCTGCATCAGTGAATATGCGCTCAATAACGAATGAATCGCCGACTGTGACATCGCCTGCTTGAAGATCCTTAGAAGCAATGCCCATTTCTGAAGCAATTGATTGTGGCTCACCGAGAACGTCTGTAGGCTCTTCAAAGCCAAAACGATCCATAATGTATTGACGACGGTTTAGCAACCGCTCCTTGAGAAGTGCAGCATCGTCTGGGCTTGTGACAACCGAGTCAATAATTTCTTCAATTCTTTCTGGCGTAAGGTTAGCAACTTTTTGCGCGCTTGCTTTGATTTGATCATCGCTCATTGTGCCAAATACGTTAGCTGCTTGCTCGTTAACATCTGGATCGCGCATGCTGTCGAGCTCGTCAACAGTGTCACCAAACCATGGCTTTGGCTTGCCTTGAGCTCGCCACATCAGCGCGCCGCCTGGATCAACTCTTACTGGCTCGCCGTTTGCATCTGAAACAACGTTGTCATAGACCATTCCAACAATGTCGTAGTTAGCAAGCCACGCGTCAACTGCGAAGTTGTCTTGGACTTTCTTGACGTATTCATTGTCTCCGCCATACACTTTTTCTTCAAAGTTTGGTGTAGCACCATCAATCAACGGAGTGACTAAATGCAACACTCCGTCTTTTTCGCCAAAACCAACTTCAGCGGCTGGCACTCCAAGCTCTTTGTAGAAGGCCGATGCAAGAGCTTCATTGTCCGCATGAGACTGTGACCTTGCTTGTTTAATGTAGTAGCTGTTCCCGGCTGGGTCGTCATAGAATCCTCCAGGGTTAGACCCTGCTTGATTGCCAACCTGCGTCCAACCAGAAATGTCTCCGTGCTGCGTTGCTTCGGAGAATTGCCCTGGCGCTGGCAGCGCGCTTTGCTCATCTGTTTGATTGCCACTATCAACTTTACGAATACGGACAACGTAATCGTCATTACGCGTCTTGCCAAGCTGCGACGGTTGCCGCGTTACTTCAATAACTTCAAATGAACCAAATGCAATATTTTCGCGCTCGTCTGGGAACCAAGAAACGGACTCAGCTGAAATAGTATCTCCGTCGCCCGGATCTAGTTTAAAGATTACTCGTTCAATTTTTTTGTCAGTAGGCGAATACGCTATGTCGCCAAATGTCCCAGTTTCTAACGACTGCGCGGTAAATGAACGCGGGTCCATGTCAAATCGTGATCCAGGTACTGTGTACTTCTGAAACTCGCTCGAGCCTTCCGCTACGCCGATTGACCTCCACAATGGAGCAGTATTCGGGCGGGAACTTGCTTTGACAAGTCTAAAAAATGCTGCAGCGCTTGTTTCAGCGGACAGATCGTCTTGTCCATCGGCGATAGCTTTCTTGCCAGCTACGAACTCTGGAAAACCACCATACTGTAGAACGAACTCGTCATAGTCGTCTTGCGCAAGAGTTGGGTTTCCACTCCTTCGTTCAAACGAACTAAGAATTTCTCGCCTAAATCCTTCAAATCGTGAGTCGCTTTCAATGGAACTTCCTCCATCAAGCGACATCATCATTCCCCAAAGGCCTCTAAACGCGTCGCGCTCATCGGCATCGCTACTCGAAGCCCACGGGAGATATTTATCTAACAAGTCAATAAGGTTGATGGTGTCAAATTGAACATCATCATCCTCTCGCTGTGTCAGGTCCTTTGCAATATCCAGCATTTTAGGATTATTCTCAGAATGATCACGCATTTTTTGAACGCCGTTGCTTGCGTATCTATACGAGCCAATCTTTTCGTTTAGCGCGATGGCAGCATCAATTTCTGCGCTGCGGTCAGCCACGGGAAGAATTTCAGCAGTGAATGGATCATCAATGCCATTGTCAAGCGAGCTGTCATTGCGGGAAACATCAGTAATTCGCTCAACATTAGTTAGCCCACGCTCTGGGTCGAGCATCGAGTCGTATAGACCAGCAAGAACAAGGTTTGGCGTCATTCTCGCTGCACCAAGCGCCTCGTACAACGCCTCAGCTTTTACTGGCTCGTCGCCGCTTTCAAATGGAAGGTTTCCGTAACCTGTGGCTTGGTCATTTGTAAGTGGAAGAACTGCCTGTGCCAGCGCTCTTCCAAGCTCTGTTACATCAAACTTAGTGGCAAGAACGTCTGGATCATCAGTAAAATCTTCACTGTCTTCTGTTGTTCTTCCGACTGGGCGATACGCTTCGAAAACATTAAGTTTGTACGCGCCATCTGGCGTATCAAATAGCGAATCAAACATTGGTTCATCAAAGAACGACCCGGCATCAGCATCTTCAGCAACTGCTGGATCATCCATGTAGTCTTGAGCTGTTGGCAAGTTACGAGTATCGGCATCGTCAAGTGCGTCGGCATCACCGGCATAGTCATAAGGCTCAAGGTCGCCGCTGTACCACTTACCGAGTTTGTCTTCGTCTCCTGGACGAACGTCGTATTGCACTTCGGGCCAACCGTTAGTTCCGCGTTGACGAATAACTTTCATCGCGCCACCAGGGAACTTTTTCTTGAAGTCTCTTTCAATCTCTTCTAGCGACATGTCTTCTGTGACAACATCGACAATCACGCGGCTGACTTGGTTGCCGTTTTCGTCGGTAACTTTTTTAGGATAGTCAAAGCCGTACTCTGTTTCGTACTTGTCAGGATTGACTGGGCCGCCTGCTGGTGGCTCGCTTGGGGCACCTGGGCCTCCCGTGCCGTCATCGTCTAGTTCGCTAAATCGTATGATGTCAGCCTCAACATCGAGAAGGTAGTCATCGAAGTTAGGAGCAAGATCAACATCTTTTCTGTTCCTAAGGTCCTTAAGTTCTTCTAAAAGATTCTTAATTTGACCTTCAGCATCACCTTGGTTGACAGCATCCTTTGACATCAAGAACGAGTCAAAATCTTTCGATGCTTCTTCGACAAGTTTTATTGCAGCATTTGCTTTTTTAGCATCGTACTTGCCTGAGTCTTCCAAGTCGGCGATGAGCGCCTGTGCTTGGCGCAGTTTATCAACAGCATCGTCACCTGGGGTGCCTGCTGATGGTCCTCCTGTTGGTGGCTCGCCTGGGCCGTCATCGTCTGACTCGCCGAATCTTATGACGTCGAGTTCAACGTCAAGAATATAGTCATCAAAATTAGGAGCAAGATCAACATCTTCTCTAGACTTAAGATCGTCGAGTTCTTCTAAAAGATTCTTAATTTGACCTTCAGCGTTGCCTTGGTTGACAGCATCCTTTGACTTTACGAAAGAATCAAAATCACTTGATGCGCTATTGACAAGCTTTATTGCGTCATCTACTTTTGCAGCATCAAACGCGCCCGAGTCTTCCATTTCGGCGATGAGCGCCTGTGCTTGGCGCAGTTTATCAACAGCATCGTCACCGGTGTTCCCCGGTACGACTGGGCCGCCTGCTGGTGGCTCGCCTGGGCCTCCGCTTCCGCCTGCTGGGAATTCATCTAGTTTCTCAGAAGAGTTATTCTTCTTGAGTTCTGGAATCATTTTTCCAATTGATCCGCTTTCAAGTCTGTCTACAAACTCGGGAGCAACGTCGCTGTACTTGTAAACGCCACCACCCTTTCCATCTTTTGATGACTTGAATTGAATGAACAATTCTTTTGTAGCTGGGTCGTATTCAACGCGCTCAACTGCAGTGCTGCTTGATGCATCAACAATACGACGGCCTGTTGCTTCTGGCGCTACCTGCTGTGAAGGAGCCGCTGCTGGCCACAGCGCATCGACAACGTCATCGAGCTGCTCTTGTGGCATGTTGATAATGTCATCGGCATCAATTTGTTTGATTTTCTCATCAACTGGTTTGCCAATTTTTTCAAGTGTAAAGTTCTTATCAGTATCGGCATCGGCCTCAACAGCACGCAAGTTGACTTTTCCAGTTTTTGGATTTGTCCATACTTCGAGTGGGCGAACCAGGCGCTCTTTTTCGTGGTATGTAAACTTAAGTGGCTTTTTGTCTGCTATTGCTTTATCAATGGCTGCTGTAAGCTCATCGCCTTTTAGTCCGTCAAGATTTGTCACGCGCTCGCTAGGTCGGGCCTTAGCTGCTGCACGCTCTTCTGGACTCATCGGGAAGTCTGTGCTTGTGTCAGTTTCGTCTACGTTAGGGCCGCCGTCTTTAGGGCCAAACAAGTCTTTAGCATACTTGTCAAGAACAGACTGTGGTGGCGAAATGTAAGGACCAACGCTGTCCTCGGACCGTGGCCGTGGGCCAATGTAGTTCCACTCACTTCGCGTGGCGGGGTACCCCACTGGCTTTAGTTCCCAGTTGTCTGGGTTGTTGATGTTTTCGTCTACGCGGTCCGCGTTGCGCTGGTCACGTGCGATGTCGCGCTCTGAAGGCTTAGGTGCTTCAATCTTGTCAAAGCTAAAGTTCTTCTTTACGTCTTTGTCAATGGCGCGTAGGTTGATTCGGCCTGTCTGGCCATTGACCCATACTTCAATCGGCTCAACGACCCGCTCTGAGCCGCTGTAGTTGAATCGTACTTTTTGTTTTTTAGCTGCGAGACCTGCAACGTATTCTTTAGTTTCGCCAAGTTTCATTCCTTCAATTGCAGCTTTGAGATCAACAACATCTGGTGTTGTGTCTACAGGTGGAGCTTCTGGTGCATCTGGAATTGTTGCTTTTACTTCTGTTTTTGCAGCCGACTTTGGTGGAGCAATTTTGTCAGCAGCATACGTGCGTTGTACGCCTTTAGTGTCTAAACCAACAAAGTTTGTTTTGCCAGTTTTTTTGTTTACATACGAGCTTTTCGGAGTGAACTGAACATCGTATTTTCCATCATAGTTAAACCGCACTGCCGCAGTATCGGTGATAGCGCTACGGAGTTGCTCGCCTACTGAGCTGTCGCCATTGATGTCGCGCACAGTAGCGATGTCTGACTTTGGATCAAACAGTCCAGCCTTTTGCGCTTCTTGCAGACGCTTAAGTTTTGAGTATTCACCGTTCAGACGCTTTTGATAATCCTGCTTGTACTGCCAAGACTCATCACTGCCTTCGTCCCATTCTTTCCACTTACCTGTTGAGGTTTTGTATTTTTTACCGAAGTCGTTGTCTTTCGGTGGGAGGTATGGTCCAGTAGCTTCTTTAGCTATTTTCTGAAGTTCTTCGTCTGCAACGTCATAGTTTCTACCAAGCTCGCGCTCATACCATTGTCCGTTTTCATGCTTGACCCAAGCTCGGCCGGGAAGCGCCTTACTAGGAGGGCCTTCACCAGACTTTGCTGCTTCATCAAACGCTTTGTTTTTATCTTGATTGATTTGCTCTTTTTCAAGATAGTCTTTGTAAAGATCTTGGTCTGAAATTGCTTGCTTTTGAACGTCTGCCCATGACTTAACTTTTGGAAAAGGTTGTCTTGCGCCATTGCCTTTTTCTCTGCGCAATTGAAAGCGACCGAAAGGATCGCCTGGTGAGTCATAGACCTCGTAACCGTCTTCACTCTTGTGAACCCAGCTGACTGCTTTGCCACCTTGAGTTGACGATTCTTCTGTGGTCCAGCCAGTCGGAGCCATCATTCGCGTAAGACTTGCTTCGTCGACAAATACATCATCTGCTGCTATATCAATGTCAGCCTGTGGCAGATCTTTAATGATTTCATCATCAAGAATGGCTCTAACTGCGGTACCTCTAGATGACGGCATAGCATAAATACCGTCAGCGAGTCTTGGATGATTCTTTACTTCAATGTCGATGCTATCTTGATCGCCAGATGCGCCAACTACACGGCCAGATACTTTGCTAAACCTGCCATCTTTGCTGCGGAAGCTAAACGAGAATCCACCGCCCATAAATGCAAAACGTCCAAGGCGGTCACGGCGTTGCATTTTCGCCCTAAGCCTTCTAGCCATATCTGAGTTGCCGCCAAGGCCAAGGCCAAATACGAACTCGGTGTACGCGGATGTAGCAGTATTGAGATCAATCGATGCAGTGATTGGCACGAATCCTGGTCCCATTGCAGCGAGTCGTGCAAAAGCATGTGCTCGCTCCATTGAATTTTCTTCATATCCATGAGCTTTAATAACCAAAGAGCGTATTGAGCTGTCGATGTATTCGTCAGCTGCAATCCACTTAGCGCGCTCGTTGCGCAGCGAAGCTGCGGTCATGCTGTGTGCTTTTGTTGAGAAAGGATGTCCGATAGCCAATAGATCACTATTTTGCAGCGATGCTTCAGTTACCTTGTTAATCGTTGCAAGAGAGATAAACGAGCCAACTGCTCGAAGCGCGGAAAACTCGCGCTTTGCTACACTTGCGTTTTTTGTCTTTTCAAGATCCCTGTTAGCAACAGTGATAGCCGCTTTGTCAGACACCCTACGCTCAGGAAGAGTGCGAAGGTTCGCTTCTTGTACCATCGAGAGAATTGCCTCACGAATGCTGTGTACATCTTTTTTGCGTAATTTAGATCCATTATGCAAGTTGCTCATTTTTTATCGCCTGTCTTTTTGCGTGGTAGCAGATCTGCGTCTTTACTATTGTACATTGTTATTGCCAACTGTGATGTTCTTTCGTACGGATCTTCATTAGCAGCTACAGCGCGCATCCAAGCTGCGCGAAAAATAGGAACTGAGTCGTAGTTTAGTCCTGAGAATTCTGTAAAGCGCAATATCGCATGCTCAGGTGACATGTACGCATCTTTACTTTCTATGTGAACAATCAATTCAGCACTTGCAGCTGCCGATGCTGTAATCGCTAAATCTTTTCTCGACGACTTAGGATGCTTAGCAGGAAGAAGGTCATTATCTTGTTTGTAGTTTGGATTGGCTGGTCGGCCAGTCCTTAGCAGACGAAGATACGCATTAACGCGAGCCATTGCCCATTGGTCACGGCCAACTCCTGGCCTGTGCGAACTTGAAAATGCACCGGCGCCTCGGCGATAAACTGCCTTGAGCATTGAAAGAGTAGCTTTTCTTCCTTCAGACGCTTTTTTATTATGCTCTTCTACTTTGTTTGATAAAGCCTTTTCTACTTTGTCAGAAAAAACTATTTTTTTACCGCCAGATGCAGATCCTTTTTTATTTGTATCTGATCCACGTATGCGATCTTTTTTCGGTGCGGGCTTAGACGCTGCAGCGGTTACCGTCCCATCTGGGATAAGCGCAAAACGGCAATACCCGTCTGGCTCGACTTGCGCTTCAATTATTTTACAAGAAGTGCCGCCTTCATATAGAATGCAGTTGCCGCACTTAACGCCGATGCTGGCTAATTCGTTTTGCGCGCCTGGCGTGTATCCAGCCCAGACACCAGTGTCATCGCTATTGAACTTGCCGTACCTTTGCGTTATCTCAATGAGAGCATCTGCAAGTTCGCTCTCTTCTGGTATGACGTATTTGCCACTACGCATTCCACCATTTGTGTATCCGTCAGCGGCGTCAGTTATTACAATCACGCCAGTCACGTCGCGGCAACCGCACGTGCATTCTGGCATACAAACACATGCACCTGCTGTGCAAACGCATGCTATGTCACATGACTGACAGTTCGTGTTCACTTAGTTCTCCTACGCGATGTTACTGCGGTGGCGCTTGAGGACCTAAGTCCACGGCCACTTGCGGTTCTGCTAACGTCTCTGGTGGAGGTCCTTGTGTAGGTTGCTCTGGCGGTGGTGCGGCGCTTGGCTGTCCACCTTGCAACATGTCCATTATGTTGGCGGGCATTGGAGCTACGCTTGAAGCTTGTTGAGCTGCTCTAGTAGCTTTTATGATCTCTGGAGCGAACGCGCCAATCATTGACTCAGTAAGTTCTGGAGAAATGCTTCCTTTTTCAAACAACATACGAAGTGCGACTTCATCCGGTGTCGGCGCATCTGCTTCGCTGAAACCGTGTGCACGCCTCCATGTATCAAACGAAATAGCTTTTCTATCAAAGCCGGAGTCAGCGTCAGCTGCTCTGTCATTACGAGTTGCGACGGCGCTTGGGTCGTACCATACGGTGATACGCCTTACGTCGCCTTCATCAAAACCGTTAGCAATAAGGTACGGACGAAGGTAAACAACTGTAAGTGCGTCAGCGATAAGTAGCATTAACGGTTCAATATGTGCTTTGTACAGTGACTCGTCAATTTGCAATGCATTTGAATAGCGAACATTCGCAAGACCAGTGACGATATCTTTTGGAACGTCAAGTCCTTGAAGAATTCTGTCTAAGACGCGATCAGCTCGTTGCGCAAGCGCCGGGTCAAACGAGCGCTCAAACTTGAATTGCTTAATCTTGTCGCCAAGCTCAGCAGGACCACGGATAATCAAAGGAACAACTGCTGATGCAGAATCTTCATCACGAATTGGCGTTGTCATCGCATCAATGAGTTGATCTTCAAACTCGTCGCCAGCTTCTTCAGCCGTGATACCTGGATTCATATTGTTCTCGTCATCATACGGATAATCAGGATCAGCAGATGCCGCAACACTGAGTCCGTCAGGAAGGTACAACGCACCAGCGTTTAAGCGTGAGCGAGCTGTGGCACGGAACGTTCTATTTAATAGCAACAATTCTGCGCAAAGATCAAGCAGTCCTCGAAGTGACGAGTCGGCTTCTTCAGAAAATCGTGGATGCGCGCGCCAGATGCGACCAACAAACGAAGTCGATGGCAGCGCAACTATTCCCTTGTTGCGATTTCCGCCACCGCTGTTGTTACTCCCAGTGAGCAAGTCCCTACGACCGACAATTCCATAAGTATTTTTTGCATCAACTTGTACTTCATCAACTGAGCGAATATCCCACGACTCAGGAATTTGAGATCCGATTTGCGCAGGCATTTGCACTAAGTAGCATTCGCCGGTGACGCTTATATTGAGCGCGGCATCTCGAAGCAATCCTGCTTGGCCACCGTACGCTGAGTCAAGACGAAGAAGCGCGCGCTCGGCTGCTGCAGCTAAGCGCTGGTCAATCTGAGAAGAGCTACGTACCGACACTGGAGTTTCAGCTTGGTTTTCAATTACTGCTGGATAAATACGAATACGTGAAACAACTGACGCAACTAAGTTAAAGGCGTACTTGACTTCGCCAATGGCATCGTAGTATTCCCAAGCCTCTGACTGCCAAGCAGACGAGCTTGCGGCACGACGGTTCTTAAACTGTTCGGCTTCGCCTTTGTCATTGACTCGTACCTGTGCGGCCGCTGCTGTCAAAGCTCGTGGCGCTGAGTATGGTGCTGACTGTGCTACAGAATATCCTGGGGAAGAAGGAAAGGTCGGCTGCGCGGATGATCGTGCTACAGGCTTGCCAGTCCTGCGTGTTGGCTCAATAAAATCTCGGCGGAAAACGCCCACGTTATCTCCTATAGTCGTTACAACGGAGTTGACTAAGGCATACTAACACGCTTAGTGTGTTTGTATGTCAATCAACGCGGTTAAGAAACCCGACGATAGTTGAAAAAGCAAAGATGCTTAATACAACAACTGTCCAGTCAGTGTTTATTCTATACATAACTACAGCAGGCAATGATACCCAGATGCTGACGCACCACGGGCAGGTAATTAAGTATCCCAAACCGCCTTCGGAAGCTGGATACTTTTTCCAAATACGATTGCGATACTTATTAAAGACAACGTCAGTTGTGGCAAGTCTTGTGATTCGGTAAATGGCCAAAGCCATGATTGTGTAGTCTATTATACGAGTCATTCTGTTCCTGTTGGGTCCTTCACTGAGTACAGGGTTCCGTACGGATTCCATGCGCGCAGCATACTGCCGCAGCCGCAGTTGTTGTCTTTGCTGAAGATTACTACTTTTCCAGATGTGGTTACTAGGCGAGACGTTCCTTTGTTCCGTTCTGTTGTCAAGTCTAGGGTTTCTTCGTTATAGCCTTCTTTAAAGATAAGCATCGGTCCGTTTTGACCATCGCCTGCTATCAAAACATTGCCGCCGTACAGCACTACTCGTACGGCTTCAACTTTCCGCGAGTGTGCAATCTGCTTGCCGTCAAGAACGGTAAGAGCGCTATAGGCTTCATATTGGTTATCTTCAGGCGCCGGGCAAACTAGAACCTGTGCAGGAAAGACATCGTATTTTATTTGCATTAGCTACTTTCCTACGCCAATTCTTCGAGCCATCGCCCTGTAGGTAACACCTGCGGCGTCGGAAAGCTCTCGGACAGAGACATTTTGCTTGAAGTATAGATCCTTACATAGTTCTGTAAGTTCAACGTTTGCCTTTGCGTAGACGCCATTTGGATTTGCTCGAGCTCTATACTGTCTCGCAAGTGGTGAGAGCTTTTGTATTTGTTGTTGCTTGGCGTGAGTAAGCAAAGGACTGGTCGGATCGTATGCACGGCGGACGCGCTTGTGCTTATGCGCCGAGGCGGATTTTTCCGCTGCGGGTAAGATAGAACGTGATCTCGGAGAAGAAGGGGAAGAGATTGAGGGAATAGGTGGATGGTCGGGACGTGTTTGCGTATTGCCAGTGGCCCATACACGGATGGATGAACGTTGCTTGGGAGGAGTGAACGCATCGGCAATCGCACCAAGTGACCAACCCGCACTTGAAAGCGCCTTTACTCGCGCTTTTAATTCATTACCATTAAGGACGGCGAGAAACTCACGCTCAGAATGTGGAAGAACTTGCTTGGCCATGTCTTCAACGTATCATAGCCGCAGCGGAAAACTTGTGTACAACAGAGGAATTTGTACCTTAAGGATAAAAAGGCTTTGGGGAATTTGTACAGCTAGAGAAATAGTACATTATGGTTAATGGTTTTAGCCTGCGAGAGGGCAGCGGTTATAGAGCGTCCACTCGGGATTGGTTTCCATGAAACCCTTATGTTATAACGGTTTCTGAAAGCCAATGATTGCAATGGTTAGAGGGCAAGGTGCCATGAAACCGTTGGTATCATTGGTCTTCTAATGTCCAATGATTGCAATGGTTTGACGAGGTGTCATCATCAAAGCCTTACTCTATAAGGCTTTCTAATGTCCAATGATAGCAAGGGTTTCATGGTGTGCCTTCATCAAACCCTTGTAACATAAGGCTTTCTAAGGTCCAATGATTGCAATGGTTTGATGACAGGCAGTCGTCAAACCCTTATGTTATATGGCTGTCTAATGTCCAATGATTGCAAGGGTTTCGTCAAAAGCAAGGGCCAAAAGTGAGGTCAAAATGAGGCCTTCTGAGAGGCCCTGAGAGGCCCCCAGAAGAGGGCCAAAAGTGGGCATCATGAACACGTGTTTGGCACTCGCGGAGGGTGCCAGTGAGGCGTGAAGGCGTGTGGCAGTGGTGCGCGTGTTTGGTGCACAGGTGAGGTGCCTACGAGGCGTGCATGAGGTGTGATGGGGTACACGTGATGGGGTACACGTGAGGTACACGTGAAGGCGTGAGGCGCACGTGATGAGGTGCACCGCATGGCGAGTGAGGTGTGCCCGCATGTGAAGGCGTGTTCATAAAGGTCACCCGCATGGCATTGCGAGTGGCCACACGTGTTGGGTGAGGTGCGCAATCGCAAAGTTGAAACGAAAGGCGTGCGCCTGAGTGAGGTGCTTCACAATGAACCGCGCAATGAACCGCGCATACATTTACCGTGCACTCACCGTGGCGAGTAGGTGTGGCGAGTGTGGTGAGGCGAGCGAGGCCCACCCGCAAGAGTATTAGTTGACGAGTACGACGGTCACGTGTGGATCTCGAGCAAACAACGCTTCAAGTGTGGTGGCATCCATAATGCCATCGCCATCAATGTTGCTGTCTTTCTGAAATGCATGAACGCAAGCACGAGTATCGTCACCGTACCAGCCGTCAGGATCTCCGAGTGCGTTGTGGTAACCCAACTCGACGAGGCGACGTTGAAGGTGATGAACTGAGAGTGATTTGCGAGCACCCGTATTCTTGAACACGCACTTGTCAAGATACACGGAGTCTGTTGCACCTCCGGTAACGACTACACCTGCACGCTTTACGAAAGCATCAGGTGCTGGCGATGGTAGTTCAAACTTGTCAAGTGGCGCAGATGCTTGTGGCTCAGCAGGTACATTGAGTACCGCAGGTGCTTCTACTTCGGCGAGTACTTCTACTTCGGCGATTACTTCTGGTACAGCAATTACTTCTGGTACCTCGACTGCCACAGGCGCATCGTGTTCATGAGTGTTGTCAGTGTTCATTGCTTCATCATATACTCTCACCGCATACGTGATTACTTGGTACGAGGTATGAACACTCTTGCACCACCTCTGCCTCCACCGAGCACGCTGTCCCGCAAACTTGCAATGCGCTTCGATGATGGCGACCGTGCTGTGATCGTACCGCCTACGAAACCAGGCGGTGGCTTGATCACGAGTGCTGTGAGAGCGTGCACGAGTGCGTCGACTCTGTCAGGTGACTTACCTTCACCGGGAATCCATGAACACATCTGTGACTCAAGGTCAGGCAGGTAGTTGACGTGGTGGATGCGTCCCTGTTCATAAGCGAGTGTCACAGGCTCAGCCCGCAATGCTTTACCGAACTTTGAATGCACCTCGAGTACTTTGATTGATGGGTCAATCGCGAGGATCGCATTAGTAACGAGCGCACCACCTTGGTTGACTTCAGCCACGACTGGGCATGAGTACTTGCGAGCCATGTCAACTACCTTGTTCGCCCACTGCTCAGGTGAGCCATGGATTGATGCGTCCTCAAGTACCCAAGCGTGCCTCTTGTATAGATCGCGCTCACCACTCGATGCGCATACCACAATCCCGCATTCGTCACGTGGGTTCTCAGCAACTGATGGGTCAACACCCACGCAGCGAAGTTGCGCGCCGACTGGGAATGCAGTCTCACGTGAGCGTTCAAGCAATTCAATTGTCCAGAGTGCGCCTTCAACATCACTCAGCATCTCACCAAACAATTCCTGTGCAGCAAGGCGAGTACCTGCGTACACGCCTGTGATTGCATCGAGGTACGTTGCTGAGAGGTTACCCGCATTGTCAAGTGTTGAACCACGTGACACCACTACGCGGCCTGTCTTCTCTGCTTCAGTGAGCAGGGCGTACAGCATCGGTACTCGCTTTGGTGTGGTGGTGCAGATAATCTGAGGTGAGGAACCAAGACGGCAAGCAACACGCAAGTTGTCCCACGATGTCATACCCGCAGCATCAGGTGATTGACGCCACGCAGCAATCTCGTCAGCCCAAGCATAGTGGAATTGCGGACCACGAAGTCCGTCAGGCTCATCAGCAGTGAAGCATGTTGCAGTGTTGCCGTTCGGCCAAGTGAGTCGTCGCTTTGACGGCTCATACAGTGGACGCTCGCTCGGTGGTGAAACAGAGATGATACCTGACTCACCTTCAACGATGACGTCACGAACGTCAGCCGCAGTACGAGCAACGAGTGCAAAGCGCAATTGACCTTTGTCAGTTCGCTTCGCCATGTCACGCACCCATTCAGCAGCACTTCGAGTTTTGCCAGCGCCACGTCCCGCAAGGTACAACCAGATTGCCCAATCGTCTCCCGACGGTGGCAGTTGCTCAGGGCGAGCCCATGCTCTCCAGTCCCACATCAATTGTTCCATGTCCATGCCATCGAGTATCACTCGTTGTTCATCGACAGGAAGCAGTGCGAGTTGCTCCATTATGCTTTTGGCCATGAACTTATTCTACACGAGTCAGGCCATGTATGTTGACCGCGTCAGTCGGTTGATGTCAAATGAATGATCTGACCTGGGTACAGGGTGGAACCGTATATCTTGTACAAGTCGTCAACCGCTGTCACGGTGCTGCCTGTGCAGTACTGCTTGGCGATGTCCCAAAGTGTGTCGCCTTCATGAATGACAACTGCCAAGCCACCATTGTCACAGTGGTACTTGCTGTCGTCATTGCCTTGCCATACGATGACCGCGATGAACGTTGCAAGACCTGCAACAACAAGTCCGACTCGGATAGACACCCGCAAGTACCAAAATTGAAGTATGGCCTTGTCAATTGCGCGCGTGATTGAATATGTGCTCATGTTCCTACCTCCCAAACTTCTTGCGGCACTCCGGTCCAAGCATGAGTTCACGTGACTTGGTGTCAGTCAACTCTGCTCCACATGACCCGCAACATGTGTAGTGCTCACCGAAGATGCGAGTGTACTTGTATGGGTCAGTCGCAACAATTGCGATGATCGCCTTCACGGATTCTATTGTGAGCTTCGAGCGACTGAAGCCACCTGGGGCACCGTGTAACTGGCGCATGTACATTGTCTGCATGTACTCCTTGAGTTCAACAAATACTAAGTCGCCTGTGAAGGAGTCTGTCGCATCTGTCAACTCGAGTTCATCAACCGGAATTGCGTACCGCGACTTTGGAATGCTCCGCAGTAGTTCTTGGAACGGCGACGGCGTGGTTGACTTCGGCAACTTCGGCAACTTGAGTAGCGAGTCAATCGCTTCACTTGCGATGCGCTTCTCAAGGACGTCAAGTTCTAACTGCTCGAGCAAATCACTCTTCACCGCTTCGTCAACCTCACGGGTGCCGAGCAGTGACTTGAGGAAAGCCACTTGCTTCTCTGATGGTGGTGCGTATGTTGTCATGTTGTTTCCTTTCGTCGGTTATTTCTTGAGTCCGCGGATGTACAGGACGCTGCCTGTGTACTTCACTTCATTCTGAAGCTTGTTCGTCGCGACAAGAGTCTCGGCGTGCTCGAGCGTGACGCCCGAGATGTAAACTTCGCTTCCACCGCCATCGGCGATCATTACTGTGTATGTGGTCATTTTGTCTTCTTTCGTCGTTACCAGTCGGTTTGGCTGATAGTAGTACTTTATCATCCCTAGAACTGTGCCCTGGGACCTTAGCCCGCAAGGCACCTCGCTTTGGAGTGTTGCCAGAGGCCCTAGAACTTGGTCTGTGCTCGTGCTACCTAAATACCTGATGTGGATACCGCAAGGGCACTCAGGGCTTCTGAGCGCCTCTGAGCCCCACCCCAGCTTTGCTGCTGAGGTGAGGCCTTGGGTTGAGGTCTGGTCAGACCGAGTAGGCTACTGCGTACCCGCGGTCCATCTTGCTGTTGACCTTGGCGTACCCGGCTGCGAGTGCTTGCTGGCTGGTGCGGAACACCTGCGTGCTTGACTGGCGGTTGGTCTTCTCGGCCATTCCCCACGAGCAGTGGAGTGTGGTGTCTGTCACCGTGACCTCGTAGATCTTCTTTTTGCCGGATTGTCCTCGGCCCATTGGTCCGATATCTGATCCCTTGAGGAGTGCCCATTTCTTATTCATTGTATTTGTCCCTTCGTCGTTACCAGCGCCTTGCTGATGAGATCAATTTATCATCCCTAGATTCCCCCCGGGAGGGGGAGCCAGGCCCTCTCGAGCCTGGCCCCTGAGTCCTTACTTAGAACTCGTAGCTGTAGTATTCGTGGCGGCTGCCGATGTGGAGCTTAGTCCCTGACCGCATTGGCTCACCTTGCGCCACGTACTTGCCATTCTGGCGGAGGGTGAAGACCATTGTCGCTCCGGCTGGGTCTGGTGTGGTCACCCAGATGTTGTTGTAGTTGGCGCCACGGTAGATGTTTGCGTGATCTGCTGGCTTGACGGAATCCCGCTGAACGGTAACTGTCTTGCCGTTATCGCTGACCGCGATGATTGTCATTGCGTGCGAGTCAGCGCAGTAGCTGACCGTAGCTCCTTCGCCAATCACTGGCTTGTTGAGTAGTGTTTCCATTATTTGTCCCTTCGTCGTTCAGTCAGGCGGAGTGCCTAGCTGATATGTACACTTTATCATCCTCAGTTTTTGATCGCCGTATGGCGGCGGCGAGTTGCAATCGCCGTCGCCCTTGCGGTTTGAGTGTTATGCGAGTTTGACGTAATTTTCGATGTCGAAAGTTTTTGGATTGATCGGGGCTGGATCGTTAGTGTACGCTATTTCGTACGCAGTATACGGATCGCCGCTGATTATGGTTTGTGGATTGTTAGGTGTGATGGTAACTATGTAGGTTGTCATGTAGCCAATTATACAATCCTTAGATAATGACCGCGATAAGGCCTACGCGATGTAGACCTTACCGAAGCAGTCATTGTCCCCAGTCATCGATTCAATCGATGGTGTGCGCTTGAAGTTTGCGAGTGCGAACTCTAGGTGTCCGCGGCATGTACCGCAGTCGTCATGAGCTGTCACATACTGGATGTCGTTGTAGTTGTCTTCTGTAATCTGCATGTCATTCGTCCTTTCCTTGTTGGTAAGAACATTGTACCATCCTGAGTTTTTTGACGTACAAGGTGAGAAGTCGTGAGGCCCGCAAGGTGGAGGTCCTTGCGAGCCCCTGACTTTAGCTCAGCAGCCAGCCCAAGTACGACGAAGAACTCGAGCTGGGCGAGCAGATATTAGCTGAGTGAGTAACTTTGACACCGCTCAGCGCGATGAGGTATTGCGGCGTTACTCGGCCACTATAAATTAGAACTCGAGAGGAGCGTCAGCTGCTGGAAGATTCCAGGCTTTGCGCCACATATTTGCAATGACGTGTGCGTGTGAGTCAGACGTTGTTGGCATCTCAAAGATGTGTGAGTCTGATGAGTCACCGGTTGGCGAAGCCACCCAGATTTGCACAGTGCTTCCGAGCGTGAGAACCGCAACTACGGCTCCCTTCATTGTAATAGTTTCCATGATCATCCTTTTGTCGTTACCAGCATTTGCTGATAGATACACTTTATCATCCCGAGTTTTAGCCCCGAGCTAACCGCTACCTCAAGATCGTGGAAGCTCAAAGCCGCACTCACAACGCCACCACTCGCCAGCTTCTAAGTTTGGGACTGGCATTTCTTTGACGCAGCTCCGGCACGCAACCTTACGCAAGCGACGCTGCCCACGAGGTATGTAGCCTTCGTCGTGCTTCTCCATGTAATGGCTCATGTGCTCATAAGTCTTCGCAAACATCTCACCGCATGCGGCGCACTCATACTTGAGTCGATTGGCAGTCATTTCACATCCATTCCGACTTCAGAATAGATGTGAAACTCTGAGTCACAGGCATAGAAGCACCGCAACGCAGCAGGCCAAAGCAACGCAAAGTATTAGTGTTGCTTGATCGTGCGAGTCCATTGCGTTACGCTTTCGCAGCGTAGCGATCTCTAGTCCACTGCGCGGCTTCGTCATCTTGAACCATGTTCATTGCGTGCCATACTTCACCGCATGCATGGTAGTACGTGTCGCCAAGTGTCTTATGCACTTGATCTTTGAAGTTGCCGTAGTTCAGCATTTCTGATTGCAATGCAAGCCATTCTGAATACTGATCTCGAGTTACGAAAGTACGGTACTGATAGTCCCGCATAGGTGTGAACTCAATTTCGCAGCTTGCAATCTCTGAAAGAGCGATTAGCGATTGACGATCACGTGATCGTGCTGTAAGGAATCCCTTGCGTTGATGGTTGTCCACCACGCTTACGAATCCGTCTTGGGTAAATACCCACATATGTTATCTCCTTATTTGTCGTTTTGTCATTTAGTATTGAATGCGAAGACTAGTTGTCCCAGTCTTCGTACTCGTCGTCACCAAGTAAGTCCCGCATAAAGCGTTCATTACAGTCGGCATCGATCTTTGCGACTTTGCGCAGTTCGCGCTTGTCGTCTTCAATTGTTGTTGGCCCACCCGCAATACGCAAGTGCTCTAGCCAGACCATCAGAGTTCTATGCCTTCAGGAAGGTCCGCAATCATCATCGGCTCAACTACGGCAGGACCGTACTCTTCTGTCATCGAGCGAACATAGGCTTGCTTCTGTACGGGGGTGACGTAGGCGACGATGTCGTCTCCATCGCTATTGGTCACTGTTACTTTGAATACTTCTGGTTCCATGTTTACTCCTCTGTTGTATAACTACTACTATACATTCCCGAGTGTTAGCGCACCTTAGAGGACAGGGTGCTTAGTATTGCTCCAAACAAGGCGAGACTAACGACTACCTCAATACTTCCACCCGCAATTGCGGTGACCACAGATGCTAAACCCATGATCACCGCAAGAACAGATGTCCATACTAAGTTCCGCAATTGCGAGAACCAAGTTGGCATAGTTACGCTGTTGCCTTACGGGTACGTCCTTTGAGACGACCAGATGCATCGCGAATTGGTGTACCGCTTGCTCCGATGAGCTTACGAGTCTGGCTGTACGAGAGTCCATGTGCTCGAGCTACTTCAATAACTGATTGCCCTTGAGCGTAGAGTTCGCCCGCACGCTGTGCTGTAAGTTCTGACATGTTTGTTTGTCTCCTTCGTAGTGTAGTTTTTGTTTGTATTTCTTCTGGCATCAGTGAAAGCTGCTTTCTTGCTTCTTCAATAAGCGCTTTTGCTTCATCGAGAACCGCATAGGCTGCTGCATCCATGTGTGTCATTGGTCTTATACTACTTCGTAGATACTGAAAAGTACATAAGTACTACAATTTTTTGTCAATATCTTTTTGAGGACTGACTACCCCAAGAAGAGCCGTACCGTGCACCTTCTCTTTACGAGCGAGGCGAACTGACATTGCCGCAAACGTAAACAAGAAAGCAAGTACGAGAAAGATCATTTAGTTTCTTCCATTTCTACGGTCGTAGTTGAGTGCGCAGAAGGATTGCGGCAAGTAGGGTTCTCACTAAGGCCGACAAAAGTGATCATAGTGTTGTCGCATTTAGGGCACTTCCACTTTTGTGGCTTACGCTTCTCTGAGTTTTCTGACATTGCTTCCTCCGTACATATTGTCCTAAGTCATACACGATACTACAAGTCAACGGAGCTATTGAGTATTTCATTCTACTTTTGCTGCCTACGGCGTACCCGCAACATACGTCGCCTTTCGTTTGCAGTCATTCCGCCCCAGACTCCAAACTCAGTATGGACGAGTGCGTACTCTCTACAGTTGTCAATCACCGCACAGGTAGCGCATACGCTTTTTGCCTTTCGCACCGTAGTACTTTTGTGATCTTCAAAGAATAGTTCTTGGCGACCAATGCATGCAGCTTTGTCTCTCCAACTCATCAGGTCATTTTCGTCGTTCATGTCTATTCTTCTTTCGTTTGCGTCTATTTTGGAGCAAGTTGGCTTACAATATGGAAAGGTGGTCCTGACCCGGGATCTAGTTTTGCAGCAATTTGTAAAGATTGCCGCACCGCATCTTGAGCCGCAGACACTTTTGTCATGAGCTTTGGCAATCCGAACGAATGCAGACTGCCTAATGCGTAGTCGCCGCCAGTTCCCAGCGCGTACACACCCGCAGCATCTCGTACCCACGAGTAGTCGTCACCAATGACGTAGACAGTTCCATTGACTACCGCAAGAACATCTGATCCGTACTGTGCTTGCTCGTCTTTACCTGACGCTGCGTAGCCTTGAGCTTCAAAGCACGTCCGCAATGAAGGAATGAATTTGCTAGTCATGTATTTGTCTAGCCGCACTCCAACTAAGTCACCGACTTGTGGTGGAAAGAATGCGTGCGTAAGGATGTTGATTGCTCGCACATCACCCGCAGCACCGAGAAGAAACTCGCCATTCCTTGCGACCTTTGTTGAACCGCGTGCCATCGTGTAGCGACGACCATCTTCTTCTGTCACTTGAGAGTCGTAGCCGACTACTGCCCACTTAGGTCCTTGTACGCACACTATGGTTGTCATTGAGTACTACCTTACTATGTCAACGATGCTTGTCGGTACACTGATACTCGACGACTCTACTTTCCCATCTGACGAATAGCGGACAAATCGTCCTACTGGATTGTCCAATTTGACCAGCAACTTTTTCTGCTTCAAGCCTACAACTACCCCTGTGGCTCCTTGTAAGTACTGTGTACCGCATAGGCTATTGAATACGACCTTGTCGCCTACGCCATAGTCTTTGATAGTTCTTGACTGCCGCGTGACTCGGAGTCGCTCTGTTAGAGCTTTCTCTATGTCCGCTAACGTACTGTCGTATACCCCGAGCGATATGTGGCGTATGACTGTTTCTTCTGCTGATGTCATTCTGGTTTGTCCTCTGTTAGTTCTTTGACGGCGGCTGTGATCTTTCTGATGTCCGCATTGTTGCATGTCATCGGGTCAACCGTGAACTTCTTTACCATTCTCGGTTTGATCCCTGCAGCTTCTGCTACTTTCTCGATGCCCAGTTTCTTGGCCGTATGACCAATCTCCTTGAGTCCTTCAAGAACCGTGTCTACGTAATGTGCCACAGCGTGTCCTCCTGTTGTTGTTGATAGTACTATTATACAATCCTTAGATTGTAAGTCCAACCTCGAGTCTTATCACAGTAAGAACTTATCGAGGTCGGGACATTAGATCAGCAAATTGAGAAGCCACCGCTTTGCGCAAGAAACTCTGCGAACTCTTCAACGTTCTCTGCTGAGAATGGATACGAAGCTTCCCACGAAGCAACCTTGCCTTCGCCACCGCAACCATTGCAAGTGCCGTGCGTGCGGCCAAGTAAGACGGCAAGCGCTTCTTCCAGTTGCTTAGCAGGCATTCCAAATTCTTCGCCTACTTTGTCAGTGCGGATCCCAGTCGTACCGCAATACGCGCAGTCTGTTTGTGGCAACTCCGCGATGTGTTTGTTGTATTTGTCTTCGTATTCAAAGGTGTGCCCAGTTGCAAGGCACTCTTTTAGAATAGCGCTGAGTTCTTGTGCGCCATCTTCGTCTAATCCATCGCCACCATTAGTGTCGCCATCGACTTCACCGCATAGTGCCGGAGCTACTTCAAGACAGTAGTTCCACAGTGGTCTCCACCACCAAACATTATTGCGAAAGTACTCGCCTTTTTCTGACGTAGCATTTCTTCCGTACACATCCATTCCCATAGCTTAGTCCTTTGTCGTTTGTCGTTGTTGTTGTCTTACCGTAAAGGTTGACAGGATTATAATAACATCCCTAGAAAATTAGCCAGCCTTGTAATTTGCATTAGTCGGGTGGCGATGCTTACTGCCAGCGAGTTCTGCTTTCTTTTGCAAAGAGCACTCTGCGAGAGTGCCATAGCCGCGCATAACTAATACGAAGGCCACTGCTGGAAGCGTCGCGAGCGCGAGCTTTGCAGCCGTGCTTATCTCTAATGCTTCCATGCTATTTTGTCCGACGCTTGCTAATTGCCATTCCACCAAGCAAGAAGACTGTCAAAGCCCATGCCACTGATGCCACTGTGTTATCAAATGATACTACAAATTCCATTTTGGTTTCCTTCCATGTTGTTATTAGCTACTTTATCATCCCAAGAAGCTAGAACCGAGCTTTTAGCCCATGTTCCTTTTTGATTGAAAGTAGGGTCTGAACCTGGCTGCTTGTAAGGTACCCAAGTCGATTGAAGTGAATTGCCATCTTTTTGCAGAAAGGATACGTATTCTGGTATCCCTCCGCGAAGTCAATTGCTTTGTCTAGGTCCGCGTTGTTCATAGTATCATTATACAATCCTGAGTTTACGGCGCGATACGAGCGTTTTGTTCCCACGCCGCAAACGTAACCGGCATCACAGGCGACGCAAGTTCGCACACCGCATTAGCGTACTCACGAATATCGCGTTGCGCGGACTCGTGCTGTCTCAGCGACAAAAAGTTCATGAGCGAGCGCGCATTTACTGTCCAATAGAATTGTGTATACATTGAGACAGGTAGAACCGCTCGAGCAAGTTCTTTTGCTACGCCACGAACTATCATGTGCTGGTACGCTTCGTACGCTTGCTCATTGTTTTTTTGAATGAGTTCTACAGTCTCACGAGACAATTCAGCATCTACAGGCTCAAAGCGATATGCGCCTGGCTTGCCGACTTGCGTCCTAACATCACTTTCAGCCGGCACGAAGAACTCATTTGGAACTTCTGAGTACCGCGCGCTAAACTCATTGAATGATCCAATACGGTGACGAAACCACTCACGAGCAACAAAGACCGGGCACTTGACATGGAAGCGAAAAGCGTTGTGCTCAAACGGAGTTCCATGACGCTCCCGCATGAGAAAGTTGACAAGACCTTTGTCAACCTCTGACATTGCTATCCATTCGTTCTCTTGCTTTTGCTTTGCAAACGACACTCGGGCCGCATTGACGACAGACATGTCGTCTGCCATCGCTGCGTCCAAGCGAACGAATCCTCCGCCAACGTTGATTAGCTCTTTCATTTAGTAGCGAATACCCGCTACGTCAAACGCTTTCAATGTTGCTTCAATTGACTCATGGTTTTCCCGCAGGTACTCACGGACTTCTTCTGACTCTGCTTTTAGCTCATTTGCTTTTGCGACGATTGCGTAAAGTCTACGCTCGGCCGCTCGTGTGTTTCTGATGTGTCTACTTTTTAGCATGTGTTTCCTTTTGTCGTTGTGTTGATAAGACCATTATACAATCCTTAGTTAGAGCTACGACCAGACTTCTTCTCTGATTGTCCAACCTTGCTTGGCAATCTTTTTGCGAAAGTGGTTCCAACCGCGTGACTCAATCTCTTCATCTTCTTCAATGTCTTCGTCTGTGCACCAATTGATTCGTCCTTCCGTGAGGGACTCTCCAGTCAGTACGTCAGTGACTTCGAACGCTATACCGCATGAGGTATGGACGATGAGGTCTACTTGTTTGATGTCTTTTGTCTTTGTTGTTTCCATAAGATTATTATACAATCCCTAGAGACCGTACCGCCGTAGCACTTCGCTGGCTACAGCTGGGTGGCAATCCACAACGATGCTGCGGACCACGTCTCCTGTGAGGTCTTCAAGGCTAAGGTGTGGGTAGTCGGACTGGGCGTCCATGATCCCAACTTCGATCTCTTCCATGATGTCATTTACTGTTCTCATTGTTGTCCTTTTGTTTTGGCTGATAAGACAATTATACAATCCGCAGCTATCCAAACATCTCTGCCCAGCACTCGGGGTGAGTGCCAGTCATTAGCTGCTCCCGGAGTTCTTTGCTGAGGTCTGGGAAAGCCTCTTGGATTAGCGCGCCTGAGCTGCGTTTGAATAAGCCCGCGTTGGGCACTTCAACTTCGCCTTTATACCCGCAATGCGAGCACCGCCGAGTTTCTATTTTTGAGTAAAATGTGGTTGTCATCATTGTCCCTTCGTTGCTATGTAGTTATTATACAATCCGTAGAACCTTACCGCGCTGTTACCTAATTAGATAACATCGATTAGTAAAGGGACCGCATGACGAAGTGCTGTGTCAATGTGCGCATCGTTGTACGTATCTTTGCTGAACGAGAATCCACGATAGACTGCTGTCCAGTATAGATCCCAGCGATAGCGCACGTTGGCATCTTTGCACCGCAACTCTCCTTTAGCGTAGCTGGTGAGATGCGCGTCACGCAACGCCTTAGTGTCTAGCGGCGCGAGAGCAAAGATCAAATTGTCTAGGTCTTTTGGCGATACTTTCATTTTCTGTCCTTTTGTCGTTGCTGTTGATAGTTCAATTATACAATCCCTAGTCAGCGCGTGGGAATGCGATGATCTCTGCTGAAGGCGCTTCTGGAATCTCGTTGACACTGAGCACATCAATTGATGTCGGCTCGAGAGTCTGCTCGATGAAAGACCATGCTCGTTCGGCTACTTGCTCCTCAATGCCGCTGTCTTCTTCAGTGACACGAAAGACTACGTGAACTTCGTACTCAGTCATGAGTTGTCCTTGTCATTCGTTGATAGTTCAATTATATCTTCTTTAGAACTTATAGCCCGAGCGACGCTACCTGCTCGGCTGTCAGTCCCACAGTCTCGCCTTCATCGTCCGCGCCACCAGTGATGACCACTGTTCCGACGATGTAGTCAGTACCCGCACCGAAAGTGCGATCCCACAGGAGCTGAGCAAATGGATTATGCTCGAGACCCATCATTTTGCCTTCTTCGTTGCACCACAAGGTTACGTCGTCGGCTATGTCTACCGCTTGGACGTATCCGCCGACCGCAGCTTGCATTTGCTCAAGTGAGCGCACTGAGATGTCTAATGTGGACACGTGTCCCTGTGTGTCAATTACCATTGCTGTCTTCATTTTGTTGTGTGTCCTTTTTTCAGTTGTTGTTGTTGATAAGATTATTATACAATCCTTAGTTCAAATATCAAGCTTCCAATCGATCTCATCTATTGGTAGCCACCCAAGCCACTGTGTCTTTGGCGACCGCAACAATAGTTCGCCAGGTCTGGCGTGTGCATTGTCAAAGAACTCAAAGACTGGTCCACCTTCTTTCACGCGATTGCGCGTGCGCTTTGTGGCAGTGTTGTTGACTTTTATGATTGCCTTGCCCATGGCTGGGCCGGGCGCCGCAGTTGCTTCTTCCATTTTGTTATCTGTCCTTCGTCGTTGTTGATAAGATTATTATATCATCCATAGATCTTGAGCGCCATTACGCCCACCGGGATTTGTCCCGGCAGGCTTTGCGAGCCGCAACTCGCTTTTTGTTCGGGATCGTTTGCGCCCGCAAGCGGCCGCCATCCGCGAAGCCTTGGCGATCGACTTCGTCCCATTTTGCGATTGTTCGCTTTTTTTGTTTTGTTGTTGTCCTCATGTAGACTATTATACAATCCTGAGTTTCCGCTCGAGGCTTATAAGGCCGCAACCTCCTCGCGGATTCCGTTGAGGGCGAGTGCGAATGCCAGGATGTCGTCGTCGTTGCTGAGGACTTCGGTAATTTTGTCCAAGCGGATTGTGAATTCGTCTTGGGCGAGTTCGTTCCCAATCAGGTAGGTGGACTCGTAGACCGCGCTGAATGTATCAGAGAAGTCGATGCTGTCCTTGATACGGTCGATTGCTGCGAGCAGGGTTTCTTTCGTGTTCATTTTTCCTCTTTCGTCGTTGTGGGTATGAGACCATTATACAATCCACAGTTTTCGCCCCTGTGGAAGCGTGATCGCAGATTACGGTGTCGTAACGTAATCGTTGATGTCAAAGTTTTTTGGGTTGACGGAATGGATTGCGGAATTGTATACGGATTCGTAAGCGGAATACGGATCGGGTGCGGACACTGTTTGTGGGGCGGATGGTGGAATTGTTACGGTGTATGTTGTCATGTAATCATTATACAATCCTTAGAATTGTTAAACCTCTTAGGCCGTAGCCCGCTCGAGGATATCCTCAACCTCAAGTTCCCAAAGGCCCGCAAGTGATGAGAGATCCTCTCGGCTGAAGGTCAACTCAAAGATCGGCCATCCACCGGTGTGCGACGGGCGGGCTTCAAGAAGCGTGATCTTCACTGAAGGTACGGCTTTCTGAATGTCGGCCAATACATCTTGAAGCGTCTCGTCTTCTTTGGTTCCGCCCCAGGTAATTGATTCACAAATTGTCACTGTTTCCATGGTTGTCCTTTTGTCATTTGCTGATAAGATTATTATACAATCCTTAGATTCAACGATCAGCCCTCCCGCAGAATCTTGTCATATTCTTTGGCCCATTCCACACCCGCCGCGTGACCTTTATCATTTACCAGACCTAACCAGCATCCCAACATTATATCATTATCCCACGATAACACTTCCGCTAATTCTTCTTCCGAACAATTAACTTCCACTTCACCTTTACCCCATTTTACCTTTACCATAATCTCTCCTTGATTTGTAGGTATGAGACTATTATACAATCCTTAGTTTCCAGAATGGAAGGCTTTGAACCAAGAACCCGCTCGAGGTATCGCAGCCTTCCCGCCGGAGTGATTACCTAGACCGCGTACGCGACCTGGTAACCCCGATCTTGCTTTGACCGCACCTTGGTATAGGCGGCCGCAAGGGCGTGTTGGTGGCTTCTGTAGGTCACGACTGAACTTTGTCGTTGCGCCTTCTCTGCCATTCCCCACTCGCATACGAGAGTCATTCCAGTGACGGTGACCTCGTACACTTTCTTTTTGTTGCTCTGACCGCGTCCCATTGGGCCGGAGTCACTTGTCTTGAGTAAGCACCATTTGGTGTTCATTTGATTTGTCCCTTCGTCGTTGATAAGATTATTATAACATCCTTAGATTACCACCGGGCCTTTGGAGCCCAGTGGTAGAAGTGGCGGCCAACTTGGATCCCTTTGCGGATTCCCTGCTGGCGTGATATTTTGATTCCGAGTTTGATTGCCCTGATCATCGTGTGTCCCTTCGTTGTAGGTATGAGATTATTATAACATCCCGAGTTTTTAGTTGGTCTGCTCCCATAAGTGGAGATCGCCATTCTCTGGCGCTTCGCAAGTGACGTCGTAATCCATCCAATCCTGGTACGAGAATCCGCAGGCGCATGTCTGGTCTGTGATGTGTGCTGTTTCCATGTCGTGTCCCTTCGTCGTTGATAAGACTATTATATCTTCTCTAGTTCTAAGCCCTGGCGGCCCTAGTGTGGGACGCCATTCCAATATGGACGCGGCTCGGAGTCGTCGTCTCCTTCGCACCAATCGTCGTCCTCGTGTTCGTCGCGCGCCTCGTATGGGAGGTCAAAGTTCCAAGTTGTTGGCATGTCTTGTCCTTTCGTTGTAGGTATAAGACTATTATACAATCCCTAGTTCCGCCTAGACTTAGGAGGCATTGGAACTAGGAATTGTAAACTTGGCCAAGGCCGAAGCCGCCAGCGCCTTAGCGCTTGGCGACCCTGACCTTGAGGTCCTGGCGCTTCTGGCTTGCCTGAGCGAGCCAGTAGGCGTTGCAGGCTGACTTGCTTCCTGCGTGGACGACCATCGTGTACTGGAACGATGAGTCGATGACTTCGTGAAGTCGGGTGGATGGTTTGCCTGCGAGCATTATTTGTCCTTTCGTCGTTAGGTGGGCGGAGTGCCTACCTGATAAGATCAATTATAACATCCTTAGTTTTTGAACAACTAAGGTCAGCAGATCCAAGAAGCGGTAATTACTCCAGATTGCATGTCAGGTGTGACTGACAATTTATTGGCCACCATGTCCCAGAAGGCTTCTGCTGTGATCTCTGGTCCTTCAGAGATGCTGATCTCTGCTCCAAAGTATCCTGCGTAAGCCGCTGCTGGTGAGAAGTCAAAGCCAATAATTCTGCCATGCGCAACTCGAGCAGACATTGATCCTGGAATTTGAACATGAGTTGTTTCTATGTCATTTGTCATTTTGTGTCCTTTGTCGTCGTTGTGTAAGATCATTATACAATCCTGAGTTTATGGCTTTAGCGATCTCGGGACTTGAAGTGTACCAGCGCTATTAGTTTACTTCTCCGATAGTCAGGACCCAGTCTATTATGTTGACTCGGGTGCTCGCACTATTTTGCTAATGCGCTGGTACACATGATCATTATACATTCCTGAGATTTGAACTATTCAGGGCAGAGGTACAACGGCTCGCCTGAATGGTCGCTTAGCGCGTATCCACAATGCTCACAGTGAAAGTCTACGGTCTCGCGTTCAACGCGTTGGCGTTCACGTTTGACTGCACGTTTCTTGATTGACTTGTAGATCAGATACTTAGTGGCTATTCCCATAGGTACATTATACAATCCCTAGATCTGATGCCCGTCATCAGTTCAAGTGCCAGCCACAGGCCGGGCCTGAAAACCATGCCCGTCATCAAAGGCGTGTCCTTAGACAGGCCGGAACACAATTTGAGTGACCCGTCAATCAAATGTGGCCTAGCCACAGGCCGGAACTATTTATTCATGCGCGAGACTACTGCAATCTCAGTCTTGCAATGATTGGCGTACGCGCAGAGCAATGCTTCATCTTCAAGAGACAAAGTTTGCTGCCCGTCAGAGAAGCCTAACAGGCCGGTGAAGACCACGTGTCCACGTATCTCGAGCCCGTCATATCCGCATGCCCGTACAATCGCTATTGCCATGTGATTGTATGACGCCGGTGGCGCAGGGTCATCGTGCCACCACATTGTTACCGTGTCCGTGACACGGAACTGTTGCGCATTCTTGACCGCAATCTGTTTCCATCGGTCTTCACTTCGATCCATCCGTGCCCACATACCCTGCTCGGTTACCTCAAGCCAGAACTGTGGCTCGCTTGCAGGGACAAACATTAGAATTGCCTCGGGTCAAATGTGTCAACGGCCATCAGTGTAAGCGCGCAAATGCCATCTTCTTCGTTCGGTTGAATGACTTGGCACACATTGAGCCACTCCGCATTCACACACTGCGCTCCGATGAGCACTTGATCGTCTTCGTCGCACTGCGAAAGAATGCCTATGAGTTCTCCGACTGTAAGAATTTGATCGTGCTTACCGTGATTAGGTCTGCTCGGTACGTCGTAAACATATTGGTTTGTCGTTGCTGTTGTCATTGTGTGTCCTTTGGTATGTAGACTATTATATCTTCCAGAGTTTCTACCGGCAGATGCCTTACGGCTTGGACCCGTAGGCCCAGCCGTAAGTTTCTTCGTAGAACGCTTCCATCCACGGAAGTGCTGCCTTCTTCGTATTCTTAGGGCAGCCGTACATCTGAGCCATTCGCAATGCTGAGACTCCTCTGTGCATCTTCATTCCAGTTGCGACTTCAACTCTGAGAGCCGCTATGGTGGCTGCTATTCTGAAGTGATCTATTCCTTGCGGCGTATCGATGATTGTCATTGTTTGTCCTTTGTATTGGTTGATAGTATCATTATACAATCCTTAGTTTGTGAGACGAGTTGCGTCATCCACGACCTTGACTGCGTGACACGCAATCTCGAGTCGGTACTCGCCTTCACGAATTGTTGGCAGGTGGTCAACGTTTGTCTTGCCGTATGAGTAGCCATTGTTGTGCATCGCATCGATGAGATCTTTCTCGTCAATCTGGATTACAACAACCCCATCTTCGATCCGCAGGCAGTAGCCGCCGATTGATGTCCTTACTACAAGTCCGCCATCGCGGCCTGGCTGTGTTGGTCGTGTCTTCATTGTGTGTCCTTTAGTTTAGGTTGATGTAGTTATTATACAATCCTTAGATTGATAGTGCGTGAGCGCCAGGCGAAAGGACATTAAGCCCAGCGCTCAAACGCATCTTACTGCGCAGCAACGAACTGCGCAGGATCTTTACAGCAGCGCTTCTCGTCGGGACTGATCGATTGAGTAGTCCACCGCTTGCTGATACTTAACTTCGTCTTCATCGATCTTCTCGAGGTCGCGCGTTGCTTCTCCGATTGTGGCGTACTCTTTTTCAAGCACGCACTCAACGTCGGCTGGCTCTTCGTATGTCGCGTGTATCGTGCGCCACACTGTACCTACGACGTTGCCTTCGCTTTGCTTCTGGACTTCAAGCCCATACACGCTGCCTTCGGCTGTCCACACTTCTGTGACGCCTTCAAATACTTCTCCTGCTGTCCATTGTTTCATAGTGTGTCCTTTCGTTGTTGTATCATTATATCTTCCTTAGAGTTTCGGCGGGCCGCTTGCTTACCGGAACTGGCATAGTTGGCATGTCCGCAAGGTCGTACGAATTATTACCTTGCGGCGCTGCTCCTGAGCGCTCTCCTGCTGCCTGTACTAACCGAGTGAAAGACCCGGCACCCGCCTGGTTTGCTTTCGCGTTTGCGCGTCGCTACCAATTCTTGTTATGAGTTCATTATACATTCCCGAGAGAATGCGGTGGCACCGGCTGGCAGGCGGGGGGCCTGCGCTCAGCCGGCGCTACCTCAAACTTACTTGGCCTGAAGGACCGTGTAAGCCGATTCTTCAAGCGCTGCTGAGTAAGCCTCTGGGAAGGCTGTCTTGAGCAACTCGCGGTTGATCTTGCTGAGGTTGCGGTGCGCAATTCGTACTCGCTCGACGCCATTGATGGTGCCGATCTCGTTGCCTTTGAGCGCCTCACGGATTGCTGTTTCCGCTGCTTGCTTCTTCGCCTCGATTGCTTTGATGGCAGCCTTGGCTTCGTTGAACTCAACAATCAGCGCTTCCACGCTGGCATCGAGTTGGGTCACATCTTCTGAGATGACGACCTCTGTCTTTGAGATAACTGTTGTTGTCATTGCTTGTCCCTTCGTATTGGTTGGTAGAATCATTATAACATCCCTAGATTCTAAGGTGCCCTGGAACTTTTACCCTGGGCCAGGGCCTTCCATAATCGGAAGGTGTGGGTCGTTCCAACCCGATGAACTAATTATATCATCCCTAGTTCATCACTCGGTCTTTCCGAGTGATGAAGATCGTTTCTCCTTTTTCCGCAAGGATAAGCGAGACTTCTTGACTTTCTGAAGTGTACCAGATGGTCACATACTTTCCGTCAACTTCAATGCTGCGGACTGTTCCCATTTGCTGTTCGGTATCTCCACCTCGTGAGAAGACGATTTTTTCGCCTTCCTTAAGTGTTTGAACTTCTTTTTCTCTTAGTATCATTGTTTGTCCCTTCGTCGTGGTCGGTTGTATAAGACCATTATACCATCCCGAGTTTCAGTCCCAGATTCCTGGGTGACCTTCCTCGCGGATCGGACCGAAGCTGGAGTCCTCAAGAAGACTCTCTGGTGTGGCGCCTTCACCGCCGTACCAAGTGCAGATTCCGAGAATATCGGATTCCTCAATGGTGACCGTAACGTTCGGCCAGCCGCTGCCCCAGTTTCCATTCACGCGGACCCAAGATGTCGGGCAGAGTTTCGCCAAGACCTCCAAGGAATCCGCAAGTGTTTCGTAGTCGTCGCTGAACGCCACGTCCATGTTGTAAGTAAGTGTCATGATTTGTCCTTTCGTAGTGGGTATAAGACTATTATACCATCCTTAGATTCCACACACCTCGCGGAGGAGTGAGTACTCGGCATCTGTCAGCCCATCGGATTCTTTGACGGCCGCACACATGTCCATCACCTTCTCTTCAAATTCCTGGAAGATGTCAGTAGGGTACTCCACACGGACTTGCTCCATGATCTCTTGACCCATCGTCCAAATTCTCTTCATTTGCGCCATGATTGTCCTTTCGTTGTTCGTGCTTGTGAGACTATTATACAATCCCTAGATGCCGAACTCGGCGATGAACGCCTCGTTGAGGATCGCGATCCTTGTCCGTGAGTGCGCCACGTACGCCATCGCCGAAGCGATGAGGTCAGCATTGGGTTTCTTTTTTGCTGCCTCACGCTCCGCTTGACGCTCGTAGTGCTCGATGTAGTCGAAGTGCCTCATGATTGTTTCCATGTAGTTATTATACAATCCCTAGATCAGGGCTGGCTTCTTGAAGTTGACGTGGCTTGTCGCGCCGTCAAGTTCCAACCACGCGTCCCAGTTATGGAAGGTCTCGCCCTCAATAGTGACGCTCTGTGCGGCGAGAACGAATCCCGGCGAGCAGTGGCATGTGCACCCTGCGAACTGATCCCAGCTGAGCTTAGAGAGGTTGAGCACTCCCTTGAGGCTGCTTGCGTGGATCAACGTCTTGTAGACGTTGTACGGGCGGCGTGTTCTGTTTGCCAAGTGTTCCATCACGGAGCCATCGGCCACTGATACGTACATGCGTGGTGCCTTGTACATGTCTCGTGAGTTTGTGCCCTTGCCCCATGTGCGACGGGTAAGCGTAAGCTTTCCTCCGTCGATGTCGATTGTTACTCTGTCCATGTTTGTCCTTTCGTCGTTGTCCATGTGATTATTATACAATCCCTAGTTTTCGTAGAATACGAAGTTGTCCATAGCTTCTTTCCATGCGGCAGCAAACTCTTGTTCAGAGCTTTGCTTGAAGCCAAAGTTGTCATTGTGCTCGGAAGCATGAATCAAGACAGCGGCTCGAGCGAGCGCTGTTCCTAGCGAGTCATACTTTTCTTCCCAAGCATTGGCAACGTAGTCGCCCCAGATGACTTTGAATCCATCAGTCTCGAGAGTCACATGAACTTCTGTGTTGTCGCCTCGGCTCGTGAATAGAACTTTGTCTGTTTCTTCGATTAGCATTGACATTGTCATTGTTGTCCTTTCGTTGTGGTTGATAAGACTATTATACAATCCTTAGATCTACCTAGCAGCCTGAGCGGCCTGCTAGGTAGACGAAGATTGACTTCATCTCAATAATCTCTTGACCATAAAGGCGAGCAATCTTCACTGCTTCCTTTTTGTTTGCTGCTTTGAAGTATCGGCGGTCCCATTGGTCAACGCTAGGATACGGGGCATCTTCTGGAATGAAGGTTGCCTCGAATACTTTGCCTGGGGCTGTTCCATCGAAAGCGGATACTAATTCTTGGTGTGTTGGGTTTGTCGTTGTTGTTTCCATGAGATCATTATACAATCCCTAGATTCCAAGTTTAGCAGGGTGACCTAGATTGAATCGAGGCCTGGTAACATGTCTTGCTGGATCTTCGGCCCTTGGGTCAGCTGATACGCGATGTCGAGACGCTCATTATCTGAACAATTCTCGATGATGTCCCACTCGTCCTGTGACCAGTCACTCGTGTCAATCACGATAATCTGGGCATCACCATAACTTCCATCTGCTGCAAAGTAGTGCTTTGTCATATCTGTCCTTCTGTTGTTGTGTATAGAGTCATTATATATTCCATAGATCTTGTGCCCGTCATCATTGACAGGTCCCAGCTCAGGCCGGTTTGTTATTCCGACCCATGGCTTAGGTGCCCGTCATAGTTTATAAAGCCTCGCTCAGGCCGGTTCTTCGTTTTGATCCAAGTGCGTTTGCGTAAGTTGCGTGCAGTTATCGTCTTATAGAATGCTGCCCGTCTTGAGCTCGTGCCCACGCTCATGCCGGCACCGTCACGGTTGACTCAATAAAGATATGGCCAGGCCCGTTGCCTTCTGCATCTTGCGATGGCACAAGAGCGGTCCCGTCATCGAGAACGATGACGAACGCTACCTCGCCATACCCGCTATCCCAGCCGAAGTCCGCGATCTCAGATAGCGATAGTGGTCGCACGGTCTTTATTGTTCGCCCGATAAGCGAGCCGTATTCTTTTTTGATGTAGTCTAGGTTTGTCATTAGATTCCAATCTTCTTGAGGTTCCATGCTTGCTTGCCCCAACGGCACTCAACTTCGCTGAAGTGCTCAAGTAATTCTGTCGCGCAGAACTTGACTGCCTTCGTCTTAGTTGGGCACCACGTAAGAGGGTGATTGCCATTGACCGCGTACGGTACCCAGCGATCGTCGCGTGGGTCTCTGTCGTTGTAAATAACAGTCCCTAATAGAATTGGATCGTCATTGAGATACTTCCCGGTGACGTCCCATGATTTGCCAGGCACGCGCGTCTTTACTTTGATGTCAATAATGAATGCCATTGTAGTTTGTCCTTTGTAGTTGGTATAAGAGTATTATACAATCCCTAGATTGCTCAGCGCCTTGAGGCGACTGGCCACATCGAGACTGGAGTTGACGCTCCCGCAGTGAAGTCTTGGAGCGCTTCAGCCGTGCCACAGTCTGAGCAGATCTCAGTCTTGTTATCGGCCCTGCTGATTGCGCCTGGGTACTTGCCTGGGTGCGCGTTAGTTGGAATCCAACTAAACTGGCAACGTGGGCACATGTGTGGGACTCTCATTGTAGTACTCCTTCCATGAATTCTGCTACCGATACTTGGTGCTCTTCAGGCGAAGTGCCGAAGCCCAACTCCCAATTTGCTTCTTTGCATGCTGCAAGCATGGCGAGTCGTGTCAACGCTTCAGAAAGAAGATCGTACTCTTCAGTCCATTCGTTTGCTACGTAGTCTGTCCAGTTCACAATGAACTTGGTGCCTTCCATATAGATACGGCATCCAAACTCTGTGTCAGTGAAGACAATGAGATTCTCGACTGCTGTCTCTACGCCATTTGCTGCGATGTAGTAACTAGTTGCCATTGCGTTGTCCTTTCGGTTTGTGTTGATGAGATCATTATACAATCCCTAGATTGCTGCGCCAAGGAGGCTTTCAATTGTAGCACCGAGTGACTCACGAACAGACGTGTCGTCTGCTTCCGCAAACTTTTTGTTGCGTGTCGCTGCGCCTTGAATTGTTCGCACGAGTTTCGCGATGTCGTCATCTGAGTTCATAACCTCGATCCCACGAGAGAAGCGCATTACCATAATCTCTCCAAGACGTCGATTGCCTGACTGTGTGTACATGCCGTACGACCGTGTCAATAACTCTTCACGCTCTTCTGCTGTAAGTTCTACTTTGATCTTCTTTAGTACTTGAATGTTTGCCATGTTGATTGTTCCTTTGTTAGTTGATTGTTTCTATGTTGAAGTTACTCATTGACATTGAGTCTTGCTCCAAGATTTCCACTAGAGTTTCATACGCTGACTTATGCGCATCGGGCCCTGCTGGTGCTGTGATTGTTATGCTGAATTGAACGCGCTCTGTATTCTCTTCTTCTTCATACATCTCTATGATCTCCCAAGTGGAGTGGAGTTGTTGGCCATCTGCTGGCTCAATTCGTTTAGTGCGGATAACGATCTCGTCGTAGTTCTCCCTGTCTAAGTAGATCTTTGATCCTGGGAGTAGTACAGCCATCGCTTCTTGGATTTCACTTAGCGTTTCAAGTTCTTTCATTTTAGTCTCCTGAGTAGTTGTTGAATGATGTTCTGACATATTCTGTGTGGTCACACTTTGAGCACGTGTGGTTGTAGCCGTACTCGTAGGTGCCAAGGTAGATATTCTTGTCGCCAACTTGGGTTCGCTCACCCCAAGTATGATCGCACATTCCGCGGATGAACTGCATCCCATCTTCATGTGTATCCATGAACCATGGATAGTAGCAGCGGACGCTCCAGCCGTAGCCGATGCGCATCCACTTGTAGTGACGCATTCGCCACTCGTGTTCGCTGTCACTCGTTGACATTGATCGCGATAGCGCTTCCGCTTCTTCGAGCTCGTCCGCCGGGATGTTGTCCGGGTTTCGGTACCACGGGAGGCTCGAGTTTGAATAGTCGTGTTCTTTTGAGAGTGTGTACGTAGCTTTCATGTTGTCCTTCCGTTGTGTGTCCTTGTAGTAGTTATTATACAATCCCTAGATTATATTCGTACCCGGGAGAGGTGCCGCACCCGGGAGCCTGCAAAGGACAAACAAAGCAGGACTTCCCAGGTGGACGATCTTTGGTATCAGCCTGCTGCCGTGAGGGCTCGGGCTGCGGCCTTACCGATCTCTGAAGCCACCAGTGCTGGCGACTTCGTGTTCGGCAGCATGACCGCCGAGGTAGTGCTTTGGCAGATGCCTCGTGCCGTGCGACCATCATCGATCGGTAGCCACAAGACTGCCACGCCATTGCGCTCGCACTCCACAAGTGTCCTGCGTGCGCTCGCATTCTCAACGCCTGTGTAGCAACCATCGCTCACTACAACAAGCATTCTTGCGCCTGTGCCTTTCAGCAAATGAAGCGATCCATCGAGCGCTTTCCATGCTCGTGTGAACTTCTCAGTTCCATCAGACGCAGTGTACACATTGACTTTGTCAAGGTGTTGCCCTGGCTTCAGAGTGGGGAACACTCCTTCGCCGAAGTAGACCATCGCTGCTCTACCTTGCACGCGTCGCACTGCTTCACTCATGACCCACGCTGTTGTAGCCATCGCTTCCATCGCTTCACCCATTGAACCGCTGATGTCAACCAGCACACCAATCGTAAGTGTTGGATCGTCAACGTGCTTGCGCGCTGTGCGGCGCCATGGCTCAACTTGAGTCATGATGCCTTTGCTCTTGAGTGCCGCACCTTGGACCATCGCACGAGTGCGAAGTCTGCCGGGAGGAAGAATTGAGTGTACCTCAGTTACATCCCTGTCGCGATACTTTGCTTTCTCAAGCATCTTAGCGACCAGCACTGCTGCTGAACGTTCTTCGCTTGAAGGCACTCGTGATTCAAGAAGTCGGCTGTTTGTCTTGGCATCGGCCATCGGCCCAGTGCCTTGACCAAATACTTCATTGGCAATGTCCTTGTGCTCTTTCTCTTGTTGAGATTCTGATGCACGGCTTTTTGCTTCCGCCTGCCATTCTTCGATCTCTTGTTGATCAACGAGTTGATCGTACGAGCCGACCACTGCAGAGTCCGCTGCTTCTTGAAGTGCTTCAAGTGCGCCTTTGACAAACTCACTGATGTCGCCACCTGCGCCAGCGCCGCCTTCGCCAGGTTCTTCGCCAGGTTGATCGCCATTCTCTTCGGCTGCTTCTTCAACGATGCGTACCCATTCGCGAGCAACATCGTAAAGACCAGTGATGTCGTTGTGGCGAGTGTACTCTTGCGATGCAAGCCAGCAGCCACGTAGTTGCGCAAGGCGCTCTGCGCCAAGCTTAGACTCAATGACTTCAGTCAAGCCTGTGATGTCTTCAGGCTCTAGAACTCCTGCGTCAACACGAGCCATCGTAAGTGCTGCGAGCATTGCTGCTGCACGAGTGTCTGACTCACCGATCGGGTTCTCTGCGATGTCAGCGAGCACAATCTCGAGAGCGCATGCACGGAGGAACCCTGCATTCTCTGGAAGGATTGCTACGCCATTGCTTTCAATGCGGCCTTCCTCAAGATGAAGAAGCGCTTTGAACTCCGCAGGGGACAGATCCTTGTAAGCCTGCTCGATGTCCCAGTTAGAGAAGCGAGCGTGAAGAGCTTCGTGAAAGATCGCGCCTGTAGCTTTTGGCCATTCAAATTGATTCTTTCGATCGCGAAGATCGCCGATGTCGCTCGGGTTGACGCCTTTACCGAAGGCAACGTCTACGTTGACTTCCACCTCGGCAGTCGCTGGGGTGTAGCAAGCTGGGGCCATGCCACCAGCGCCAGGTCCTACGTAACCGATGAGGTCGCCGCGGGTGCTCCAGATATTAGCCAACTGGCCAACCTGTGAGCCAACGCTGAGCCACTCTGAAGGCGTGGCCTCGGCCCTGGTTGTCTTCCTGTATTTGATGTGCGTCATTGTTTGTCCTTTGTGTTTATAGGTATGTGATTATTATACAATCCCTAGAATTCTTGAAAGTGAGCCAGCCCCAACCTACTCAAGGCTGGCTCACAGACCAGTGTGCCTGCCTAGATCTTGGCAGGTCGGCATTCCTCGCCGAAGACTCTGGTGAAGACGTCGGCCACTACGGGACGATCCATCTCGGGAGCCGCAGCAAGAAGGTTTGCGATCGCAAACTTTGTGCCAAACTCTTTAGCAAGATCTCGGAAGCCGAGCAACTCTCGCATCTGTGGTGCCCACGATACTTCAGATGATTGCTGCTTCTTGGCGAGATTCTGTGCCGCTGTCACGATTGGAATAGGACAACCGAGTTTGCGAGCGAGTCCCCAGTCAGTTGTCATCTCTGCCTGCATAATGAATCGCGAGAGCAACGCTTCTGAGAGTCGCACGCCAGGTGCATTGGGGTTTGTCGCTGCGATGACAAAGAAGCCATCAGCCGCTGACACTGTCCCACGCTCCGGGTTAGCAGTTACCGTGTACTCACGGCGTCCATCCATAAGTCCATAGACAATGGATAGAACCTTAGGGTCAATAAGTCCGACCTCATCAATGAGCAGTACTCCACCTGCTTCGGCTGCTTTGAGCAGTGGGCCATCTTCCCAAAGGAAGCCACCGCTTGGCGTTTGAACGTAGCCACCGACTAAGTCAGAGACTTCAGTATCGCCAGAGCCAAGAATAGTGTACATGCCACCCGGCTCATCGCAGTACGCTGCTTCAACGAGTGCAGTCTTTCCGCAACCCGGCGCACCGTAGAGCAGAATGTAGCTGCTCATGTCGCGAGCTTTGCGAAGCACCATGACATCGTCGTGTTCGCCCCACTTGCGAGTGTAGTACATCTCGCCATTAGGCCGCTTGAACTTGTCACCGGCTATGAGTGCGTCTGCTTCGATCATTGTTGCTTTCTTCTTTGGGGCGGCACTTCGTCCTGCTGAAGCCCTGCCTGCATCTGTCGTCATACGCTCCATTTGCTTTGCAGCGTCAGTGTCAAACACTTGGGTTGCAGCGCTAACGAGTATCTTAGTCAGTCCAGGGTATAGTGCATCGTAGGTTGTAGTTGTCATTTAGTGTCCTTTGTAGTTGTAGGTTGTGTAGTCATTGTATCATCCCTAGATTACTGGGGATGGAGGAGTTGGTGCGACTGAGTCGTAGTATTCTTTAGGGAATCCTAGGAACTTGCGTGCTTTCCATACTCGGCCAAGAGTCTTGTATGGAGTCTTTGCTCGGCGCACATCTTCCAAGTCTTCGGCTGTCACTTCAACGACGACTGGCTCTTTGTAGAGTTTCCATTCGTTCTTGACTAGTCCTTGGAACAGTGTGTCAGCAAACGCTAACAAGTTCATTGCTGCTTGCTCTGTCCGCACTCCACCTGCGCTTGCCGATACCGACGTCACGCTTGAAGCGATTTGTCGCCATGTCTTCTTCGGCTGAATGACGCTCAAGCGACGACGATACATTGCTAGTGGTGCCAGTGAATGGCTTGACGCCATGCCTTCTGGCATCAGAAGAACTTGCGTTGTGCTGGTGCCTTTGCGGAATTCAAGGTAGACGGCTTTGCCGACCACGTGAATGCCATTGGTGTTTACCTCAGTTGTCATTTTTGTCCTTTTGTTGTAGGTTGTGAGATTATTATATCTTCCCTAGTTTTTGCCAGGGAAAGACATCTCGGGATTGCTAAGCGCTTTGAGCACTTCGTGAACTTGCACAGCAACGCTTGTGTCGCCGTCCTTGGGATACATCGTGACTGAGTTGCGGCCATAGTTGAAAGTGACTGAGATGTACGTGCCCCAGTCTTTGATCTCAACTGAGAGCTTGTCTCCGTCATTGGCGTGAATGTTCATTTGTGTTGACATTGTGTTTTTGTCCTTTTGTTGTTGTGGGTTGTAAGACTATTATATCTTCCTTAGTTTCTAGATCAGGAGGTCTGATCCAGAAACTGCTTGAACGTCATTGTCTGTGCAACCTTTGTGGTGTCACCTGCGCTGACGATCTCGACTAACTTGTCTTCCCACGTGATGAGAATTACGTCATCGTAGTCTGGTGTGCTGAATGAATTGTGGCCGGCGCTGATGCCGAACCCAGTTTCTTCTGCCCAGTAGTTCTCAACGATTTGTGAGATGCCGATGCGTGTCGCATAAGCGTGGTCGTTCCACCGTGGGGCTGCCGCAGTGATTGCTCGCTGCGCGTCCTTGTACCTGTCACTTCCACCCCAGTGAGAATAGAGGAACACAGGCACTGCTGCCGAGTCCGCTTTGAATCCGATTACTGCTCTGTCGCCCATGTCATTTGTCCTTTTGTTGTTGTTGTTGGTATGTTCATTATATATTCCTGAGAATTCGGTGGCCGCTATGCTCTTCTACTAATCGACTCTGCAAATCGTAGTCGTGGCCGTGAGGCCGTGACATGATTGCACCCGCGTACTTCGTGAGAGCCGCCTGCTTAGCTGGGCGTAGGCCCAGGACCACCAGGTTCCGATTATTTATTGGAACCAAACCTTATTTGATTTTTGACCAGCCGGCGCTTTCGCAGCGGAAGGTAACTCCATCGACTTCTACTTCGTCGCCGACAGACAGCGCTGTGTGCGTGCGTGATGGCGAAAGAAGTGGCTCGATGACTTTCCACAGCGGGCCTTCGTACATGTTGGTGTCACGAAAGACTTGGTTGCAGATATCCATCGCGTCTGCTCTTTCCAGAACTGCCACTGGTGAGAATGTCACCGATGACACGAAGCGTGGTGGTTTTGCTTCTGGATGATCTCCAAATGCTTTCCACGTAATTTTTACTTTGCTCATGTTTTTGTCCTTTTGTATAGGTTGTTGAGTTCATTATATCTTCCTTAGAAAGAGCAGGGGCCGAAGCCCCCACTCTTCCAGAACTTCACTGTCTATTTAGACAGCGTAGGCCACGGTGTAGCCGCGGTCCTGCTTCGCCCACAACTTCTCGTAGGCTGCGGCACGTGCTGACTGGTGTGATGTGAACACCCGAGTGCTTGATTGACGCTGGGTCTTTTCAGCCATGCCCCACTCGCAACGAAGAACGTTGTCCGAGACGATGATCTCGTATACTTTCTTCTTGCCAGCTTGGCCACGGCCCATCGGGCCAACGTCGCTCCCCTTGAGGAGACACCATTTGCGCTGTTCCATTATTTGTCCTTTCGTCGCTCCCAGGCAGGATTGCTTGGGTATGAGATCATTATACCATCCTTAGTTTTCCCACCAGGTGGGGCTAAGTCAGATATTGGCGATCCCGATGAAGCAAATAGTATCATCCTTAGAATAATTAGTACTACGGGCATAGTACTAATTATCTGGCTACACGTCTAGTTCATCGATCCATTCTCGTGGGTACAGCAATGGCGCGGCGCATTCAACGCAGATCGGCCATGACTCTCCTTCGTCTTGACCTACGAGAATTACGCATGGGAAGAACGAGTCGCCATACGGGCCAACAACCATTCCACAGTTCTTGCATTCTTCGTCGTCAATGACAAAATCGTAGATACCCTTATTCGCAGATATGAAGCAATGCTCTAGATCTTCGACTACGTACATCGCGTAATTGTACATCACTCGTACACGATAACACGTGCCCGTTAATGAAATACAATCCGAGCTCAGGCCTGCCCGTCATACACGGGGAAGCCCAGCTCAGGCCGGAACTTTTTACTCGGCGAGTATGCGTGTGATGCGATCAAGCTTCGATTGAAGCTTCGCTGTTCGTGCAGCAATCAGCTGCTCGAGAAGATCGGCAACGTCACCCGTCATCGCTGTGGTTTTGCTAGGCAGGCCGGAAACCAGAACACGAGTTGAAGCCCGTTTCTTTTTTCCAGCTTTCGTCTTGTGCTTGTACCTGTAGGTGATCCCGTCAACCTTCTGGCCTAGCTCCACGCCTGGGACAGCAATACCGACCGTGCGTGTCGGCACTGTCGTGCGGCCCGTTGACGTTCCAATGAATAAGGTCGCGTTGTGACCTTTCACAAGACGCCCGTAAGATCTAGTGCTTCGCTCTTGATCGGTTTCAATTCGGCTAATTGCAAGCCCGTCAACAATAAGCTCTCGAAGAATCTTCGTGATGTAGTTGTAGTCGTAGACTCGTTCGTTGAGTTGTGCTGCGAGATTTGTTACTTCAAGCGCAGTGAGCGGAACGTCCGTAGCATCTACGATGAACTGAACAATGTCGCGCGTGGTTTTTCCACGAGCACGTCGTGCTTCAATAAACGGTTGTAACTGGACTGGAATGGTTTTCATTTTCTGTCTCCTATGTCGTTGTGGATACTGTCATTATAACACAGGACTTTACCCTGCGTTATGATTTAGGGTAATTATATTTTCCCTAGATTACTTCTCCTGATGGCGCAATGCGTTCAACCCAGCCGCCTTTGCCGTCGCCGACGACTGTGCAGCCATGCGAGTCTATAGACCAGTTAAACTCACAGCACGACGCATCGGAATTATTTTCAGTATGCGGAGGGTGCGTGCCAGTTCCCGGCGGAAATAGATTAGGAAGCATCCTTGCGATTTTTAAGCAGCAGTCGTGACACAGCACAACGTACAGCAGTGGACTGTTTTCTACAAAGCAGTCGTCAGTAAACTCAGCGTAGCCGCCAGACAGATTTAGACACCAGCCGTTTTCAACCTGGCGATAGCCAGACATAGTCTGCTCTGGGTCAGTGCTCAGCCCTGGCGCTGGTATGATACGGATGTCTGAGCCGCAGCTGTCGCATTCGTCAGTTAGGCGCTTGTTCATCTGGTTTTATTATATATTCCCTAGTTTTCAGATGCGATCTGAAATAGCCCTGTCTGGCTCCCTAATCGGGAAAGTGAGGAGTGATTTGGGATTCCGTTGGCATCTTCGCCGACGTACCCGATTTGGCGTTGCCAACGGGCGAACGCGTTTTGGGTCATGTTGTCGTAGTGGCCTGCCTCGTAATAAACCAATCCTGAGGTAATCTTCAGAGCCTGCTGAAGAACCTTGACACTTTCGTGTTTCTTCCTCGGCTTTAGGTGCGAAAGCTTCAAGGTGTTTTTGGCACCCGTCATATTATTTTTTCCTAGCTCAGGCCTGAGTTTGAAATTTGGCCTACAAAATCCAAGAACCTCGTTCTTCCAACGAACTCGCTCAAACACACCCGTCATCTCTTTTGAGCCCTGGGGCAGGCCGGAATCCACCATCGCCTCGAGCGCAATGAACGTACCATCAATTTTCCAACGGTCCACGCCTGTGACTATTCCGACGTGAGGTTGAGTCCATGGACCACCCGTTGAGAAAGAATAGAAGACAATGTCACCAGGCCGAGGCGTTTTTCGCCACCGTCCACTGTAGATGAACTCAGCCAGGCCGGAAGATGTTGAAGTGCAAGATGGGATAACGCAATTTGCATCCCGTGCAACTACGTCTATGAACGCACCGTCCCAGGGCGACCCGTGACTTGCGTACCCTACCTTTTCCGCATAGAAAGAAATTCCGCCCGGTCTTGGTTTGTACCCAAGGTGCGTGCGCGCTTCTTCAATCAGACGGTCGTGGTCGTTAGGCCGCGCTCTCATCTGGCGCACCCTGCAGTTTGCTGAGCAAGTTCTCTGCTTCGTTCGCTCGAGCCGTAAGGCGAATATGTTCTTCCCGTGTGATCGCCTTGTCCACGTCTGCGAGCAGGCTGTGAAACAGCTGCTGCGCTAATGCCGTTACTTCGAGCTCCATTATGTCTAATCCTCTGCGGTTGGTTCATCTGGTTCAATAATCTCTGCATCTTGTATTTCGTCACTTTCGGTTGGGATGATTATTCCTGCCTGCGCTAATGTCGAAGCAACTTGTATTGCCCCTGCTGCCAAACGTTGAAGTCTTTCAGCGACAACCTGTGCAGGCTGTCGTCCGTCCGCTACTTCTATTCTTGCATCAAACTCTACACCACCGCGTACACCAGCGCGGTCAAGGATTTCTGTTGACGCCTTCAAGCGTACAGGTTCTGAGGCAGCGTTCTCCATCAAATCTTCTAGGATGTCAACAGCGTACGGCGCGGCTTGTGTAAGCTTGGATCGCGCGCGCTCGACATCTTCTCCTGGCTTACGTTGAATCGAGCCAAGATGTACCCGGCAGTAGCCGTCATCTTGCATGCGTCCCGAGGACCACATCATGCAACGGATGCCATCGTCTTTGATTGCGCGGCAGCGAGTTGGAAGCGCCGCCGGTTTTCTCTTAGAGCCTGCGGGAACGCCACCAGCTTCTTGTTCTTTAATGTAAGACCTTGTTGCGCCTACAACCCAGGGTGGGACAATGTAATCCGCTGCTGATTCTGCTAGGAGATCGTAGCCAGTGATGTAGTCCGAGTTCATGTGGTCGGGATCTACTAAGATCGGTTTTTTCTCCGTAAGAGACAGAACACGGCGCGCCTTCGCCATTTCTTCCGAGCGCGCTTGGATGAGACCAGTAGGCACGCCGTTCGAGGCGTACACCGGATCCCAGCCCATCTTAGATCTACGAAGGATCGCACGGTTTTCGTACGTGTCTTGGCAGATGCCTTTTTCTACCTCGTCAATTCCAAGTTTGGAAAGATCTGGGCGTAAATTGATTGGAGAGTCAATTTGGACTTCAGGACGCTCTGGACCTGGCTCTTGCTCAAATACAAGGTCAGTAGACATGGACATCGGTTTCTTTCAGTTAGGGTAGGGGATCCGCCAATGGGGAGAGGGCGGGTATCGACGGATCCCCCGAGCGTACGTAGCTCGCTGTCTTAGGCCTTCCCGAAGAAACGTGCGATGAACGATTTCTTTTTTGCGGGAGCCGGAGCGGCAGGACGTGGAGCCGGCGCTGTGTCGATTAGAACGCGGGCTGGTTCCTGTGCTACTGGTTTCTTTGAAGCAGCTGCTGCCTTTTTAACTGGCGCTGCTTTTTTAGCAGGCGCGGCTTTCTTAGCAGGAGCTGTCTTCTTGGCTGGTGTTTTCTTTGTAGTTGACATGTGTGTCTTTCTGTGTGTGTGTGGGTGTAACGAAGCTACTATATTACTTCGAACGACCAAATGCGGGATCGTTTGGATTCATGTAACGCATGATGACAGGAAGTGCTGCTGCCCAGAGAGCGTTTGCTGCCATCTTGACGTCTCCTGTTGACACGTAGACCGCCACTGCTGCGCCAATAACGCTTCTTGCGTACGACGCTACCATTGCTTTTTGTTCTGCTGTGATCTTCATTGTTCTTTCCTCCTGGAACCAAGGATATGGATCCAGTGACGATCATAGGCCAGGCATCCGAGGAGGGATGTCCGTGAAGTTTTTCACGAGAGTAGGGTTAGACGCCTAGGTTCTTTTAGAAACAATGGCTTTGCGGGCGGTCAAGTGCCTTTTCTAAAGTGCTTCTTGATTTTGCTTTTCAGGGCGCTTTTTGAGCCCGCTCTCGGGATTGAACCGAGGACCACTGCATTACAAGTGCAGAGCTCTACCACTGAGCTAAACGGGCGTACCGAGGTTTTTACTATAACTCAGGATCCTCACCACGCACAACATCGAGAGCTCGGCGCACTCCAAGCGTGTACATGCTCTTATCGTCTTCTCCCATCTTGGTCTCCCAGACTTTTATAATGTCAATGAGCTTGCTTTCAACATAGGTTTTCCACTCCTCAAGTGTTGGCGTTCTTCCAGTGCTGTCAGTCATCTGATTCATCTGTTCCTCCTAGTACTTATTGTACTTATTTCTGTTTCTTCGCAACGCAAGGTACACGAGTACTAGCGCTATCAGTCCTATGATTTTCATTTACACCGCCTCTCTGCATTCGTGACAAAGCAAGGCGTCGTACCCAGTTGCCGTATCTGTAGCGAATCCACGCTTAGTCACTGGGACTGGGACAACGTTCTTGTCGTCCTTGCCGCAGCGGTCGCACACGAGATCTGTTATCCACTTTGCTTGCTTTCCAGCTTTTGCGTGCTGAAGCATCCCTTGAATTAGTGCGTGCAAGGGTCCACCTCCACGAGTCACTCGCAAGAACTTACGAACATCCTCTACCTCAAGGACTGGTCTTGCTACTTTGCAAGGACATTCCATTCTTGATGGTTTGCAGAAGATCATCCCATTGACTGATGTGTGCCTTCCGATGCCGTGCCCACAGAGGCAGACTCGCCTATCAGTTTCTGGTCGTCTTCCTTTGGACACAATGTCTTCATTTGCTTTTTCTATTTCGTCTACCGATAGTCCCATAGACTTGAATATGTCTTCTGTGCTATTTGTCATTTGATCCTCCGAAGCTAAGTGTACAACAAAAGTGTACACCTGTGTTGTTTGTAAATATAACACGTATGAATGCCTATAAATAACATTGAAACAAAGAAGCCAACTATTTATTTTGTTACCCGCCTACACATACGTATACGCGTAGATAGAGAATAATAGGCTTTTCTATTTTATGTATTTACTCTTTTATAAGTACTAAGACTTTTTGGTATAGCCGCTGATGAAAAGCGTCTTAGTATCTTTCCAACACTTTCAGCATTTAACACGTGTGCTATTCGCCAAACGCCTTATCTTGGCACTTCCTACTAATGAATTTTGAAGCACTACTTAAGGTACGATACGATCTCTTTTTGCGAGAAATGATACATTAACTTCGTTCATCTGCGTGTCTCTCACGTGAGCAGCCACAATGTAATATCGGGTATGGCAAAGTTTTCAGACGAGACAGATCACGAAAGAACACTGCGCAGACTCGCGGCGTGCACGTATACTTTGATTGCTGTCGCAGAAGAATTAGACGATACTGACGATCTCGAAGAGCGGGCGGACTTGCTGATCGCAGTCGAGAATTTATATGAGGTTGCCATGCACATAGTAGAATGTGGTAGGGATATCGCGTGGCAGCACACGCTGACTCCTAGTCAGATTGAAAGAGACAACCAAGAAGACTACTAACCAAGTAAGGTCATATGAACCACCACGGCTTACGTGGGGGAGAGCGTTCTGGGCGGAACAAGAAAATAAGAGTTCGTAAAGGCTCTTGGGTTGTAATTCCATCTATACTTATAGCGCTAGCTTCGGCTTTTGCTCCAATAGGCCTTACGGCCAATGCTACAAGTACTACTACGTCTATTCCAAATGCCGACTTTGAAGACGGAACGCTCACAGGCTGGTCACGAGGTTCACAGACGGGAACGCTGGGTAATTCAATCACTGGTAGCGGAACTGGCGTAACTGTCTTCACTGGCGCACGTACTTTTAATTATGGCTCAGGCAGTTGGACATTCTCGCCAAACAATGCTACATACGCGGCACTACTGCAGCCGAAGGGTGAGCAGACGTTTACCCAAGCTACTACAGCACTCGGGCTTTCTGGAACTCAAACTTCAGAGATAGCACAAATGCTGTCCAGCCAAGCATCCACAACAGGTCTAGGCCAAGGCAACCCAACCGATGCTGCGTGGATTACTCGTGAAGTAGAACTTACCGCTGGTGTCACGTACACAATGTCTTGGAACTACATGGCAACTGACTACGTTCCATACAACGATGGTTCTATCACGTCTCTTGTTCCTGTCTCCGTTGCGTCGACTCCAGCAATAACAGTCAACAACTTTGAACAGCAATACGCGCTTCTTGGTTTCACCAATCCAGGAACTGGCGACTATTCAACCAATTCATATGGTTCAACTGGCTGGCAGATGTCAACATATGAAGTTTCCGTTACTGGAACTTACAAGCTCGGCTTTGCGGTGTTCAATCTCGACGACAGTGCACTGTCACCAGTTCTGATGCTCGACAGCGAAGTCGGCACAACGCAACTTTGCGGACAAAACGGCTCATGTGAAACTTTTGGAGCTGTTGCTCCAAACAATGAAACAGCACCAACAGCTCCACCGACTACAACTACTATTCCCGAGCCTTCAACGACTACATCGACAACGACAACGCTTCCTCCAGCAACATCTCTTGAAGTAACAAGTCTCGATGACACTACTTCCGATGGAACACTGCGCTGGGCAATCACACAAGCGAACGCTCAAAGTGGTGGCATTTACGACAGCATCACTTTTGCAAGTGGCCTTACTGGCACAATTACCCTCACTGCTGACCTGCCAGCGATTACGCAAGACGTGTCAATTACTGGCAACGGAACAACAAGCACAATCATTGACGGTAGCGACTTGTATCGTCCTATCTATAATAATGGTCAAAGAACAATAGCTATTAGTGATATGACATTGAAAAATGGCAAGGCTGCATCGGGCGGTCTTGTCTGGGCAAACCAAGGGACATTCACAGTTACAAATGTTGAGTTCTTAGACACCGCGCACTACGCGTGGTACCAGCAAAACCAGACAGTCACTACGTTTGACTCTTGCTTATTCGCAGACAACTACGCAGGTATTCGCTCTGACTACGGAAGCACGCCAGTGACAAAGAGTCTCACAGACTCTGACTATCAAAACAGAATCTACATTGACAACTCACAATTCGTAGACAACACCTACGGACTTGCAACTGAGCGCTTTGTGAAGATTGAAAACTCAGTGTTCTTTGGCAATACGCAAATCGCTGCGCAACTGCAGGGACTAAACAGAATTCAGGTTATTGATTCTACATTTACTAACAACTTAGTTGGCGTCCGCACTTACTCGGGTATCCCAGCAGGTTGGACACCTGGTGTAGACAATCAGTTAATAGAAGGAAACACTTTTACCAACAACACACTAGCCATACAGTTTGACAACAGAATTGCTGGTCAGGTTTCTTACAACGGTGTTAGCGCTAACTCGTGGTCAACTTCTAGAGACAACACATTTAATAACAACGATGGGATTTACTCCGGCCTAGGCTTTGTTGAAGATAGCAACACAGTTGTGACAACGACAACGACAACTACCACGTCTTCCACAACAACAACTACTGTTACTCCAGTGCCAGAGGGTACAGTCCCTAGCATTACAGTGCCAACTGAGCTTCCAGTGGACACCCCAGTAGTAACAACGTTGCCAGCGGTAATAGAGCTTCCAACTACAGAAACAGGAACAACAACAACACTTCCAGGAGAGGAACTTCCAATTGCGACATCCCCGGGTACGAGTGATTCCAAAGACGATGAACCCACCGCCACGATACCGGAATACGTCCCAGAAGAAGAAATACCGACAGACGTTCTTCCAGAAATAGTTGTCCCAGAGGATATTCAAGATGCAGCCGATGCTGCAGTTGCAGATATTTTTGACGGTCCTATGTCTGATGCAAAACTTGAAGATGCAGTTGATGATTTAGTTGCAGACGCGGAAACACCTGAAGCACTAACCGCCGTTGTTACCGCGCTGCTTGACCAAGAACTAACAGACACTCAGTTTTCTACAGTTATTGATTCAGTGTTTGATGGACCTATGTCTGACGAAAACTTCTCTGCTGCAGTTGATGCTGTCTTTGCGGATACTTCAACGCTGAGCGACGAACAGTTTGACACTGCAGTGCAAGCAGTTTTTGATGGGCCTTTGTCAACCGAACAGTTTAGCGACGCTCTTGAGGCCGTCTTTAGCGAACCGATTTCTGATGAAAAGTTTGATGCGATCATTGACGCCGTTTTGGATGAACCGCTTTCAGATGAACAGTTTGCAGAAGTTGTTGGGATCCTTGAGTCCGACGCTGTCTCTGAAGAGCAAGTATCCGCAGCCATTGATAGCATCTTGGAAAGCGAAGTCACTGCCGAACAAGCAACAGACCTTGCCACAAGCGAAAAGGTTTTGGAGAGCATTGACGGTGACCAAGCAGCGGAGATCTTCGATGCAGTTGCAGTTGACGAGCTAACTTCAGCAGAAGAAGCAGCACTTGTTGCAGCAGTAACCGACGCACCTGAAGAAGTAAAGAACGCATTCGAAGAAACGATTGACATCTTTGCTGAAGGTCTCGATGAGTACGTGGCTGTTGGTTCTCAGGTTGACGTAGGAACGCGTAGAAGCCTTATCGCAGCCTCTGCCGCAGTATCAACCATGGCAGCAGCCGGTGCTGCTGGAGCAGCAGCAGGCGGAGGCGGAGGGTCTTCAGGTGGAGGCAATGGTGGTGGAGGAAGCGGCAACAGCAACAGCGGTGGCAACGGAAACGGAAACACTGAAGGACGCAGCAAAAAAGAAGAAGAAAGCGAGCAAGAAGCTGCTGGCGAAATTGCTGGCCCAGAAGAAGACGAAGATAAGAAACCCTTTACACGTAATAGTATTTTCAAGTACCAGGAGAACTAACAATGAAAAGAACATTCAGCCCAATTGGATTCATCAAAAAGTTTGCAGATGAGACAGCCGCCTTGGCTTTCACACTTGCAGGAAGCACCATTGTGTTTGTCACCCTCTCAGGTAACACCCGCAAAATTGCTATCATTGCAACAGGCGTAGCTCTTCTTGTTCATTACATTCGTGTAATGGCCAAGAACGACATGGACTAGAATATAGACATGTTCACATACTACGTAAAAAAAGTAAACAAAATTGTAGACGGCGACACCATTGATGTTGACATCGATCTTGGCTTTGACATCTCGTTCTCGTCTCGTGTTCGTCTTGCTGGCATTGATACTCCAGAGTCGCGAACAACAGACAAGGCAGAAAAAGTTCTTGGTCTTGAGGTAAAAGAAAAGCTCAAGCACGACATTGAAAAAGCAAAGTCCATTGTCATTAAGACAGAAAAAATGGACAGCTCAGAAAAGTATGGTCGTATCCTCGGCTGGCTTTACCTCGATGGCGCAGAACTTTCAGTCAATGAAGCTCTCATTGCAGGCGGGTACGCATGGCCGTACATGGGCGACACGAAAGTAAAAGACTTTGAAGCTCTCCGCAAGAAGCGTTCTGAAAACAAATGAGAGTCTGGATTGACCAAGACCTATGCACTGGAGATGGTCTCTGCGCAGAAATAGCTCCCGATGTATTTACGATGATGCCAGATGGTTTGGCATACGTAAAAGAAGGCGACAAGATATTTGCCTCATCTGTGGGAAACCCAGAAGGCGCGGCTGGTTTAGCATCTTTCGCAGACGATAGGCTTGAAGACGTAATTGAATCCGCCGAGGAATGCCCCGGCGAATGCATCTTTATTGAACCCTAAGCGCTAGTACTTAAGCCGTTCAGACTGGAACACTTCCCACTCGTGTTTGTTGTAGCCATAGCCAGAGTAGTTGTCAACTGACTTCATAAGAAATAAATGAGCTGCGGCAGTTACAGCTATTAGTGCGATAAGAAAAATGATCATAGATCTATTATGGCACCTATCTGGATAAAAAATACTCTGTTTGCCTAGTATCAAAGAATTAGATAGGCCTTATCATCGGTCCTGCCATGCTTACTTTTACACGAAGACAGGGCAGAAGCGAGTGAGTTCTCTTCTACAATAGGATACTATTAGATCTATAAGCAACAATGACAAAAAGACACAGAGACCAAATGACAAATAGAACTATTAAATCAATAGTTGCATTAAGTGTGCTGCTCGCTCCAGTGAGTGTTGCGCGCGCTGACAACACTCAAGCTACTCCATACATAGTAGCACTCCGAGACGGCGTATCTACTCAGAACTTTGTGAGTACGGAAGTCAGCCGCGGCACAGATGTCATTCGCACATTCACTTTAGCTACATCTGGATTTTTGGCAAATTTAACTGACGAAGAGTACACAGCGCTTAAACAAAATACTCGCGTTGAGTACATAGAAAAAGATGCTGCGATTGGCTTAAGCACAGAGCAATCGCTACAAAACAACAACGGCTGGCGTCCTCAATGGGGACTAGACAGAATAGATCAAGTCAGTGCAGTGCTTGACGACGTCTACTCATACGAGTATGGCGGCAATGGAGTAGACGTATATGTCATTGATAGTGGAATAAACTCCAGCCACACTGAATTCATAAACAGAATAAAGCCTGGGTACTCAGCAATAAGCGATGGAAAAGGGACTGAAGATTGCAACGGCCATGGAAGCCATGTCTCTGGGATTGTTGGCGGAACTGTCTACGGAGTAGCTAAAGCCGTAAGTGTTGTTCCAGTGCGCGTGACTGGGTGCAATGGCATTGGTTCAGTGTCAACTGTGCTTGCTGGTATCAACTGGATGATAGCTCACCACCAATCAGGTGTTCCAGCCGTGGCCAATCTAAGTATAGGCGCAGGCATGTCGTTAATTTTGAACGATGCGATTGTCAGTGCAATTAGCGATGGAATCACAGTAGTAGTCGCTGCAGGCAACAACAACGCAAACGCGTGCGACTATGCGATGGCTTCGGAACAAACAGCACTCACAGTTGCTGCGATAGTGCCAAGCAATGCAAGAGCGTCCTACTCAAATTACGGCCCCTGCGTTGACATATTTGCTCCAGGGGCAGATGTAGTTTCAGCGTGGTACGGTTCGTCAACAATTCTGCGAGGCCGCTCTGGCACGTCAATGGCTGCTCCGCACGCGGCAGGAGTGGTAGCGCAGATACTAGAACAGCATCCAACATGGACACCGCAAGAGGTGCACACTCAAATTGTATCGCAATCAACGCCTAATGCAATTAGCACGCTACCAGCGGACACTGTCAATTTGCTATTGTTCAACAACTATCAGCCTATGCTTACTGAGGCTCCAGCCCCTGCTCCAGCCCCTGCAACTACAACGTCAACTACAACGTCAACTACAACTATCCCAGAAACTACAACAACAACGACACCAACGACACCAACGACACCAACGACACCAACTACTGTTGCGCCTACAACTACAACTACAACTACAACTACAACAACTACAGTTCAGCCGACAACGACTGCAACTACATCAACAACAACTCTTCCTCCTACAACTTCTTCTTCCAGTACCACGATCCCTTCAAGTCCGCAAGAAGAACAAAAAGAACAACCAACATCGCCAGCGAAACAGTCACAGACGCCGCCACCCACAACCACACAAGTACCCAATGAAACATCGTCTACCTCCTCTACTAGTTCTACCATAGCGACGGCCATGCCAACGGCACCAATGGCAGTTGACACTGCTACGCCAACGACCACTATAGCTAACAAAGTCAATTACGCGCAATCGTGCAAAAAGGTAAAGCAACAAAAGAAACTAAATGGCCGTACGTACGTATGTCAAAAAAAGAGTAAAAAACTACAGTGGTTAGTAGTTAAAAAGCAATCTACAAAATTCACGCCTACTCGCACTTCATAAGATATAGTAAGCGTATGACCCGAGTACTTATCGTCGCCGCAGGAGCAGACAGACGCTGGGCCAATCACAATGGCACGCCAAGACATCTTACTGTAGTGGAAAAAGAAGTACTTATTAAGCGAACAGCTAATCAGTTCTTGAAGTACACAGATCAAGTGTGCATTGTTGCGCCAGACAGCTCATACGCTATTGACGGCGCAAAGCTGTACATCATTAAGACTTCAAATACTTTCTGGCAGGACGCAGCAAAGTTTTTATCATCTAAGGCACTTTGGAATCCAGATGGTAGAACAGTTATTGTTTTTGGTGACGTGTGGTTTACGCCTGACGCAGTGAACAAGATAATGAAAAACAAAGACTCGTTTAAGTGGTTCTTAAGAAAAAACGGTTCAAAGATAACTGGAAAACAACGTAAAGAGATCTTTGCGTTTTCTTTCCATTCTTCACAGGCAGACAGTCTCTTGCAAACGCTACTTCACGCAATTTCTGTTGGCGCCTGCTCAGAAAATGCAGAATGGGCTTGGTACAAAGCAACTACAGGGCCAACTAGCCAGGACCTATTTACTAATTCGCACTATATAGATATAGACGACTGGACAGAAGACTTTGACTACCCTGTAGATCTAACTACATGGGAAACCCTGCGAAAAGAAAGTCGTAAGAAAACTAAATAATTCCGAAGTTAGGCACGAGAATTATTATTTCTTAGGTATAATGAACCAGACAGCTACACCCTCCGTAGCTGCACACAAGGAGACATACACTTATGAGCGAAGAGCTCACTAAAGAATACGCCGAAAAAATCAAGCCAATGCTTGAGTTAGCTAAAAAAGCCTACGGCTCTAGGAACCAAACTACGCCTGCGCATATTGCAAGCAAAGCGTACACAGCGCTGCTTATTGAGTACACAGAAAAAGACGGAAGTCTATTGCGCCTTGCCAATGAACTAGGCGTAGCCTACTCTGGAATGCGGAGAAGGGTATTCACAGCAAAGACACCTTCAGCGTTAAACTCGTGGACAAATAAGAATCTTGCCGCGGACGAAATTGCTGCTGCAATTGAGCGAGTACGTTTGGCTAAACAAACTGGCGGAACACGCGCGTATCACAGGCAACTTTCAACTGAGTACTACAAAAATGGAGTCTCACTTGGAGCGATTGCAAAAGGTCTTGGAATTAAGAATGCTGCGCCGCTATACTACGGAGTAAATCGGCACACGCTTCGAGAAGTATAACCGCCAGTGCTTGCGCAAACAACACACTCAAAAAAAGAAGAAGTCATAAAGAATGCGCTCGTGCATAAAGGTATTGTCTTTTGGGGAGGTATCCCAGAGCACATCATTGAAGAGCTAAAAATACATGGATACAAAATCAAAAAGCGTAAGCACTGGCATGCCGAAGTTTGACAACGAAGGCGAGACGCCTCAAGACCTCTTACGGTTGCTTGGGGAGATATACGCGGAGGACAGAGTACAAATCATGCTGTACCCAGACTTTTTACTGGACTTGGCTGCTCGTCTTGACTTATTAGATAAGACATACGCTTTCCTAATAGCAAATGAACGTTTGCTGGAAAATCAAGAAGTTTCCGAGGAGTACTTCGCATTAGTTGCCGAGTATTTGGACTTTTGGAAATGACAAACCAATGAGCTGGGAACTAGTCAAAGGTGCAGACATTGGCGAAATACCTCCTACGCCGACGTCTTTAGATGAAACACCGCAAATAGACCAGGCAATTAGTGTCCTTAGAAAAATAGCTTATAAAAATGGAATACCGACAGGATACAAGCAAGAACAAAATGGTCGTCTAATCCAGAGTATCTTTCCAATTAAGAAACTAGAAACAGCACAAATATCTTCATCTTCAAAGACAAACCTAGAGCTCCACACCGAAACAGCATTTCATCCATATCCGCCGTCCAAGGTAATTTTGATGTGCTTGCGCGGAGACACAGAGGCGTTTACTACTTTTGCAACAGTTGACAGCATAGTTGCGTCACTAGACAAAAAAACAATCTCTTGCTTAAAAGAGCCGTTGTTTGTTACGGCAATAGATGAAAGCTTCCGCACGAATGGAGAGCCGAATAGAAGCGTGCTTTTGCCTATCTTAAGAGACACGCCTAACGGATTAGAAATCTGTTTTGACCAGTTCTTTATGCGAGGGAAAACTTTCCAAGCCCAAGAAGCTCTAGACGCCATTACTATAGCGATAGCAGACAACACAAAAGAAGTATCTCTTCAAGCAGGAGACGTGTTGACACTGGACAATCATAAACTAGTGCACGGTAGAAAATCATTTACTGCCAGATACGATGGAACAGACAGATGGCTCCTACGGGCTCTTACTGTAAGTGCCTCTCCGCCAGACACTCAATACGCGTACGACGACCACATGATCATTACTACTGAGCTATAAAATAAAAAGGAATGGTGCTTTTGTGAAGAACGTAAATGTAACTATAGCAAATGTAATATCCTGGTTTGAAGAATCAGAGCAATGCATGCTACACAATCACGCCGAGCTTATACCGAACTCTCTCGACAATAAAGAACAAAACGAAGAAGAAAAAAAGCAACTATGACAAGATCAACAACTTCATACACAACAGCAGTCCCAGTACCGGCTGTGACAAAGTATATGATCACTCCAGGCAACGATGACCTCGCAGACTTAGAACTAGACTCTGACTCTGAAATAAAGTTTCATTCAACTGAAGACGCTCTTGCGGCGGTTAGCTACGACATAGGAAAACAAATCACGCTGTCGTGCCCGCTCTGCGAAGCGCCAATTGAAGCACTGGTAGCAGACAAGCGGTCACGACGATATGGGTCTTCTCCAACTACTGAGTATCATCTTATTGTCAAATTCACTACCAAGTACTGTGACTGTCCGACTGTGACTGTTGAGCCAATTACATTCGTCAATGAGTAGCGCGCAAATCATCACGCTGTGCTTAGTTGGTATTATCACTACAGCATTTATTGCTAGCAAGTGCAGGCGCTTGCTCGCTAGGCAGCAAAAAGAAATAGACAGGTTAAATAGAATAATAGAAGAAAAAGCAAGCGATATGCAAATGCTACAGGCGCTACAAAGAGAAAGCTACTGACTATGTTTGTAAAAGTACTATACGTTGTACTGGGACACGTCTCCGGGTACTTCTTCCATAGATGGTGGATAGATCCAGACATTAAAAATATGAAGCAAGAGCTTGCAAAATACAAAGCAATGGCAGATAGGAACAAGTAGCATGTCAGACACAGATGAAATGCGTACAGCAATGTGGAATGCTGGTTGGTGTAAAATCTCACATATGAATTACAAAGATATGTATGACACAACGTACGCCGCGCTTGCTCACGACGGGTATGCGCACGAGGATTTGCACAGGGCCTCAATTAGAATAACAGATGCAATCTTAGGACTAATGGCTGCTGGAAAAAATAAAGAACAGTCAGCCGCAGAAGCGGTTGACGCAGTATTAAATACGCTTAGCTAGGCGTGCAACCGCCTCGAGCTGTTCTAGCTTTTATCCTTCTGGATATTGTCGGGTCCTTAAGGAATCCACCAGCGTAGCGTTCGTCTTCGTTTTCGCCGCCCCAAAAGCCGTGCTCATTGTTTCTTCTAGCGTATTCTCTACACTCCGTAGATACTTCACAGGCAGCACAAATTGCAGCGGCTTCCTGTTCACGTTTAGCTTTTGCCGAAGGTCTCTCAGAAATGTGGCCAAAGAAAAGATCAGACTTTCCTTTGCAACTTGCTTGAGCTAACCAGGTTGTGTCTGTGTCTATAATGCGTATTTTGTATAGTTCCATGTTACATCAAATAATACCATCGCCTACGGCGATACGGCTTAATCCTTTAACATATTTTGAGTAATTAGTTGCCTAATGTCTAAAAGAGTATCTGACATTGTTGCAGTTGAACATATTGTTTGTGCAACAATTTCAAGCAACGCGTCATCAATAATCTTAATCGCACTTTCAAGACTAGATAGCTTAACTATTTCTTCAGCAATAGCAATAGTCATTTTTAGTGCCTTTCGTATGTAAACAATAATTAGCCACAGGCTTGCAATCCAATATACAACTTTAAGCTTGTGGACTAACTTCAGCATCTAAAGTTAATTTATCAAAAGCGTTACTCTTGCTTTCGGTCTACCTTAGCAAAAACTTGATTGATTTCTGCAACTGACAATTTGCCATCGTCTAAGAATGCTCGGCTGAGTCCTTCGACGACCATAGCAACACCGGCGATGCCTGCCATAAAGACTGCTTTGTACAACGGCACTCCTGCGATCGCACCGGCGCCGATGACGCCTAGGCCGCTAGCAGCAAATGTAGCAATAATCCTCATCAGGATGTTTTTAACTTGTTCCACGTATCTCTCCTAGAGTAATTGCCCTCTCCAGGATAAGACCATTTTATCTCATTTATTGGTTGTTCTTTATGAACTTTATTTCGCAAGCGTCTGTTGTGCAGTACGCCTCGCCAATAGCATCTGCGGCAAGTCCACCATAGACTCCAGAAAAGTCAATTGGGAAAAGCTTTGCAGATGCTTCATTATATTTTTCTTCAGTAATCTGAGTGTATGGCATCTGCGGATATGTAGCGTTCCCAGAGGGCAAGAATGACACTGTCTTGAGCTGGCCGTCGTACATGTGAAGAACCGTCCCCACGTGCTCAGACTCGGTCTCAGGGTCAAATGAGATGGTTACAGAGACTGAGTTATCTGACCAGTAACGCTGGGCAACAGCCGCAAGCGACATCTTTTCAAAAATTGTTACATCTCGTTCTGCGCGTTCCGCATCTGATTTGATTGGAAAGAAAACAACGCTAGTAGTCTTTGGAGACTCTGACGCTGGTTCAATACGGTAGTTTGCCATTTTGAACAGTGGCAGCATAGGATCTTCATTAGCAAAACGGATAGCTCGGTCAAAGTACTTTCCACCCGGTGTCCAGTGAACTCCAGGCGACTCACCAGCAAGGATTGAAACTGTGCCAGACGGCTTGACAGTTGTCATCTTGATTGATTCCCGAATACCTAACCATTCAGAGTAAGTTACGTCATAGTTCTTGATCGTCGCGTACCCAGCGTCCATCCACTCACGAAGCGTTGGTAGTCCAACACGGTCAGCAAAGTTAGCGACACCAGACATTGAAGTGCCAATGCGGCGATTACGCTGCATGATTGCGTTAGTCTCTTCCCAATGCGTTGGAAGCAGTGTAACTGTCTTAGCGTAAAGGTAAGCAAACTTCAATGTACGCTTATAGTCTTCAAGAGATTCATGACGATTAAGGTATGTCTCAACAAGTGTGCAACACTCGTACGACTCAAGCGACTGTTCTGCGCAAGGATTGTACCCAGCTACACGCCAGTCTTTATTGTTAGCAGGGTCGGCAAGACGTCCGTACTTGCGTGACATGTCTAACCAAATAACTCCAGGTTCTCCGTTGCGAGCGATGCCGTCAACAATTCTAGATAAGTCCGTCCCAACAGACGTCTCAACAGAGTTGTTTGACATCCACCCCCACCCAGGTGTGGCTGGATCATACGAATTTCTTTCTGGGAATACTTCTGCATTCTTAAGGTTAAGAAACTCATCATCATCAATTCGTCCAATTAACAATTCAGCAGAACGTCGTACGTTTCCAGATACAACGCAAACACCAATTAAGTTACCGATGTCTGCAATATCCTTGCGTGTAACCTTTTCTCCAGCTCGGTTGCCGAATGTCTTAGCAATGTACTTGTGAAGTCGCTCGAGTGGCTCGTGCCCCGCAGCAGTTCCACCAAACGTCTTGATTGGCGCACCAAGCGGACGAACCAAAGAATAGTCAAACACAACTGCATCTTGATCAGCTTTAAGATACGAGTTGATAGCCAGCGCCACAGACTCAACCCAACCTTCTCTGGTGTCTGGTACTACATAGACATTAGGGACGTCGGAAACTATGGGCTCGTAAATAGTGAAATCTTTGTCTGCGCCTTTATCGTTGAACCCGACGCCGACGCCAAGCATTGACGCTTCCATAAGAAATGCAAAAGGACGCGCAGGGTTGTTCTTTGTCATCTCGCTTGTAGACACAAAAGCACAGTTTTGCAATGCAGCAGAGTTCTTCTGAACATTGACAAGTGGCGTACCCATTACCCATAAGCCTCTTCCAGGCGGTGTCCACTTCAAATTGAACAAACGATCAAAAGCTTCTTTTGCCGATGCTTGAGCTTTTGTATCGTTCCACGGAAGACGGTTTGTTTTGCAATGATCTTTTTGCAACGAGTACATACCATTGATTACTCGCTCGCAAACATCAACCCATGTCTCTTTTGTGCCGTCTTCCTTAAGACGTGAATACGTCCTTAAAAAAGTAATTTCACCAACTGAGTTTCCACCAGCATCGCGGTATCCAAACGGAGCGCTCTTTGTCCTATACCCACTAAGGAAATCGTCAGAAACACGAAAGGAAAACATTGATGACATATATAAACTCCACGGTTGGCTAGGCAATCTTCAAAAGAAGGATGTATGAAATTATACTCTGCCGTTGGTCAGCCAAGACAATTGATCGTACATTTCTTTGCACCGTGGGCATATAGGAAAGCTGTCAGGCGCCCTTGTGGGGATCCATATCTTTCCGCACATTGCAACAATTGGAATTCCCTCAACTAATGCTCGGGTAATTTCTTCTGCCTCCGCGTAGTGGGCAAACATGTCTTTTCCTTGCATGTGTACAGTGATTGTGTCGTACGATAGCTCAGTCACGCGGTTAAGTCGCCAAGAGACGCTTGTGACTTTTCCTCGTAAAGCGACTCTATTTTTTCATTTGCCTCGGCTAACGCACGACTGAGGTCTTCAATCTGGTACTCAAGATCTTTGACATAGACGAAAGTACTCTTATCCATTTTCATCAAAATACTCTTATTCATATATGTAACTACCATAATATGATTTTACTAATTTTACTCTGGCACTGGCAGCAATGAGGCAAATACTAGCTTTTGAGGCAGTATCGCTATATGAGATGAAACATCGCTACTTCCGTAACTAATAAGGAAGGTCTCTCCTTGAGTGGTAAGACCAGCAGCGTACTCTGTGCCACGATTCTCAAAAATAAAACCTCGTGAAAGAGCAATGATTTTTCCTTTTTTATCGTACTT